GTTTATCATGTTTATCAAATTTCTTCCAAATACCAGTTATTGAATCTATGCCAAGTAATGCCATACAGCATACTAAGAATGTATCTATCATTAATGGGGCTTGGATAACATGGACAGTGCAATATAGTAATACCACTATAGCTACTATCCATCCTAATACTCCACATACTCTCTTACTACTAATACCAGAGTGGGAGGTGACCATCCCCTTTATAAAGGTTATAAATTTCATACTCTTAGAAATTAAACATCTGTATTCTACTAGCTACATCCGTTCCACTTCCAGATTTACTCCAATGTTTGTCAGATGGGTTGGCTAATCCTTGTAGATACTTCCTAACTCCACCATTACCAGCTAACCATGCTCCACCTAATAATCCGAATTTAGTATATCCTTTCTGTGCAGCTAGTTCTAAATCTTGCTTATTAAAACCTCTCTCGAATTGTTTAGCTAACTTAATAGCAGCTTTAATCTGTAGCTTGGGATTGTTCCTAAATGTATCTACATCTGTTCCAGCATAAGCAGAAATATTATTATACTTCTTACCATCTTGCATGAATTGGAAATATCCATAAGCAGGAGCACCAGCTCGATTCTGAATTGCACTGTTAAATCCAGATTCTTGTTCAGCCATTTTAGTAAGGAACTGTCTATAGTTCTTAGCTTCTGGGTCTTCTTGTTCTACTTCATCATACCACTTATTAAATTCATCTAAACCCTTAGATGGCTTAATGTCAAATAGTTCTCTCTTCATAGGTTGTTCTTCTTTAATAACAGGTTGTTCGATTGGTTCCTCAGTCTTACGTTGTACTACTATTGGTTCATCCCTAGTAATGGGAATATTATATGTGCTAAATATATCTGGGGAGCCTAGCTCTAATCTCGGAATATTAATGCTTGGAGATTCCACTGGGGTGTATGATACAAATTGTAATCCTTCTTGTCCCTTTCTAACTCTATTATTAGAATATGTAGGTCTGTCAGACTTCATGAACTTCTTCCTCATGTCTCTCTTATTATTAAGAGCCTTAGAGTTCCTTACTAATGTAGAATCCTTAAACTTAAATCTTCTGCCATCTGATACCAAACTTCCACCTTTCTTAAGAGTTAATAATGAACCTTGCATTAGAGGTTGTCTTCTTATGTATGGATTCTTAGGAATACTCTTAATACTGTCCCAAACTCTCCTACTACCTATGTAAATAGGATTCTCTTGTTGTAATATAAATGGAGTTCCAACCTTATCCATTAATGCAGCTTGTTTAGTAGCTCTTACTCCTTCTGCTACATTCTTCCCAGACCATCTTTTAGCATAGTCAGCTGGATTGAACTTCCACATATCCTGGGATATTTGAGTAAGCTTACCCTTATTATTGTAGTCAATCTTTATAACATGACCTCCTACATCATCTATTGGTCCTGCATAGTTAGTACCAGGTTGTCTAAAGGTTTGGAATCCGTCTGGCATTTCAATAACCATATCACCTTCCTTACCTTGCAACTTACCTATACCATTAGAATATTCGTTGAACTCTTCTATATCTCTAAACCTTAATGGTCTAGAATCTTTAACTACAGATTGCATTTGGTATCTTCTATTCTCAATACCAGGATATAACTTGTTATATCTCTCACCATGACTGAACCCTTGACCTTTAGCGGGCTTAAATGATTGAGCTACTCTTTGAAACCAAGGACTTCTACTTATTAATGGGTCATTCTTGAATAGATACATTCCTAATAAGTCCCTATCACCATTATTACCTTCTGGTGTTGCTGAACCAGTATATGTAGATTCATTACTCTTTATATCCTTTAGAGATACAGAAGCATTACCTTTAGTTCTTCTGCCTACTTTATAAGCTGCAACTCTAGCTGGAGTCTTCTCTACATTAGATAAGAATGGCATTATTCTATTAACAGTAGCCATAGCAATATTAGTAGGAGTACGTGCCTCTCTGTTAAATATCCAATGATTCTTATTAAGAGCATTCCAACCCAAGTCAGCATCTCCCTTAATAAACTTAGTAGCTAATCCATTCTTAGTAATGTTAAGTCCTTTACTTCCACCATACACTGCACCTGGATTTAGATATTCTCCAAGTTCAGACGGAATACCAGTCTTACCTTCAAGCCATTGTCCAAATCCACCAGTAGCATTATTAACAGTTTCACTACCTAATAATCCTCCCAGTACTGTAGCTGGAGTTGTTACTAATGCAGCTCCTGCCATTGCAGGCATTACTGTCCTTTCTAAGCCTACTAATGGATTAGTTCCATTCCTCATTGAAGATTTAAACCTCTCCTTAGCACCTTTAATAGGATGCCAGTAGTCTCTATTTCTCTCAGCAGCAGTTCTGGTATCAGTAGATGGTGTTCCTCCCAAATCAATAAGCTGGTCTTGTCTAGGTTTAGCCTTAATGAGTTCTGGAACAATAGGTCTAGCTACTCTTGTATTATCCTGCCTTAGTACTGTACCCTCTTGTGCAAATAACGTTCCACTTGTTGGAGTTACTTGTGCTACTGTATTCATTAGTAGTTCTGACTTATCTTTACCATAATCTAAACCGTACTTTCTAAGCCAGTACTTCATATCCTTATAAGTATAATCAGTCTTCTCTGGATTCATCTTAGCTTCTCTTCTCATACTATTAAGTCTAGCTTGAACTTCAACAGCATTATTCATATAATCATTATCACCTCCAGCAACCACACCACCTCCAACTATATCGTTTATTTTCATAAGACTAGGTGTAGCAACCTTCTTAGAGTTCTCATCAAACTCCTGCTGCGTCTTACCATTAACTGATGTAGACTTTAATGTTGCTGCGTGAGCCAATTCATGGGTGAGGATTGTATCAAAGTTCCTTCCAAATGATGGTGCTTCCCTCTCGTATGTTGGGTCAGCATTAGCTGTTATTACAGTGCCATTATCTGTAACTCTAGTAGTACCATTAGCATTATTGTTTCTATAGTTAGCACCATCTGATACTATAATGGCAGAATTAGCTGTCTTATCATTTATAAATGACATGGTATCTGGGTCTAACTGGTCTTCAAATCTTCCAGTGGCTTTCCTCTTAGCATACCAGTTGGTTTGCCAATCTCTAGCTGACTGTATACTTTGTTTTACACCAGCTACCCTATCTGGGTCACCAATACCAGAATCCCTATTTAGTTTAGGAATAGACCTGTATGAGACCCTTTTAGGAACTCCGCCTTCCTGAAATGTATCAACTATCTTCATATTTAATAATATTATTATGTAGTTTCTTGTGGCAGTTAGAACAAACCACTATACACTTATTCATCTCTTTTACAAAAAGAGGAGTGGGAAGGTTCTTAACTGCTCTTGATATTGTGTAGAGTTTATTCCTTATATGATGTAACTCTAGACAGCAGTAAGTAGTCTCCCCACATATACAGCATTCTTTCTTCCTCTCTCTTAGTAAGCTCTTGTTAATTTTAGCTGTTTCAGCATTCTCTGTCATAATTAATCATTAATGATGCCACTTAGCTGCATTCCTAGCGAAATTAGCTCTCTTCTTCTGTAATGGAGTAGCATTAGGATTATTAAGTACAGAACGTGCATGTTCTTGAACACTTTGTCCAGCTTTCTTAGCCGATGCTGTAAACTTACCTCTATTCTCCTTCTTAATATGGATACCACTTCCATTCTTACATCTTGGTATTAACTTACTTCCCTGCCTAAACATGGGAATACTCTCACAATCTACATTACTGCACATTTCCCTTAAAGAGACGTACATTGCCTTCAATTCTCTCTGATTTAGTTCCATAATTAAATAAGTTTATGTTTCATTTTTTTATTTACAAAATTAAAGCTAAATTTGCACATTATCAAATGAAAGGTAGTAAATTATAAATAATGGATTGATGAAAATGAATTAGAGTTTAATTTCAGACAGACTAACATTCAACAATTAAAGGAAATAGATTAATGTCGTTAAGTAGACTAGAAGCAACTTATGGCTGGATTAATAACTTAGGTCCAAACGTTAAGACTATCATTATTATAGTTTTATCAGTGATAGTAGTGGGAACTAGTTTTAGAGGTCATACGAAACTTATCTTACAAGATTATACTGAACAAGTCCAGCAGGAAAAGTACCTCGCTGAGGAATATACAAAGATAATCTCCCCTTCTATTAATGAATACATTGAAAGAATATTGGTACAGGACAAGGATGCGTCTAATGTTATCCTATTGAATTATCACAATTCCTTGGTTAGTACTCATGGATTATCGTATAGATACCTTACAGCACTAACTGAGAAGAAGAGAGGTCTGGATACTAAGAGCTGTTTAAGAATATGGAAGGAGCTAGAATATACAAACTATGGAGATGAGATTGAGAAGATAAATGAGAATAAGTCTTTAAGAATGGATAGTATTCAACAATATAGCACAAGTCTGCCCAACTTAGTAGAGTTGTTACAACGTAGCAATGCTAAGTCAGCTGCCTTCTATAGGCTATCTGGAGTAGACGGACCTGTAGGAATGCTTGTGGTTATCTATCCTATTAAGAAGGAATATTACCTGGGATATTATCAATCTATAATAGCCCCATCTCTTCAACCTCTTACAACATGGTTAGATTATAATTCAGTAAAGGATAAATTTAAAAGGCTATATGAAAGTGGACAAGCAGAACCAGAACGTTTGCTACAACGATGAGAAGCATATGTACTGGGATGAAAATGGAGTATATGTATCAGTAACAACATTAATTGGTAAATTCTGCCAAGATTTTGATAAGGATTTCTGGTCAGGTTATAAAGCATTAGAGAAGTTATTATCAGCAGACGAATTTAAGGCTGAGAAGTCTCAGTTACTAAACACACATAAGATAGATGTTAAATACTTCTGTGATATGTATGGATTTACTGTTAATGATTACAATAAAGCTCAACAAGATATTTTAGATGAGTGGCAGAAGACTAATGCTGAATCCTGCGAAAGGGGTTCTAAAATTCATGCAGAATTAGAAGGTAATTATACTTCTAAGAAGCAATGTGAATTAAGAAAGTTTGGACTTGGAGGTAAGTTTGAAGTAAATACTAATGACTCATTAATGGAGCGTAATAAGGATTTACTTGACATTGAGAAGGGAGTATTCCCTGAGTATATGATATATAGAAAGTCAGATGATGGTAAGTTTAGATTAGCAGGTCAGATTGACTTACTAATTAAGGACGGCAATGACATCTATATCATAGACTATAAGACTAATAAGAAATTGGATGATAAGTCATTCTTTGATAAGAGAACAAAGAAGTGTCAAATGATGAAGTATCCTATGAACAACATTATGGATTGTAACAAGATGCACTATGCATTACAGTTATCAACCTATGCTTGGATGCTTCAGAAGCTAAACCCTAAGTTCGTCGTTAAGAAATTAATACTTATACATTACGACCATCAAGGCAATGTTACAGAACATGAGCTTGACTATCTGAAGGATGATGTGGAAAGAATGTGTAGGTTCTATAAGAAGGAAGCTATATTAGAAGCCAGAAAGAATAGCAGAAGACCTATAGAATTCTAATAATACCTATATGAGTATCTTTCAAACAACTAGGTTTGAGATATTAGCAACTTTATGAACTAAATAGAATAATATGGGTCTTGGTGCTATTTTAAATGGACACACTAACGAGATGCTTGGGCTTAATAAGAATATATCAGAAGCCCGCATCCGTTTGTGTAAAGGATGTAAACTCTACAAGAAGAGTGTAGTATTAGGGGAGATATGTAACAGTAAGTTATGGGTAAACCCTAATAATGAAGATGTAAGTACAGAGAAGAAAGATGGTTATATCAACGGATGTGGATGCAGGTTAAGAGCTAAAACAACTCTGCCTACTGCAACGTGTCCTATAGGAAAATGGTAAATTTAATTTTTAATGAGTATGAATAGTTTAAGTACAGTAGAAGCAGTATTAAAGACAAAGAATCAATTGGTTAGAGGAGATGCTAATGGTAAGAATAGTTTAATGGGTAATGGAGAAGTATTTATTATGTCTCCTACTGTAGCTGAAATGGCTAAACAGGATGCTAAAGTAAAGTTCAATGAACAAGTTGAAGAAGCTAGGGCAGAATGGAATGCCAAAATTGATGAGCAGGAAAGACACGCTAAGATGATGGATGAGAAGATGAAGGACTTACAAATTGTCCCCATCAACAGTTATATACTAGTACAACCTTACGCTAAGAACCCATTCCAAAAGATGAAGGTAACAGAGTCAGGGTTAATACTTCCAGAATATACTGGTACATTTAAGAATCCTGATTCAGGAGAAATGGACCAAGAAGAGAACCTATCAGTTCAAGCATTAGTAATAGAGGCTAGTCCCTTATGTAAATTCGTAAAGGAAGGTGATATTATTTACTATAGAAGAGCTTGTGGAGTTCCTATCCCATTCTTCGGACAAGGATTTGAAGTTGTAGCAGAACCTCAAGTTCAAGTAGTAGTTAATTCTGGATTGAAAGATAGATATACAAAGGAATTTAAAAGTGATAATGCATAATGGAAGAGAAAGTTTATTTTATGCCAGGTGAGGTAGTAACTCTTAAGCAAGATATACCTAACAAGCCTGTAATGATTGTGGTTAAGAAGGAGACTATGAACATTAGAACTCATGGTGTTCCAAACGTAACAGAAGATTATTTTAAAGGTATTAGATGTAGATGGTTCTCTACAGAAGGAGTTTTGCAGGAAGCTATCTACAATACTAAGGATTTAGTTAAAGTATGATAAGTATGTTTCAACAGGGTGGGCAGATGAACGAAGAACAACAAGCGTTCACTGCCTATCTTATTAAAGTCCTAAACCCTAAAGATGCAGCGGACTTTGAGAACAAAGTAGCACAGCTATCAGAGAACGATTTAAAAGAGTTTTATAAACAATACAAAGCAATGGAAGGTAATCAAATTTCAATGGCTAAATTAGGAGCCAAGTTAAGTTATGTTCAAACCCTTAGAGGTGAGTGCCCAGAAGGATACGAGGTTGAGAAGTATATGGCTGGAGGCTGTGTTAAATGCAAGAAGAAAGCTGAGGGTGCTAAAGTAGTAGATATATTTAAGGATAAGTGTGGAGGTAAAGCTAAGAAGAGAGTTAAGAAGAATATGGGTGGAACCGTAGATAACTCTTGGTCAGTACCTAAAGACCAAAAGGGAGCTACAGTTAATAAGACTGATACCGTACACACTAGTAAGGGAGTATACAATGTTAGTAATAAGAAACTTCCTTATAAGAAGATGACTCCTGCTGATTATAAGAAACTTCCTCATAACGAGAAAGTTAAGGTTGATATGAAAGACCAAGCTAATGGCAGAAGTGCTAGTGGTGCAGGAGCTGTAAAGAACAAAGGAATTGGTAAGAATTACTTCGGAGGAACAGTCCAAAGACGTATAATTAAACAGTAATTATTATGACAATATTTCTATATGATAATGTAAATCATGAATTGCGATTAAACGAGCCAGAGATTCTCCTTATTAAGGAGTTCGCTGAGCTATGGACTAATGATAGAAATATCAGTAAGGAAGACCCAAAGGGTACCAAGAAGCTAAGAGCATTCAAAGAGTTTACCTATATGTACCTAATGATTGATTGGCAATCACACTACTCACAATTTACTGAAGCAGAACGTAATGAAGCTGCTAAGCAGGATAGTGGTATTACAGAAGAGGAGTTTAACGACCCTCTGTTTAGGGCAGCATGTAGGAAATATAGAGAGATACAAGAATCAGCAAGAGACATTAAGTTAATAAGGGCGGCTCAGAATAAGGTAGATGAACTAATTGATTATTTCAATGAGGGTTCCGATTTACAAGAAAGAGACCCAATCACTGGTAAGCCAATCTTTAAGGCTAAAGATGTTATTGGTGAAATGTCATCTATATCTAAGGTATTAGACGAATTAGATGCCTTAGAAGCCCGTATTAAGAAGAAACAGAAAGCTGCTACAGGTCTTCGTGCTGGTGCTGTTGAGGGATATGTACCAAAACTGAAGTAATATGGCACGTGGAAGGAAACCTAAGAATAAATTACCAGAGTCCCCTACCGTCCAAGCCTTAGTTGAAAAGGTTACTGAGGTAGGGGAGAGTACTGGAATACTAGAACAGAAGCTCACAGAATTTGAATGGGATGTTAGGATTGGAGACCCAATAGACTATTTTGACTCTAATCTATCTTATGAACTTACTGGCTATAGACCTATTGATGGTACAAGAGGATTAGACTTTGACCCAGAATGGTTTATGGAAGCTAGGCGAACTAAGGCTGCTACTGGTAAATACTGTAATGAACCAATGTTTGGTAAGGCTTATGGTGAGTTCTGGGACCAAGAATACGATAGATGTAGAAATGGTATGACTGTTAATGGCTATACTATTACTGGTGATAACTATTACTTTATAAATTACTACCAGTTACCTAATCTATCTTCTGCTACTAAAGCTGGTGGTGGTCGTTCAGTGGACTTCCCAAATTTCTTCGTAAAACAATATGAGTACTTCCATTACATAGAGCTATGTAAAGTATTGAGAAAGAATGCCATTGGATTAAAAGCTAGAGGTGTTGGATTCTCAGAAATAGCTGCTGCAATCCTTATTAATGGTTATATAACAAGACCACACTTTAGAGGAGTAGTAGCTGCACAGCAAGAAGGTTATGTTGATGATACCCTTAGTAAGTGCTGGATGCAATTATCATATCTGGATGATAACACTGAAGATGGTATGAGGAAGCTAAGACAGGTTCACAACACAGCTAAATGGAAGAGAGCTTCTAGTAAGAATGTAGATGGTGTAGAATCTGGATGGATGTCAGAGATTGAAGGTATTACAGCTGATAAGCCTAATAAGATTAGAGGTGACCGTACTGATATTCTAATGTACGAAGAAAGCGGTTCATGGCCGAATTGGAAGAAAGCTTTCATTCAGGGTGATGCTTTGATTGATATTCAAGGACAGAGATTCGGTATTAAACTAGCTTGGGGTACAGGTGGTGATAGTGGTCCCGCATTAGAAGGTGTAGCTGCTGCATTCCATGACCCTAGAGGATATGATGTTCTTCCCTATAAACATAACTATACTAAGGAAGGTACTTATGTAGAGACTGCATATTTTATTCCTGCATATACTATTGTTACCGCTCCAGGATATGTTGATAATAGAGGTTGGACAGACCCAGAGAAAGGTAAAGAGTTCTACTTAGCTAAGAGAGCTACTAAGTTAGCTGACCCTAAAGGATTGATGCTGTACTCTGCTGAGTATTGCTTTACTCCTGATGAAGCATTAGCTTTGGAAGGTGATAATCAGTTCAACACTGTATTATTAACAGAGCAGTTGGCTGCAATTAAATTACATAAGATTACTCCACAAGAGTTAAAGCCTAAATGGGGACAATTAGAATATACATTCCAAAACAATGTACATTCAGAGGAAGCTAAGAATGGAGTAAGGTTTATCCCTAGTGATAAGGGTAAAGTTTGTATTATTGAACATCCTATTAAGAGTGAGAATGGTTCAGACTTTAGAAATCTATATGTAGCTGGTATTGACGGTATTGATATGGGTATGAATGATACGTCAGATAGTACAAGAGACCCATCAGACTTCTGTGTTGTAGTTAAGAAGAGATGCTTTGGTTTACAAGAACCAATGTATGTTTGTGTCTACAAAGACAGACCTAACAACCTTGAAGAGGCATATAGAACTACCTTAAAGATATTGGAATATTATAACTGTAAGGCTTGTCTAGAATCTACTCGTATTAGTATTCTTACTTGGTTTAGAACTAAACATAAGGAAGAGAGATTCTTAATGAGAAGACCAAGAGCTACTCAATCAGATATCCAAGCTGGTAAGAGTAGACAATTTGGTGCTCCAGCAACTGAGGCAGTTATTCAACATCAGCTAGACCTTATTGATTGCTACATCAATGACTATTGTCATAATATGTGGTTTGAACCAATGATTAACGAGCTTATCACTTACTCATACGAGAATAAGAGAAAGTTTGATATTGTGGCTGCAATGGGTATGGCTGAACTAGGAGATGAAGAATTAAGTGGTATTCCACCACAGGAAGCTGATAATGGGGGTAGGAAGCTAAGACTATTTGGTTACTGGACTGATGAATACGGTATTAAACATAAGGGAGTTATTCCAGATAAACAGTCTATAGTACCTAAGTTTAACTTATTCCCTACACAATATTATGACGACACAGGACATCGAACAAGCGATACGAGATTTAATTAAATCTTTGTATTGTGTAGAATATCAAGGAGTCCTAAAGGTTTACGAAACCACTTATAAATTTCCAGGTGAGGAACCTGAGCACGTGGGATATAGAATGGACCTTGGACTTAATAAAGATGAGAAGCCATTGTCCATTGCGTGTGATGGGACGGCTGAGGAATTTATGAAGTTTATTGAGAAAGAATTAAAGGAGAGAAGCTTAGTAAGAACTAAGTACTTCACTGCTATACAATTATATGATTACGAAGATGAGTGCAAAGCAAAGAAGTGATGATTATTTGATAGAGAAGATTGACAAAGCTGTAAATGAGTTAGTCTTCAACAAATGGAAGTTACAGAAGGCATACAACTATTATAACGGTAAGAGAGATGCCGAGCAATTTAGGTATCTTGAAGAAAACTTTGGAATAGGTAATCCTACTTCTATTGAGTTCACTCCTCTTATAAAGAAACATGTTGATGCTTTAATTGGAGAGTATTTAGACATTCCAATTCTTCCAAAGGTATCTTGCAAAGATAAGGAAACAATCTCCAAGATTACTAGACAGAAGGAGTTAGAAATAAGTCAGCAAGTCTATACATTCTTACAGAAGCATTTGAACAATCAGATTCTAGCCTTTATAGGAGGAGGTAATGTTAGTGATGCTTCGGTTGAGGCGGACATAGAGAAGCTAATTGAAGATATTAATAATAACTTCATTAGCGACTATGAGATAGCTGCCCAGAACGTTATTGAGTATGTAATCCAATCAAGGAACACTGACTTGGCTAATAAGCTAAAGGCACTGTTGTTAGACTTACTTGTTACTGGATGCTCATTCTATAAGGTTAAACCATCGGCTAGTGGAACTAATATTAGTATTGATGTTCTCAATCCATTAAATACATTTGTTGATAGAAACCCTGAATCTCCTTATGTAAAGGATAGTTACAGGGTTGTAATTAGGAAATGGATGACTAAACAGCAAATTCTTGTTGAGTATGGCAAAGACCTAAGTGATGAGAGTAGAGCTGAGTTAGAGGATATGTATGAACATTACTCTGATAGTTCTTATATGTATATTAGAGCTATGGAGAATCAAGTAGGATGTAGACCTATTATGGAAGGTGAGGGTGCTGGATTAGATGCTGGTAAAGGTATTGTTCCAGGATTCCCCGCAGATACTTATGAGTCCTTCAACTATAAGCTATTACCAGTCTATGAAACTGAATGGATTGACATAGATAAGGAAGGTGATGAGTATGTTCAGAATAGGTACGAGGGAGTTAGAATTGGGCAGTCAATATATGTTCTTACTGGTAAATCAGAGAATGTAATTAGGACTAAGGATGCTCCTACTAAATGTGGACTATCTGTTAATGGTGTATATCTGGTTAATAGGGACAATGTTCCACAATCTTTAGTATTACAATGCGCACATCTGCAAGACAAGTATGACTTAATTACTTACTTTAGAGATAATATTCTAGCTAATAGTGGTACTGATGGAGACTGGCTAGACTTATCAATGCTTCCAACTATATTAGGTGATGACCTTACTGAAAGAATACAGAAGTGGATAGCATTTAAGAAGACTGGAGTAGCTTTAGTAGATACAAGCCAGGAAGGTAGAGCATTTAATAACAATACCTCATTTGCTGGATTTACTGATACTATTAAAGTACAAACAATCCAAGCATTTGACTTAGCATTACAGAGAGTAGAAGACCAGACCTCATCTATTACAGGAGTATTCAGGGAAAGGCTAAATGGTATTCAACAGAAGGATGCTGTTAGTAATGTAGAGGCTGGAGCAAGGAACTCCTATACAATTACTAAGCCATTCTATCAGACTATGGATACATTATCAATAGACATCCTTAGAGACTGTCTTGATATAGCTAAGATAGTATGGAAGAAAGGATTAACTGGAACTCTAATTCTTGGAGATAAGTTACAAAAGGTATTTACAGCATTACCAGAGCACTTTACTCATACTGATTACGATGTACACATTGTGCCAAGTACTCAGATTATGAAGGAGATGCAGAATGTTCAGCAAATCATTATTGAGCTTATAAAGAGTGGTAAGTTAGACCCAGATATGATTGTTGATGCTTTAACCGCCAGAAGTCTTACTGAACTAAAAGCTAAGGTTACTAAAGCCTTTGCTAAGAAGAAGAAGGAGATGAATGAGATGGGTCAGATGCAACAACAGCTTGAACAATTACAGCAGGAGAATCAGAAGTTACAACAACAACTACAACAAGCTCAAGGTAAGATTGAAAGTCTTAACGAGGCTAAGTTGGAGATTGAAAGACAGAAGGTTCAGAATGAAGCTGATATTAACTGGTATAATGCTAGGACTCAAAGAGACAAGTCTCAGAGTGATGCTGATAACGATACTAAGAGAACAGACATTGAATATGCTCAATTATTCGATGGTAATCAAATGAATAACGAAGTTAAAAACGCATAAGAATGATTAATCTCAATCAAAATGAAAGACCAACCTCCCTGCAAGTAAGTAGATTATCTCTACTACCTGCAGGTGACTTTGAGTTACCTTATGGAAGTAATGCAGTTCTTGTTAAGAATATTACTGAAGATAATGTGACTGTAGAGGTGTTGTTAAAAGATTCAGAAGGTCAGTATATAGCTACTGTATTCTATCCTGGATGGAATCCTGAATTAGTTATAGGAATTAAAGCTGTACCTGAAAACACATTACAAGTAGGTAACTAACATGGGAATTTATATTGGCATTGGTAACCATATTGGGAGAGCCAATCTAAAGGTTATCTCAGTTGTAGTTAGAATTATAGATAGAGGTACTGGACTACCTTTAGTGGGAGCTATAGTTATCTTTAAGGGTAAGGAGTACATAACTGATGCCAATGGACAAGTAATATTAAAAGGATTTGAGAACAGCAGTTATCCACTAATAGTCAAGAGACAGGGACATGAGTCTGTTGTTATAGACAAGTGGAAGTTAGAGAATGGAGACATTTATCTTACTGGTGTTACTAGAAATATTCTTGCCGAAATTGGCGTTAATATACTTACAGAAGATGGTGGTCTAATCTTTAGGGATTTGGCAAACATTATATTAGAAGATGGTAAATTTATGGTTACAGAAAATGGTGATTTAATTTTATTTGAATAATGGCAGCAACTGACATTAAAATCTCTCAAATGACCCCTGCTACAACACTAGCTGGTGATGAGTTAATCCCTATCGTTCAGAACGGGGCTAATAAGTCAACTACTGTTAATAAGGTAATTGAAGGTTTGGCTACAGAACAGTGGGTAACTGATGCAATAGCTGATGCAGGTGGTAAAGTTCTTGTTGTTACAGAACTACCAGCTAAGGGTAATCCCAATACCATTTACATGGTTCCTAATGAAAGCTCTGGAGCCAACGATGTATATGATGAATATATATGGATGGTTACTAGTGAGAAGACTGGATGGGAGTTCTTAGGTAGCAAGCACGTAGAGGTAGACCTAACAGGCTACTACAACAAGACACAAGTAGATAAAGCTATTGAGGATTCTGAGGCAAGAAGCACAGCTGCTATTGCTCTAAAAGTTGATAAGGTAGACGGTAAGCAGTTATCTACTAACGACTACACAACAGCTGAGAAGCAAGAAGTAGCAAAGATAGCTAACAAAGTAGATAAGGTAAATGGTAAGGGACTTTCAACTAATGACTATACTGCTGAAGACAAGACAGCTGTAGGTACTATAGCCAATAAGGTGGATAAGGTTGAAGGTAAACAATTATCTACAGAAGATTATACAACAGCTGAGAAGACTAAACTACAAGGTGTAGCAGCTAATGCTAACAACTATGTACACCCTACTACAGCAGGTAACAAACATATTCCAGCTGGAGGAGCTAAAGGACAAATCCTAGTAAATACTGGTGATGGAACAGCTGAATGGCAAGATAACCAAGGCGGAGGAGGTGGTGGAATTGACTATACTGGATTAGAAGACATTTACTCTTATGGGGTTGAATGGGATTCTACAGTAGCTGACCCCACATTAACTAGAATTGGTAATCCTCTATTACATAAGTCATTACCTATCCAATCTCAGTATAAGGGTTGTGTAGCTAATGGTGCAGAAATCAATTATTATCTAAACCCTAATGATTGGTCACAAAAAGCTGATGGAACTCCTTCTGTATTAGATGGAACTGATGGCACCGTAAGAGTGCATATACCTAAATTCTATGGTAAGTCTGGAGTTGAAGGTACTAAGAGGTGGGTTAGAATGTCTACTATTAAGATGGACAATACCTGGATTGAAATTCCAGAAATGCTAGTTGATGCTTACAGAAGCACAGTAAACCAAACTGGTAATAAGGCTGTATCAGTAGTTAATACTACAGCTCAATTTAGAGGTGGTGGTAATAGAACAGCTAACGATACATACTTAGATACAGATGCATTCAGAAGTGACTTAGGTAAACCAAGAACTAATATCTCAAGAGCAAACATGAGAACTTATGCTGCTAATGCTGGTTCAGAAATGCTATGCTATGAATATTACAAGTGGATATTCTACTGGGCTTGGGTTATCGAGTATGCTACACTAAACTCACAGAAGGCTTATACAGCTGACTTAACAGCTGAGGGTTATCATCAAGGTGGACTAGGAGATGGTGTTACTACATGGAATGGTGATTGGAATACTTATAATGGTTATTACCCATTAACACCATGTGGATACTGTAACGATATTGGTAACTTTACTGGTGTTAAGGATTTAGTTATTCCAGCAACAGTAATAAATGATTCTACAACGTTAGCATCTAAGACATTCAAGGTTCCAAGATGGAGAGGATTTGATAATCCATTCGGGGACGTCTGGACTAACTTGGATGGTGTTATCCTAGAGAGAACAGTAGCTAATCAACCAAGTAGTGTATACACTACTACTGACCCAACAGCATTCGGAGACGATAACACTGCTAAGGACAAAATGACGGTCGCTGGTACAGAGATAGCATCTGATGGATGGACAAAGGACTTTGACCTTAGAGAAACAGGTGAAATTATACCTTCTGCAGTCGGTGGCTCAGTTACTACTTACATGTGTGACTATCACTACTGTAATGCTTCAAGTACAACATTAAGAACGCTCATCGTTGGCGGCCACGCTTATTATGGTAGTTCTGCTGGTCTTGGCTGCTTCTCTTCTTATTATGGGGCCGGTAATGCTCCTACGCATGTGGGCTTCAGAACACTAAATAAGGTAGTTTAACAAAATATACAATAGATAGAATACGAGATTAGGGGTACTATTTACCTACATGCTGTTGGTGCTGGACAAGTTATATTTACTATAAAACACTCATCGTTAGCAGCAACGCTAATAATGGTAGTAATGCTAGTCTTAGCTACTTCAATTCTAATAATGGAGTCAGTAATGCTAATACGAATGTAGGCTTATTATATATTTCTTTATTTAGGTAATTTGGTTTTCATTTTACAGTCTAAATAGTACCCTTGCCTCTTGGCAAAAGACAACGTAGTATTTAATAACTGGGTGTTAGTAGGTTAAGTCTCGAAAGCTTCCATAATAAATATATAAGACTTGAAACGTATAGGTTATTTACATGAGAAGGTTTATGATATAGAGAATATTGAGAAAGCTGATGATAAGGCTAGAAAGCATAAGTCAGTTAGATGGGGAATCCTCAAACATGATAGGAATAGACAGGAGGAGAATGAGAGGTTATCTGAGCAGTTAAAAGACTTAGTATACGAAACCTCTGAGTATAGTACGTTTAAGATATACGAACCCAAAGAAAGGTTGATATTTAGACTGCCATACTATCCAGATAGAATAACACATCACGCTATAATGAACGTGATGGAACCTATTTGGACTAAAATATTTATTAAGCAAACTTACTCTTGCATCAAAGATAGAGGGATTCATAATGTAGCTTATGATTTAAGAGCTGCATTAACCGAGCATCCAGAGGAGACAATGTATTGCCTTAAGATGAATGTCAGAAAGTTTTACCCATCTGTTAATCATGACATACTATGTGAAATCATTAAGAAGATTAAAGACCAAGGTCTTTTACTATTGCTTATTGAAATCATATACTCTGCTGACGGAGTTCCTATAGGTAATTACTTATCACAGTTCTTCGCTAATCTATACTTAGCTTACTTTGACCATTGGGTCAAGGAAGAGTTAAAATGTAAATTCTATTTCAGGTATGCTGATGATATTGTAATTCTCAGCAGTGATAAGAACTTCTTGAGAACAGTACTTATAGCAATTAAGATGTACTTGAAGGAGGTTCTAAATTTAAGGTTAAAATCAAATTACCAAATATTCCCAGTAGATGATAGAGGTATAGACTTTGTAGGTTATAGATTCTATCATACCCATGTATTACTAAGGAAGTCAATTAAGATTAGACTATTCAGACTTGTTAAGAAATATCAGTCTGGTAAGATTGACAGACAAGAATTGAGAAGGAGAATGCAATCATACTTTGGTTGGCTGAAGTTCTGTAATTCTAAGAATCTATTAAGGAAGATTCAGAGAGATACAGGTTTGAGGTTCTCTAATTGGGATGGGAAGAAATCTAATATTTCAAGATTTTATAACAAGTATATTCATGTTGTAGATATGGTTAGCTATAGTAAGTGTTTTAGGGTTAACTTTGTGTACAATAACAAATCTTATTACTTTGAGAGCAAGAGTAGGAACCTATTCTACTCTCTAACCAGATATTCATTCCCAGTAAATTTTAAAATAAGACCTTATGTTAGAACCAAAAAGAATAGAAATGAATGTACAACCTAACTCAATAGAGAAGCTAGGTAATGGCACATATTACTATAACTACGACATTAAGTCAAAGGTGGTTGATGTTACAGACCCAGAAACAGAAGATGTAACACAAGAGACAAGGTGGACATATGTTCAGGTTCATCTACATGGTCAACCAGACCATAAAGAATGCATTAAAGCTATTATTAGGCAGTATGTAGACCAAGATGAAGAGTTTGATTTAATCAACAGCTCCAACAGTATTGTATTAGGATTATCTGATAATCAAACTGATAGACAGAAATACCTAGACTATCTTACACTAGTAGGAGAAATCAAAACTAAAGTTAGAGCTGACTTCAACGTATAATTATGGATTCAGTATTTAAAATATGCAAGAAAGGTGCTTGTGGTATTACGATAACTGGATTGGAGAAGGATAATGACGAGTACTTAAACGAGACTGATGAAATCACCGTTAGTACTCGTAATTATGCCTACAGCCAAACAATTACTCTTAATGCTATAACAAGTATTAAGTCTTCAGGAGACGAAGTAACTCAGAAGTATGATATTGTAGAACACGTTATAGATTGCATTGATGAATCCGAATTAGAGATGCCCATTGATGGTCTATATGAAGTTACACATATAATTCTACCAACTGATGTATGGCTGAAGTATGTGTTAGAGAGAAATCCTACTGCACTAACAGCTTATAATTCTGTTTATTACTACGATACAGAGTTGGAAACATTCATGAAGTATGTTGATGAAGAGTCTATTGCAGTAACTGTAGAGGAAATACTAGAGGTGAATGCTATGCCTCCAGCTACTGTTACAGAGAAGACTACTACAATCATTAGAGGCGATAAGAACACATTCTGTGTTTGCCATATTAATGAATGTTTCTATAGACTATGTAAGAATCTTTTAGGAGACTTACCAGGAAGATGTAAGAATAGAACTGATGATGTTAAGATGTTAATCTATAATAGGGATATTATATGGATGGCAATTAACGTTATCAAGTACTTAATTGAGTTAGGTCAATACTACGAGGCTCAGAGAGTCTTAGAAGACATTACTCAATGTGGAGGAATTTGTAAAGATGTCATGGTTGATAAGAACACTATAGGAGGAGGTGGTTGTGGATGCAATGGCTAACCTAAAATTAAAAGTAATCAAAGACTTTGATAAATTCCTCAAGAGGTTGAATAAGGGATACATAGAAGACTATAGTATGATTCTGCACCAAATATCCTTTATTCAGACTTGTCAATACTTTGATAAGATAGATGGAATATACGAATTTCTAATGAATAATTAACATGGCAATAGAAAGGGATACAAGACGTTATGCCTGTATTCATGATTTAAATAATTATTTCAAGAAGAAAGACTTATTGGGTGGTTTAACTGATTTAGAGCAGGAACAACTAAGGAAGAACATAGGTATCATTGATTATACTGGAGAAGGCGGACAATCCAAACTATTAGAAGTTACCTACGCAGTACTCAATGATAATATAGGTAAGAAGAGTTTAGTAACAGGGGCAAGGTATGTTATTACAGACTTTCAAACTATCTATTCTTCTAACGTTACTAATAGTTCTGGTCAGAAGGTTACGTGGGGCACTGATAGCTCCACTAACCCCTCACCTATTTGGAAGCTAATTGTAACAGCTATTACTAACAATAGGTTAGACCCAAGGGTTGTTATTGATGATAATAAAATGAAGGATTGGGTTATTGAATACGACCCGACTAAAGAAACTCTTGAAGATGGTATTACTACCAAAGGTAGAATAACCTTTATGAGGGACAATCACTTCAACTCAGCATACTATGACTTTAAGAATATTAAGTTCAGAAGAACTGCTGATGAATTAGACAACACTAATCTTAATCTTGGAGCAGCATATGGAGATTTCTATACATTCTCAGACTTAACTGGCGGAGTTATTACTGACAGTTCAGAATTACATAATACTAAACATAATGAATTAAAACAAGGATGTACTAACAACATATTCTTGGGAGATACTTATGACAATGTATTGGAAGCTGACTGTAAGGGTAATACATTCCTTAGAGGTTGTCATGATACAACTTTAAGGTGGAACTCTGTTAATAATATGTTTAATGAGAATGTATGTTACATGGAAGGCTCACTATATAATAAGGTATTCCCTATTGGAGATACTAGTTTATCAATGACCATTACTAAAACAATTCATAAGGTTAATGAAGCTACAATCATATCCTTCTTAGACCCTATGACATATGCTTATCAAATTATTCAAATCTAAAATATGGCAGAGTTTATACGTCTTGACGAACAAGAACAAGAAGCTCCCATTTTACCTGACTACCCACATTCTATTTCTAACATAAAGCCAGATACTAAAATAATTGATGGTGTTGTAGAGAAAGAAGAAGTAGAGGGAATTTGTGCTGACTATGGTGTTATTACAATAGACAAGATAGACAGTGTAAAAGTAGAAGAGGAAGGAGTAGACCACATCTGTATTAAGGATGATTGTGATACTTCTAAATATTATGGGTGTACTGGCGGGGATGATGGATTCCAAAAGGAGAATCTATTCTCAGAGTTAACTGATGAGTATCAGAGAACTATAGCCAGAATTAATCTTGGTATAGCAGATGAATATGCTCTAAAGTGGGGAAACATCAAAGGTAACTTGTCTAATCAAAAAGATTTATATACCTTTGTAACTGATTCAATAGCCTTCGACATTAATAAGGTTATTGATGAAATTAACCTCAAGCTCGCTCAATGGGCATGTGAGATAGAAATTAGATTTAAGAACAAAGCTGACATATTCTCTCCAAGCTTTGCTGGAACTCCTACTACTACATTGCCCTTGATGACAGATAATTCTAACAGAATTGCCTCTACTGAATGGGTTAATGCTAAAATTGCAGCTGCATCTATTGATGATAACGTCAAGGCTATATCTCTAGACCCTGAGTATATGTGTTATGGAGATGAACCTACTGATGTAAAGGTTACTTGGGAATACCATAAGGATGTTATTGAGCAATCTATCAATGGTGTTACACTAAGTCCAGAAGTACGAGAGTATATCTTTACTAATAGGACTTCGTCTATGGTAATTACTCTTAAGTACAAGTACGAGGATATTAGTGCTACGAGAGTTGTTACATTTGACATTAAATATCCAAATTATTTTGGAACTTCTCCAGACTATACACAGTTAGATAGAACTATTGATAATGTCTACACAGTAAATGCTGGAGCTGGTGAGTATATATATGTTATGATTCCTAATGGGGCTAACACAGTTCTGGGAGTTAGTAGTGTCATAGGTGGATTCAAGTTACTTGGAACACAGGAGATATTTAGTAATCTGTACTACATATTTAAGAGTGCTCATGCAGGATTAGGAGAGACAACTGTAGAGATACTTGACCAGAGTGGATATAATCCTGAGACTATTGATACTACAACTATACGAGAACTATTAGCAGCTAAGGCTGACAAACATACAGTATATACTAAGGATGAGGTTGATGATAAACTTGCAGCTATTGAAGGTGGAGACATACAGCTTAATAACTACTATACTAAGCAGGAAGTAGATGCTAAGATTCCAGATGTCTCTGGTAAAGCTGATAAGAGTGAGATACCTACTAAAGTTTCTCAACTAGAGAATGACTCAGAGTATCTAACTGAAGTTCCTGAAGAGTATGTTACTGATAAGGAACTAGAAGCTAAAGGTTATCTAACAGAAGAGTTAGAGCCTCAATTTGCTGCTAGTGCTGCTAAGAACATAAATCAGCAGGATATTGATAGTTGGAACAACAAGGTTGACAAGCAGGTTGGAATGGGCTTATCAGAGCAGAGCTTTACTACTGCTGAGAAAGCTAAACTGCAAGGTCTTACTAACTACAATGACTCTGGAATTAGAAAGTCTATAACTGACCTATCTAGTGAAGTGGATAAGAAAGCTAATAAGACTGACATTCCAGATATTAGTGGTAAGGCAGATAAGACTGAAATACCTACCAGAGTATCACAGTTAGAGAATGACAAGGGCTACATAAACTCAATACCAGATAACTTAGTTACTGAACAAGAGCTAGAAGCTAAAGGTTATTTAACTGAGTTTGTAGAAACTGACCCTACTGTTCCTTCATGGGCTAAACAACCCAATAAACCAACATATACATTAGATGAACTTGGAGCTGAAGCAGCAGGTACTGCTGGTAATGCTTTATTAGAAGCTAAACAATATACTGATGAAAGGTTTGATATAATCTTAGAAGGTGCTGACCCATCCTACAATACATTCAAGGAACTAAGTGATGCTATACTTGCTCAGAACACTACAATAGGTGGCATTAATACTGAGATAGGTAATGTAAAGACTGCTTTGAATAATAAAGCCGATAAGTCAGAATTATTCTCCAAAGATTACAATGACCTTATTAATACTCCGAGTATTCCTAGCATTGAAGGATTAGCTTCACAGACTTGGGTACAGCAACAAATAGCTGCAATACCTGGAGTTGATTTAAGTGGATATGCCTTGAAGTCTGAAATACCTGATGTTAGTAAATACGTTGAAAAGGTTCAAGGAATGGGACTGAGTTCTAACAACTTTACTAATGCTGACAAATCAAAGTTAGATGGGTTAGTAAACTATGATGATTCCCAGGTGATTCAGCAGATACAAGAGATGGGAGATAACATATCCTTAGTAAATTGTAACATTCCACTAGAAATGTACCAGTATAATAATCCTTCTACCTATTTTGAAACGTTTAGGGAGGCAGTAACCTTTATGGAGAATTTGGTAGAAGCCCGCACAGTAACAGTTGAATACAATAATACTACTTTTGCAACATCATATAACAAGGTAGGTAGAGATACTACTGATATACGTGGTGCTAGAACTGTGGAAGTCACAGTAGCATTTAGATATAGTAATGAGAAGGACTTAAGAATGGTATTCACATTGACAAGCTCAGACTCAGAAGAGTCATTTAACTATACTAAGGAGTTTATTGCGGTCGTAGCTAACAACCTAACAACAGATAGGTCAGACATTCCACTATCAGCAGCACAAGGTAAACTACTAATGGACAAACTTACAGCATTAGAGGAGATTGTTAATAATATTACTACTAATGCTTCTATAATACTAGAATAACATGGCAGATGCAATGGTAAACAATAGGCAGGTAAATTTCTGGAGGGGTGATACAATCCCTCCAACTATTTACCATATCTGGATTAAGGATAACAGTAAGATGCTGTTATATGATGGTGAGAAGTGGGTAGTATTCTTGGACAATAAGGAAATCATTGATATACTTGATAAAGTTCAACAACTGTTAGACGAAATGCAAGCTAAGATTGATGAGATTGGAAACAAGACTGTTAACAAGAAACCCATTAAAACTAATCCAGTATTAGATGGTACTGATATACTTATAAATGCAACTGGTAACTATGTGATTCAAACTGAAACACTAGCACAAACAGCTCTAAGATTAGATAACTTACTAAGCACTAAAATAATTGAATAATGGTAATTGATAGTAAGTTTGCTTATATAAAGAAGAAGGAAGTATTTGAACCTTTAATTGAAAGTATTCCAAAGGGTCTTAATCCTATTGTATTCATAGAAGATACAAGGGAAATGTGGACTTGTGGAACATACTTTAGTATTGGGTACCCTAGTATTGAAATATCTGAAGTTAGTGGTTCTGTAAAGGTTCAGATTGGTAACTCATTCTTCTTAATGTCTACAGCTGGTGAGAGTATTAGTGTTAGAAAAGGTGATGGTAATAGAATTATTATTAGTAGTAATGCTCTTAGTAGAGTAGATACTGAACCCCCACTAGAGTGGGATGCAGCTAATAGGAAGCTATTACACAAAGAGAGTGGAGCAGTTCCTGGCTCTTATGGTCAGTCTACTAATTTAGGTAATGCAAGTATCTTTGTGATACCTAATATAACTGTAGATGCTACTGGACATATTACATCAGCTGAGAATCATAACATAGAAATCAGAGATTATGTAGAACAATTAGCTCCTTCAAATCTAATGGGAGATAGAAATATATTACTATCTTATAATGGGGCTAGTAATAATATGGACACCTCTCAGGTAAGAAAGGCTAATGGTCTAGTATTTAATGATGCTACACAGAAGATGACGGTAGCTGGAGGTATGAACTCTAATGGGCCAGTTAATGTTAATCATGGAGACTTATCAGTCTTGGATGGTTATATTATTGGTAACTTAAAGGGTGATGTACAAGGACAGGCTACACCAAAGATTCACTTATCATTAAAACCAGAATATGGTGGTGCTTCTACTAAACTATATGGTCACGTTAAGTTACAGGACATTCTTAATACTAAGCCTGACCCATCAAGCAGTAATGAGAATATAAATGATACTAACGTAGTTGCAGCTATTGCAGCCTCTCCTTTAATGGTATGGAATGCAATTCAGGCTGCCAAAGACTATGCGGATAGTATTCTTGGTTCTAATAATGCAATGCTATATAAGGGTGCAGTTGAAGCTGGAACTACAAGCCCAGGTTCATTTACACCTTCAGCTGACGTAGGTCATACCTACGTAGTGACATTCGGAACTGGTACATATACTGATAGTGTAGGATATATTAATGGAGAGCCAGTAGAAATTGGTGACTTATTAATATGTAAGGAGAATACGCCTGCTGCTACTGCTTCTACTTGGTCTCAAGTAAGAGCTAAGTGGACGTTTGTACAAACAAATACTACTGGAGTAGTTAGTGGTCCTTCAAGGTCAGTAGTTGGGCAGGTAGCTGTATTCGATAGTACAACTGGTAAACTAATTACTGGACTTACTAATGGTAGTGTAGGACAGGTACTTACTATTAATAAGAGTGGTACTCCTTCATGGATTACTCCAATATCTCAAACATGGCGTGCTATTAACTATCAGAACTCTGGACAGCCAGCATCCCAAATCCTAAGTAATTCTACAGATTCTGGAGATTTAACTTTTGGGGCAGCAGGTAACATGAGATTGAGTTGGGATAATGCAACAAATACATTAACCTTTACTTCAATATCAGATAATGGCTGGCGTGATGTATTAGCCTACACAGCATCTTCATTATTACCTCAAAGTATTGGTGAGAATGCAGACTTAATATTCTCCAGTGATTTCTTATGGATAGAGGGAGAACTAGTAACTGGATGGGCTACTGTAGACTCAGGTGGAAACATAACTTATTCAAGATAATTCAGGAGGACTCAGTTCCTCCTTTTTATTAACTTTGTGATAACACAATATGCTAATTAAAACAAAATACATTGACTGTGCGAGTAAGAACGTATTCACAACATGGAAGTTACCTACGAGTGCAGCAGATACCAGTGGAGATATATACTGGTCAGCCATTGTCTACATAAAGGACACTGGTGAAGTGTGGACTCATGGTAGACTATATGGAGGATTCTTCTCAAATGCGGACAGTAACAAAGTTAGTTTAACCATAGGAGGAATAGAGAAGATATTAGCATTAGATGGACACGTTCAACATTATACTACACTAACAGGTAGTGGAAGTACAGCTGACCAAGCTATTCTATCTACTGGAGTGGCTAACAAATGGACTCTAAAGACTTTAGGTAAGAATGCCTTTAGTAATGTAGATTATCTACCTGCTGATGCAACTGCCGTAGCTGCTGAAAAAGTAGTACACTCTATAGGATTCCAGTATAATGGAAAGAACATGCACTCCTTTGATGGTTCTGTAGCTAGAATCTTAAATCTTATACAAGGTGATAACGTGTTTATCACTGGAGATAGTCAAGGTAATGTAACTATTGCTGCTGACCCAGGAAGTGATACAATAAACACTGCGGGAGCTACTAACCTTATTGATAAGAAGTTGTTCCTTATTGGTGCTGAATCACAGACTACTTCTCCACAGACTTATAGTAATCAATATGTATATATTGGAACTGATAACTGCTTGTATAGCTTAGGAAAGAAAGTATTAACTGAACATCAAGCTATTTATAATTTAGATTTACAGACGCAGGTGGGAGGTACTGTTACTAAGGTTACTACATTTGACCCTAATGCAGCTAACAATTCATTCACCTTAGTTCAGGGTACTAACGTAACCTTAACTCCTGATGCAACTAATAAGAAGGTAACTATTAGTAGTAAGGACACAACTTATGATTTCTATGATTTAATCTTCAAACAAGGTGATGCTATTATAGATACTTATAAGCCAACTACTTCGCCTAATAAGACCTTCAAAGCTGGTACTAACGTGACACTTAGTGGTAGCAATAATGAAGTTACTATATCTACGTTAGATACAAGAAACACAGCTGGAGCTACTGATAAGTTAGCTACTAAGCTATTCTTAACTGGTTCTCTAACCCAAACTGACAACCCTCAGACTTATACTAACTCTAAGGTATACATAGGTATTGACAATAAACTGTATAGTGATGGTAAAGTAGTTTCTACTGGAGACCATACACATAATTATGCAGGAGCTACTACTCCTGGTGGTCCAGCGTTGAAGGTTGATTTAAATCCATCTGGATTATTAGATGCTACTTATGGAAGTTATGGTGGAATATTACAAGATGCTAATAAAGGTCCCGTATCTGGTTCTTGGTCTAATAGAATTAAAATTCTACACAATAACTCATCTGGTTATTATACTGAGTTAGCTCAAAACTTTACAGGTACAGCTGGACTATGGCATAGAAGAAATGTAGCAGGTGCAGTAAGTGAATGGACTCCAGTAATTGATAAGGCTAACTTCAATACATACCTTGATAGCACTTATGTTATTAGAGGTGATGACCCGAATGTACTTACCAATTATGTGAGATACAGCCAAGCAGCAGGTCTTACAATGAATTGGGAATCAGGTAATGCAACTCCAACTCATGTATGGGGTGCTAAAGGTAGTGATAGTACTAAAGCCTACGTCTTCAGTGGAGATAATATTAGAGCATTTGCTAATGCTGTAAATAGGGCAGGTGATACAATGACTGGAACTCTAAAAGTGACTGAAATTCAAAGTACTGGAGGTAATGGTCTTGTAATGTACTCTGGAACTACTTACACATACTTAGGTATGCAAGCAGGTACTACTTATATTAGAAGCGGTGCAACAGACTTACAGCATAGGTATAATGGAACTGATTATAAAATATGGGATGCTAGAAATTTAGTGGGACTAAGAACAGAGCACTCTCATAACACTATAAACCATATTGATAATAGAGACACAGCTTCGACTCCACAAGAGCATCCAGCTGGTCTTTGGTTAGACTTTAAGAATAATTCTAAGTCAGGACTTACAGACGGAGGTACATATACTGGACTACTAACTGTTAGAAAGTATGGTAGCACTTCTGACTGGTCTGGTGGTAAAGCAGCTCAGCTTGGATTTACTGATAATTCTAATGTGTGGGTTAGATTTGGTACTGGTACAGCTTGGGAAGCATGGAAGCAGCTAGCTACTACAGGATGGGCTGATGGTAAATTCTTACCTTTAGCTGGTGGCACAATGACGGGTAGTATCACAATATCTACTGATTCATTAATACAATGGTCTAGAAATGCAGACTATGCCAAGATTCACTTTAAGAATACAGGAGATGGAGATAATGACTCTTACATGGGATTCGAGGCTGGGGATAACGGTAATGAATATTTCAAATTCTCAGGTAATGCTGGTGGCACTATAACTCAATGGATGTCAATAAAGTCTAACGGAGTAACAGCACCTGCTTTTATAAAGAGTGGCTCTTCCTCAGCTTATGTACTACTCGGAGATGGTAGTCATAAGGCACTTGACCTACTTATCCAAGTAGATAGAGGAGGTTCAATCAATAATAGGGACAACAAGGGAACTAATCAAGTATGGTTTGACTATAACTTTGGAGGCTCTGGTATTGTTGGTTCCGCTATTAGCTTCACTGGTCTTAGTAATTATGCTACACAGATTTGTGCTGGATATAGTGATTCCAATGCTATTGGTGTGAGAACATACAATGGAGATAAGCAAACCTGGAATACTGTCAAGAGATTGTGGCATAATGGTAACTTTGACCCAGGTACTAAGGTTAATAAAGCTGGAGATACTATGACAGGTAGGCTTACTTGGTTTATGAATAAGGTCACTTCTTCAATTAGTAGTGATAATCAGTCCTACACTCACTATAACACTGATGCTAGTTCTGGACACTGGTTTAACAAGAATGTCTATGTAGCTGGTAATGTATATGGAGGTACATCCTACAACAGAGTACTAGCATTTAAGGATGCAATTAATTCCCAAGTAGGTGGTTCTAAGAGTGCTCAAATGCTTTGGAACTCGTGGAGTACAGACTCAGCTTATGGGGGTGCTGTTCAAATTAGGGAATATGGAAATGTTACTAACACTCAATCAGCATGGAGTTATTCTCCAGCACTATCATTCCACTGGGGTAATAGATATGCTAAGAGGTTTGGTATGAGAAGTGATGGTCAATTTGCTGTAGATGATGTTCCAATATCGTTGAGTACACATAATCATAACTCATTATACGTTACAGCATTAGGAACTAATGGTAATTATCTAACCTGGACTAAAAATGGTACTACTAATAACATTACTGTTCCTTATTCAGCTAACTCTGATAAGTTGGACGGAGTGCACAATGGTAATGTAACAGCTAATTATTATAATGTAAATGGTCAACAGACATTAAATCTAAGTTCATTAGATGCTAATAAGTGGTATCCATGTGTAATGACCGCACATCCTAGTAATGTAACCCCAATTAGAGTAACATTTACTGATGCTCTATCTGGTCACAAACCCTCATGGTCTACACATAGTTCTGGATTCTCATTCCAATTTGACTTTGAATGGGTAGGTGGAGGTTGGGGAACCATAAATTGGTATCTACGAGTATATAGATATGCAGCACAGTTTGGTGGAGAAACAGCCTGCTATGGACTAGAACAAAGGGATAATAGAAGTGCTTTGGTACTATACATGAGAGGGGGTACATCTTATTACTACAGAACAACAGATGGTCGTTCATTTACAGTATATTCAACAACCACAAACATCGGAGATAGTACATATCCTGATAATGTTTCTCCTAGAACTAGTAAATTAAATGATTGTTATCTACAAGAGGCTAGTAGTAGGTATGGAACTTGTTATAGAGCAACATATGCTGACAATGTAACAAATGCTGACACTTTAGATGGATATCACGCTAGTGGATTATTTACTAATCTGTCTAACTCTGGAAACAATCTCTCTATTACAATTGGAGGAACTAATAAGACTGTTACTCCAGCATATGCTTCTAGTGCAGGTTCTGCAACCTACGCTGGTAAGGTGAGGGGTGAATACACAGGAGGTGGAGGTCAACAAAATCCTAATTACTTTGGAGTTAACTGGGTTGGATTCAGAATGATGAACACTACAGTTGGTACTAACAGCCAATATAAAGATTGGATTATAAGTGACTGTTATTCAGGTAACGATGTTGGAGGTGCTGTAGCATTTGGTATGAATAGACAATCTTTAGGTGCTTATCTAATGGGTTCAGATGCAGCTAGAACGTCATGGACTAGGAAGGGAACATTCTGGGGAGATTGGAACTTAAATCCAGTTGACAAGACTCTTTTAAAGAAGACTAGGATTCCAGGTGAGATAGTTGACTTCTATGTTTACTATGTAAATGGATACTATGCTACTAGTACTAACTATAGTGTATTCAAAAGTCAATTATTTGAATCTAATGGTAGAGGAAAGACCAGTGTTACTTACAGACCATCTAGTTATGTTTCGACAACATACACTGTAAACCTAAGTGACTTTGTATTGTGTACTAGTAGTTGGGCTTCTGGATTCTATGGAGGTATGTATACAGCTGCTGCAGGTGCTACTGAGAACTACGAAGGTAGAGTTGGTGCTAGTGCAGGTTCTAACAGTAAGAGTATTACTGGTTATCAGATGCCACGACACACTCACTGGTTTGCATACCATAGAGGTGATAATGCTAATGACCGTGACCACTTCGGACCTGAACCAAATAATGGTGATTCACCTAATGGTTTACAATCTGCAGGACGAGGAGGAAACTGGCATACTGGTTACTCTGGTAGGGGTGATGCCATTGACTTTAGACCTAGAACGTTTATGGTATTCAAGATAATGTATATGCCTCAATCGTGGTAAGTTATGAATATTTAAGATAATTTATTTTGAATATTAGTAAATTATGATTAACTTAGCACTCGAAAACTTAAGAGGAGATTTTAGAACAGAATTAACTTAAAATAAATTTAATTATGGAATTACTTAACAAGAGAGTAATGTACAATGTGAGGAACCAAGATTCCAATCTAAAGATTGAGGGTGATGTACAAATCACTGGAGATAATCAAATCGTTTCCTTCTCTGGAAATCTATTTACATTAGAAGAGGGTTTCGCTGGTGGATTTAGTTACTCAGAGGATACAGAGGGACTAATTAGCAAGAGTGTTAGTAGCTACCCAGCCTCTTTGGATGATAAAGGTATGAAACTATTAGATGCAACAGTAGTAGCTTTAAAACAACAATTAACAGTTTAATTTTATGACAGTAAATGAAATGATGGTTAAGCACAACTTTATCACTAAGGTGTTGCTTAGAGACGGAGACAAAGAACTCAGCAAAGACCTAAAGGTAAGGTTAATGAGCATGAGAATTGAGTTAGGTAAAGTAAGAAGGCAACTTGAAGAAGACTTGCAAGAAGCAGTTAAAGAACTAACTCCAAAAGGTTATCAAGAACTGATAATGAAAGAAAATAAAACAGAAGAAGATAAAGCTCAAGTTGAGGCTTGGAATAAGCAAATCAATGAGGAGTATAATGCTTACGTTGATAAGAGAGGAAAAGAGGAAGTACAAATTGATACCACATTGAGCGAAGATGAGTTTGCTCAAATTATTGAGGTAAATGCTGGCAACGATGTTGAAATCAATGGAACTAAGTTGAATGCAGCTGATTTCTTAGAAGTACTTTATAGCTTATTCGTAGCGTAATGTAATAAACGAGGGCTGTGTAGTTTTACATAGCCCTTTATTTTTATCAGCATGAATGAATATATTGAGGTAATTGGTCAATTAAAACCCAAGAACAATGCTAACTTTCCGTTAGCAGATGTTAATGACTTACGTGGTGGTTACATCCAAGTTACCAATATGAGTGATATGGAAGCTTTCCTTAGTACTAATAAGCTAAAGGAAGGTATGCTGTGTTACGTTAAAAATTCACCTGACGACAACCATATGTACCAATTCTATAGTGGGGTGTGGAATGTATGGAAAGTACAAGGAGGTGGAGGGGGTGGCGGAGGAGGAATGTCTATTGTAGTAGTTGATACCCTAGAGGAACTACTTGATAGGGATGACCTTAGAATTAAAGGGCAAATAGTATTCGTTAATGATATTAATGAAATACGTTACTTTAACGGATTTGTTTGGGAATCCTTCTCCAAAATCTACATACAGGATACACCACCTGAAGATAAAGGAGGTATTTGGATAGATACTTCTGAGAATAAAGAACATATGACAAGTAGTACTGTAATTCAAGACCTATTGAAGGTTATATCAGTACTACAAGACAAGGTACGGAAGCTAGAGTTTGCGTTTAACTGCCAGATAGATTCGGGTGATTTTACTAACAATCAGAGATATGCTTACGATGGTATGCCTAATGAGGAGCCTAATTATGGTACTTCAGAGGAAGAGGATAATGCCACTCAAGAAGCTAATAAGGATATAGTTCTTGCTGATTCACCTGAACCTACTGAGTATGAAGAGTATTTACCTAATGCCAAGCATATATGTATTAAAAGTGGTACGTATGCAGAAATGCAGGCTAATAAAGGTGATTTCCTACCGAAAGAATTGTTATGGTGTTATGATACTCAGACATTATGGATTAAAGACCCTAAGACATATAAATTAATTAAAATAGGTAGCACAGGTGGTGGAGAAGACCCAGGACCTGGACCAGACCCAGAAACAATGGATGGAATATTAACCGAAGTCATTGGAAGTGGTAGTGGAGCTAAAACCAAGATTATTGGTATTGAGTTCGCTGACATGACGAATAAAGAGAATACATTCCTTATTCAGGTTAAGGATGGCAAGTTAGATATACATGATTATAGATTAGATAAGAATACTTTAGCTGGTAATGCTCAGACTCAAGGTACTGGAATTTATTATACTACTCCTTATTTCCCAATTATTCCAGAGGAAGTTGGCTCTAAAGACTCTCCAAAGATATATGTTAATATGGTGTATTGTGGAGGAACATCTGAGGATAAGGATTATAATCCAGTATCTCACAATTTTGTAGAACTATGTAATCTAGGTAAGAAGGACTTAAATCTAAAAGGACTATACCTACATTATACAGAAAGGAATAGTGGAGATTGGGTTACATTACCTCTAATTGGTACTCTTAAATCTCAAGGCACATTCTTAATTAAGGGTGCTCAATGTTCTGTAGAGAACATCAATACTACACTAATTAGAGTTGGTGAACCTGATATGTATTGGACTAAAGATGACACTCTTAATAATACAAGGCTTGAGATTGCTGGGGATGAAGGTGTTGGAGTTCAAGCTCATAGTATTTGGTCTAGCAAAGATAACTGCATCAAATTTAGTTATGACTGTGCATTCTACATTAGTAGTGAGGAAACAACAGATTACTTCAAGACTACTGTTATGAATAGTACAGCACCTTGGACTACTAATGGAGTGATTAAATGGTATGTAGATTTAGTCGGAATAGGTAACTACAATGATAAGTCAATGCCATGTGAAGCATCTCCTATAGCTACTAAGGGAAGTAATGTATTATTAATGCGTTACTATAATATGGACCCAGTTAAGCAAGCTACTAAGGCTCTGAGTGCTAGGAGTAATGTTAAGGACTGGACTTACATCAATATGGATAAGATTAATCCTGCTATTGATATTCAAGAGTACACTCCTAAGAACTCATCCCAAAATAAGAATATATTCTTCAATAAACATTTATTAGTTGAAGGTGCTCCTAACATTGTTACTTGTACATTAGGACATGATGCACACAAGACTAGATGCTTTAACTGGGTATCAGTTGGATATTATGATGAATATATCTGGATAAGGAAAGATGGGGAAGAATATACTCCAGAGAATAAGTTTGAGTCTTTCAAGAAAGAAGACTTCAATACAGAAGGCATTAGCCAGAATCCTAACAGACCTGCCGACCACAAGAATTGGACTAATAAAATATACAATAGGATTAGAAGTATAACTACAGATGGTACACCATTTACAGTTCATAAGTTCATTAAGGATTTCGACGAACCTGCTGATACTCAGAAGTATTATTACAAGGTAGGAAGAGACGGAGCATGGACTGAGGAAAGGTCATTCACTCTTAGAAATAGAGACAAGGTTATTGAAAGAGGATTTAACTTCCTACAAGTAAGTGACCAACAAGGTTTCAATGCAGAAGAGTATGAAATGTGGAGAGTTAGTGCAGAGTACATCAACTCTGATAAAGCTGAGAATCCATATGAATGGTGCTTGAATACTGGAGACCAAACTCAGAACGGTAATAGATTTAATGAATGGATTGACTATTACAAAGGTGGGGATGTTATCTATAGAGATACAGAGCAAATGTTTACAGTAGGTAATAATGATTTAACTCCTGTAGATGTGTATGTATTAGGTGATGGTGAAGATATTAGCAAGACTAATCCAGTAAATGTAGAATTCTTCTTTACATTTGAACACCCTTATACAGTACCCATTTCGTCTGCTGGAGTGTACATACCCTGCTGCTATAGTTTCGTATATGGTAACACCTATTTCTTGTCTATGAACTCTGAAATCACTGAATTAGCGAGGACAGATGTATTCGGAGATATAACTGGTGTGAATGTATATAATGACTTAAAAGATTGGGCTACTGCTGATTTAGTACAACATGCGTCTGATGCCAAGATTAAGTGGAAGGTTGCATTCTGCCATGAAGCTCCGTTCACTATTATTACCGCTGACCTAATTATGAGCTACTTAAAGAAGACTTCTGAGGGTACTTATGAGAAAGACCAGAACATCAAGAGGGGTGGTAGTCACTTAAATACAGTTGGTAATTATTGGTTTAGTCAATGGCTACAAGATAATGCATTCAAGTTGTGCTTATGTGGACATAAACATACATATGCAAATTCAAGGTACATAAGAGAGAATCCAAGTAGGACAATGGAACCTATCGTTTATGATGCTTCTTTAACTCCTACATGGTACACTAGTTTACCAGATAGAGAAAGACAATGTGTTCAAATCTCTACTGATGCTAGCTTGAATTATGTAAGATATGTAATGTGTCAAGCAACTGGATATAAGTTAACTTCTAACAAAGAGTTACCTGCTAAGAATATACCTTGGCTATTAGAGTATTACCCTGTATCTAGTCAGGTGGAGAATCCAACTACTAACACTGCTACAGTTAAAGTTAATAGTGCTCAACAATATCCTAACTACATTATATGGAATGTGGGAACTGGTGATGAGGTTGAAACTCCGTCTATGACAACAGCTTCAAGAGAAAGAATACTTGGTAAATCTTATAAACTACAGTTGAAGGATAATACTAAGGTTTGGGCTTATAAGTACAATGTACCTATAGCTTACACTGACTTGAAGAAAGTTGGAGGTAATGGCTCTACTAATCCAAGCAACAATATAGTAATTGAAAAGGCATTACAATGAAAATAAAACATTATGATGAAGTAACTGGAAGATGGGTAATCGACGGTGCTTCTAATGCTTCAGAATTGGAACTGACAAACCCTGGCTTCTTAAATGAAGCTGGGGAATCAGTTTCTATTGACAATGGCTTTACAAAGCTAGATAACAGAATGACTAAGTTAGAACAAAACCTAGCCTGGGTGTACCTTAATGGTGCAATTGGGGGTGGTGGAGGAGATGGAGGAGATGGCTCCGAATACACCATTGATGTAGCTGAAGGTAGTACAGTCTATACAGCTACTAATACTGTTACACTTAATATCTTAATTAAGAGTGGTGGTGTTAAAAAGTCATTCACTGTAATTGCTAAAGATTTAGCTACTAATAGAACATTAGGAACATGGAAGAAGTACTCTATGGCAAGGACAGATATTACCATTACTGGATTATCTGGAACTACTGACGTGGAACTATCCGCTTATGATAGTGAGAACACCTACGCTACTCCTACCTATGTTAAGATTGTAGCTGGAGCTATCTCTTTGGAGATTCAATCTATACCACCTAAAACTATGTACATGGGTGGTGTTGCAGAAGTACCTCTTAACTATACAGTAACTAATAATATCCTGCAAAGCCCAGCAGAGTTCTGGATGACTATCAATGGCATTGAGGTTGCCAGGGTAGGTAACATTACTACAGCTATTCGTGCATTAAGCTACGATGCTCGTAAGTTGCTATTTGAAAGTGAACACTTTAATCCTAAAGCTGGACAGAGATTCTACTTCGTAGCACAAGCTAGTACTACTCTTAATGGTGAGATATTATCATCTGAGCAGATTAAGTTTGACGTTACTGTGGCAGATAGTAATAACTTGGTTATTGTAACTGAGGATATTACAGAGTTTACTCCATCTTCTAATCCTGGCGAAACTATTGAGGACTTAACTCAGTATGGTCAGGGTTCTCAATTAGGATTTAGTTATTACTTTAGTTATGGTCTTAGTAAGTATAGTACATTCAACATGGATTATAAAATTCATTTAATGAATGGAAGTGGTGAAGTGTCACTACTTGATACAGGTACAATTAAGAATATTAATAAGAGTGAAACTAATAGATTCGTATATAGTACAGTAAACTTATCTGTTAATAAGGCTGACGAGTATTTAAGAATTACTCTATTCGGATATGCAGTAAATGACCCTGGTGATACTTCTGCTCAATATACTAAGACAGTTACTTGTAGAATGGTAGAGAGTGTAAGTACAGAGTTGTATGCTAATAATGATATGCACACACTGCTAGCATACTTTAGCAAGATTACTGGATTCCCCAATACAGCTACTGGTACTTGGAACTATCCTATTAAGAATAGTGGAGAGTTTATCTATGAAGGTGCATTTGCATCTAAGTTCCCAGATGGTGTAAACTTTACTTTAAAAGGAGTAAATGGTAAAACTAGTGGTTTCATACAGGATATTGATGGTGTGAATCAAATACCTGCAACGAGGTTAAGTGGTGAGGCTTATGGTTATCTTGAAGTGGCTGACCAAATGTTCCCTGCTGTTGATATTGGTGCTGGTGTATCATTCTTCCAACCTATGGGATTCCATATCTCATGTACATATAAGGCAGATGCTTCTTCTTATCCAGAGGAAGTAGTATGCGGTATAGGTCAGTATGAGGATGGGGAACTAAAGACAGGTTACGAAGTAACACTAGAGAAGGCTGTATGTAAGGTTGGTTCTGCTGATACTCTTACAGTTAAGTTACCACAGAATGAACTACTTACTGTAGACTTAGATGTATCATTACTGTCGGGAAATGCTTGGTACTTTAAAATCTATGTTAATGGTGTACTATCTACTGTAAGTAGAGTACTTCAATCAGACATTGATTGGATGTTTGGTACTGACTTCTATTTCGGATGTAGGAATGATAATGGTGTAAGAAGTAGATTCTCTGATGTTAATATCTATGATATTAAGATTTATACATCTTCACAGAGTGAATATGCTATTGTTCAAAACTACATATCTGCCACTGAACAAGCAAGACTTGTAAGAGGTCAGATTGATGCATCATTAGATGCCGAGTTAAGAACTAAGAACTTATTCGATAGCGCAGGTAACTGCTTGATTTGGGATAAGACATTGGACGGCGGTAAGGGAGGATTCCTAACTGGTGAGTTATTATACTCAAAGCTAGTAGAACAAATGGAAATCAATACTCCATATCCTATCGTACTTGTGGAAGAGACATCTAACAGTCCAACATTATTTGAGCCATACTCAACAGCTATCTTCTCTGCATCTGATAAGGTAGAAGTAATGGGTACTAAGTTCCCAGTTAAAATCACTTATCAAGATAGTAAAGGTAAGGTAGTTATTAGTACTCCTAGTGGTGTATCTGAAGGTAATGGTGTTACTATTGGTCTACAGGGTACATCTTCTCTATCTTATAATGCTAAGAACTTTGAGATTTATATGGGAGATGTAGACCAGACTGGTAAGAAGATGTTATTCCAACCTACTGATGAGTGGCTGCCAGAGAATGAATTCACGTTAAAAGCTGACGTAGTAGACTCTGCTCACGTTAATAACGTAGTAATTGGTCAGATTGTTAATGGTCGTGCTAAGAACTCTTCTGGACAATCTATCACTCCATTTAGTGCTACACCACCTATGTCATTGGGTAATGATGTTTGGGGAGGTGATACTGATAAGGCTAATGCTATTAGAGGTAAAATTAAACATACTTCTGAAGGTTTCCCAGTGCTACTATTCATTAGATACGCTCCTGATGCAGATGGTACTATTAAGCAACCTAAATTCTGTGGTATCTACAACTTCAATCTAGGTAGATATGCTTTCTTTAATCTTGGATTAAAGCTACTTCTTGATTATACTAAGGTAAACCAAGACGGACCAACATTAGTAACTGATTATACAGAAGATGCTAGTAAGTGGAATACTGGTGTTAGCAATGGGGTATACTCCGTTGAAATAAACCAGAACTCTTCTGCTCAAGGTGCATTCCAGCAAGATGATATGAAGATTGTACAGTTCATGGGTGATGTAATGTACACATCTAGGGATGAATCAATCGGATATAATCAAGTGCAGAAGTTCTACACTCAGATGGCTAATATGGCTCTTACTCGTATCCAGAAATATACAATGGATGATGCTGGACAAACTCCAACTAAACCTATTCCTGGAGAGTTCTATGATTTGGATAAGAATGCTTATTATAACTTTAGTGCTTGTGACCAGCATCTAAACTGGGACAATGCTTGTGCTTACTTTATGATTGCATTGCTATTTGGTTGCGTGGACTCTATGTGTAAGAACTTAACTATTCGTAGTTGGGGTACAGATGTGTGGTATTGCTGCTTCTATGACATGGATACAGCATTTGGACTTAACAATGCTGGACAAGATATTGTAGAATATTGGGCACACTTACACAGATGGTACAACATTGCTTCACAGGATACTGGTATTACTCAGTATACTCAAGAGAAGAACTATGTATCTACTGATAGCTATAAGCAATACTTTGCTTCATGGTGGAATAGAATATGGGAAGTACTTGAAAACTTAGCTGGTATAGACAGTGGTAGTACGGAGAATAGAACTAGCCTAGAATCATTATATGTGAATCTAAGAACTAACCTATTCCCTGACCCTGATAAATTCATTAAGGATTACTATCAGTCATATACTGAGAAGACAGGTTCTATCATGTTTAATTATGACTATAAGATTAAGTATCTTGCTATATCTAAGACATATGACCCAAATACTGGTAAGTATGAAGATAGTACAGACTTTAGTCAGCTGAAGTTCTTACATGGTAATCGTGTGATGCACGTTAAGGATTGGTTCAGAAAGAGAATCATGTTCTTAGACGGAGTGTATGGTTATAAGGATAATACTAACCTATTACCTACTACTATTGAATCACCTATTACTGATCTGTGGGCTTCTAACAAAGCTACTGGTTCCGCTACTGAAATTAGATTTAGTACTGATATTACTGCAAGTAGTCAGATACTTTATCACTATTCACATGATAAGACTACTGGTGCATTCTGGATTACAGATACTCCAACATCAGTTATATTACCTATGCCTACTGGTGAAACAGTAGTATATATGTATGCTAACAAGTATATTACTGACTTTACTAAGTTCAAGAGTTATCCTTGGACAGGTTTGGATAATATTAATCTACCTATGTTACAGGAGTTAGATTTAAGTGGACTAAGCAATGTGGATGCTGCCTATTTCTTCCAGGGTGGAGTATATAATGAGGCTAATGATATAGGTCTAAAGAATATTAAGAAGTTGAATCTAAGTAAGGTTAGACTTATCGGTTCTACTGCTTCTGCATATACACTAGACCTAAGTGGATGTCGTAAGATTCAAGAATTGGATGTGTCTTATTCTTCTATCACTAAAATTACATTCCCTACATCTGCCGTATTAAAGGTGCTGAATATGTCTGGGACAGATATTACTAACTTGAAGTTAGAGAACCAATCATTCCTTGAGTCATTACTTATTGATGATTGTCTAAAGCTAACTTCAATAGAGATTAATAACTGCGGTGCATTAAGAACGCTGAACATACCACCTAATGTAAAGACTGTAATTATTAGGAATTGTGAGAAGATGGAAACTATTCAGATTCCTTACTCTTCAGTTAATAATTCTGTTAGCCCATTAGTCCAAGTTACTATTGATAACTGTCCTGGTATGAAGGAATTTAGTATTCCTGGTCAGAATAATCCTTCTTTAAAGTTAGAATTAACAGGTGCTTGGAATCTTGAGGTTCTTGACCTAAGTTATACTAAGACTTCTGATATTACATTAGCATCACTATATGTTAACGGTAAACCAAATTTCTCTAGTCTAAGAAGGTTAGTTATCTCTAATACATCATTGTCTACGTTAAAGTACAATGACCAAGCTCCAGAGTACTTAGACTTAACTGCATTCCCAGACCTAGAGAGTATAGAAGCTATTAGCTGTAAGCAACTAGTAGAGGTTAGGTGTAAGAATGACAAGACTAATCCTATAGAAATACCAAGAGGTGCATTTAGAGATTGTATATCACTACAAAGAGTTATTGGACACTTAGCTCTTCAGGGTGGTGAGGTGTTTAGAGGTTGTAGCCAGTTCTACCTAAATCCAGATAGTGTATATACTCAGTATGGTACGGATGTCTTCCTTGAAGGAACTGACGTTACTAATATATCATTTGATGAAACACTAACAGATGCTTACTTCCTATTTGAAGGATGTACAAGAATGTCATATAATGACTTTAAGTATTTAATGGTGAGATTGACTGAGAATATTGTTTCACTAGAAGGTATGTTTAAGGGATGCTCAAATATTACTGGTGATATTTGGTATGACCTATTCAGACTATGTCCTAATGTAAACAGTATTAAAGAAGCCTTCAGTGGAACTAGTCTGACTGGTCCATTCTTCTCTAGAACTTCAGATTATAGTGCTTCTAAGGATTCTACCTGGGGAGTGTTAGACTTCTTGCCTAAACTTACTGACGCAGAGGCAGCATTTGAAGAAACAAGTTTAGAGTGGATTGATAATAATGTATTTGCCCCAGTTAACGGTAAGTATAGTCCTTTAGTTAAGATTGACTATATGTTTAGAAGTTGTATGCAACTAAAGAGCTGTGCTAATACAAGAGCTGCTGTACCTACAGACGGATTACTAAGCTCAAAGACATTCTTTACAAATTTAAGGAATTTAGTAAGTCCATATCCAAAAGGTGTATTTACTGGATGTGCTTGGGTTAAAATGTCTGTAGACTCAGATAGTAATGGTAACACTTACCTATTCCATACTGTTAATAAGGTTGCTCAATCTCTAATTTTGACTGATTCTCTGTACACAGGAATTAAGTTAGTCGGAAAGATTGGACCTAATGTGTTTGGAGGAATAAGGCAGACTATTACTGATGGAAGTATGACTTGGTATATACCAACATTTACATCTATCCAATATCCATTCCAGTATAGTGGTGGAGGGGAAGCATTAGTAAACCTATCAGAGATGGCTGATATGTTCCAAGGAATCACTGGAACTCTTAGACAAGCTGTTGGTATCTTTAACGGACTAACTTGTGCTAGTGAAGCTGGTGCTCAAAGTATTCCAGCCACCCTGTTTAAGAATTGTAGAATCCTTAACAGTATTGAAGGAATATTTAGTGGTATAGACTTAAATAATGATAATAAGATATATCAGTTCCCACCTGCTGGTATGTTTGATGATTGTGTAAGTCTTACTAACATTAAACGTATGTTTAGTGGTTGCTACAATCTGAGGATAAAATTAGTCGGAGAAGGCTTTAAGAATTGTATACTACAAGATGTTTCATATGCTTTCGAAGATACTGGAACATTTGGAGTTATTCCTTATAGACTATTCTTCATGGAAGAAGTTAATGGTAGTTCTAGGTCAATTAGACGTAGTATTACTACTATGGCAGGAGTATTCAAAGGATGTTGGTATCTAGGATATGATGAAACCAGAACCGTATCAATCGGATTACCACTAGCAATAGGTAGTGAAGCAGGAACAATGTGGCAAGACCACATCATTGGAAATGCTGGAAATAGAGTTACCTATAAGTTAGATGTAAGTAACTTAAAGAAGTCTTATAACTATGATAGGAATGAAGACTCTGGTAGTCCTGACTACAATCCAGGTGAACAAGCATTCGATGTTTGGTATCTCGATGGTTATGGATGGGAAGGGGCTTCAAGTACAGAGAGTGGCTTAGCTGATGTTAAGGCTAGACTTACTGAGAAGTACTTTAAATATGATACTCAACAGAAGACAGCTATCTCTCAATCAGGCAGTGGCTTAGCTGATGTTGGATATCAGAACTATATGATTCCTACTGACTACTTTAGATACTGTCATCCAGACTGCACACTAGAGGAGTCTATGGTAGACTTCAACTATCCAGAACAAATTAGAAAGTTCTTGCCCGATTCTGGAGATTGGGCTATAGTACAAACTGGTAAATGGGATGGAATGGTAGGAAGAATACCATGTAAGCTGTTTGAATCTCTTGTAGATACTACTAAGATAATAGGTGTATTTAAGGATACAAGATTCTGCGCATTCGTAAACCTACAAGGAAGTACATTTACTAGAGGTATTAAGTACCCACCTGACATGTTTAAATATAATGCTAAGTTAGAAGATGTTTCAGAGATATTTGCAAGAACAATCCTTGAAGTTGGAGTTGACGTAAATAGTGACTTATTTGCTAACAACCCAGAGTTGAAGGTTGTTTCTGGTGTATGGTCTGATTGTAAGTTTGATAAGAGGGCATATAATGCTGGGGGAACTCAAGAGATATATCCTCAAATTGACTTTGCTAACATATTTAAGAACAATACTAAAATATCTAATGCATCTTACTTATTCTCAGTGACATCCTCTGGTGACGACAAAGAGAGCGATTATGGTCTACTTTTAATTACTGAAGACTTACTGAAGATTTGTTACAACATTAACGATATTCGTAATATGTTCTACTATTGCACTAAATTGCAAGGAGCTGTACCTACGTTCGTTTCGGCTAACTATCCTATATTAAATTTAGTATCTGGATATTTAACTGGAGTTAAGAAGGCTAACATCACCAATGCTGACCAATTAGAATCTAGATTAGTACCTGCTGAATGGCTATAACCAATTATATAAGCTAGTTATATCATAGGAATGATTTTTGAATATTTTAATACAATTATTTTGTAGTTAACATTGATTAACAATATTTCTTTGGTATGACCTTTAAGAATCATTAACTTTGCACTATGAAAATTAAAGAAGCACGCTTAACAGATTGGGTATAAAAACACACACAAACACAACAAATTATGGCAGAATTTTTAACAATGCAAGAGGCAGAGGATAAATTTGGTAAGAAAGGTAAAACCAATGCAGCTCTGACTCTAGGTATTATTGGAACAGCACTTGGAGCTTTTACAGGTAACAATGGCTGCGGCTGTGGTGGTAACGGCGGTATATTAGGTGGACTCTTCGGAGGAAACAACAACTGTTGTGCTATGCAGCAAGCTGAACAGGCAAAGACTATGGCTATGGTTCAAGGAGAGGCTTCTCAGAATCTAGCTTGGAACAACAGAGTACAGTCTATGCAAGATGATATTGACCTATACACTTACATCAATGGTAGGAACTTAGCTACTAACGAAAGAATTGGAAACGAAACACAAATTCTAACAAACCAAATCTGGGGTGGTAGAGTAGAGGACCTAAAAGAGAAGAGTGGAATGTACGTTGATATAATCACTCGTGATAATGCTCAGAACATGAGACTATGTGATGAACTTTACAAGAGAAGAGAGCAAGATGTACAAGAGAAGGCTGACCTATTCGAAAGATTAGGAAGCAGAATCTCTGAGTTAGAGAAGAAGGAAGCTGCAACTGCTGCTGCTCTACCTCTAATGTTCGAACTTAACAAGGTTAATGCTGAAAGATATTCAGATAACTGCTGCTGCAAGTCAGAGAAACAACTATTAGTTGCTGCTGGTGATTTACAGAGACAACTAGACCACAAGATTACTGGACAGCTGAAATATGCTTATAGTGACCTATGTGCTCCAGTTCCTAGTATTTCTCCACTATACTGTAGTCCATTCACACAATATGGCACAGGTATGTACGCTGGTCAAGCTGCTTCTAACTGGAATGCAGTAAACACAGCTATTAATAGTACTTGTCCATCTTGTACAGCTCAGTAAGATATTGAAAGGGAGATTATGCAAATAGTCTCCCTTATTTTTTATATTTAAAACACAAACACTTATGAAAGTTAAAATTACTCCTATTTCAGGGACTGCTCAGGTAATTGAATTTAATGTATCGTTACCATGCGGAGCCAATGCATCTATAGCTCCAGTGTCTACATTAACAGCTACTCAAAGATGGGCAGCTATAGCAACAGAAACTGATGTGGCAGCGGGTGGTGAGAGATACACTCAAATTACTAAGCTCGACTTAGTGCACACTTTACAATATACAGACTGTAAGGGTAATGTTAGAATAGTTACAAACACTGCATCTACAGTGCTAACTCTTGACCCTAGTACATCAAATACTATTGTAACCATTAACCCAGTTGCAGATAAGGCTGTGGATATTATAATTCCAAATGGGGTTAGTATCGTTAATCAAGCTATACTAAATGAGTTACCAACGTCATTACCAGTTAAAGGTAATTGTGCTTATTCAGTATTTGAGATACGTATTCCGACAACTGCACCAGCCCCATCGGCATAATAATCCCACAATATGAGCTTATTTGGACAACCTTTTGGCAGTAATTATACTGACTTACAGAACCAATACCTGCAACAATTACAAGTAATGCAACAAGCTCAGCAAGCACAACAGAAGACTCAACCCATCCTTGATGAAATAAACAGGGAGGTTGGGTCGTTGTCTGTTGATGAGCAGAACGTATTGGCTAAAACACAAGAATATCAAATGGCTAAACAGACTTATGAAGCAGGATTCATGGCATTCTTAGGTACTAAGTTTAGCGCGGAATATGTAAACTCCCCTGATGGTAAGGTAGCAGCTGAGAATCTGTTAGCTACTATTAGAAAGAGTAAGGAGTTTATACAATCACAGATTAAGGCAAAAGAAGAGAAGGTTAACACATTATTAGAATTAATGGAAAGTGACCCAGAGATGAAGAAGAGATTTGATGAACTCATGATGAATAAAACAGCTAAATAATGAGTGACAAGGAATTGATATTTCAAGCAGCAAACACATTCACTAAAAACTTGGTAGGTAACTTATTCGGTATAAACACAATAGGTACTGATGCTCTCATAACTTACGTAGTTAATAATATGGAGGACAAGTATGGAATGTATTTGGAACCATTCCTCGATAAGGGTGGTAATATAAACATAGATTTATTTGGAAATGCGCTACGTGACGTTATGAAGACTCGTGCTAAAGACGGATATGTCGTTAAGCTATTTGGTAAACCAGTTAAGTTTGGTGAGGCTGACATTGATGAGTTCGAGAGAATATTTAAAACGTTGAAAGCGAACAATGGACAACATTAGAACAGAGTCATTCTTAGGGAGTGATAAAGTTATAGTTGGCAATAAGTACACTGATTTAGTACTTGAAACTCTTGGAAAGGTCTACATAAAGACTGGCAATAATTCAAGAGTTCTAAGTGATGTATTAGCATTACTTGATAAGGCTACTGAGTCAGAAATTAAAAGCCAGACTATTATAGTTGGGAGCTTACTTGAGATGGAGCAGATGGAGTATCCTGGGGATGGATTCTTCATTTATAACACACTTACAACTACCCTATACATTTCTTATGATGAGAGATATGTAGCTCTAATAGAGGCAGCAGAAGGTGCTGGTGATGGGTATGTAAGGCGTAAGGGAGACACAATGACAGGACAGTTAGAAATTAATACTGTTGGTCCTCCTTTAATAGTGGCTTCTTCTAAGTTAGTAAACAATCTAAATGTCGAATTTATAGGTGGTTACTCCGCAGATGATTTGGCTAAGAAGAGAGTAGATGAATACATTACAGGTAATTGGACATTTAAGGGTAAAGGTGTATCGGAGAATAACTGGACATTTAACCAGAATGTTCGTATGTATGGTGATTTAGTAACAAGTGGCAGCTTAACTTCACCAGAGTTTGCATCTGGATTCGGAGGTTATGGTTGGAGACTTGATGCTGATACTAATACATTAACTATAGATTATCTTGTAGTTCGTAAGGCTATGAGGGTTTATGAAATGGTTATTAATAAGATTAGTGCAACCAATGGCAGCTTATGGGTTAGTAATTCCAGTAAGTGTACAGCAGCTTATCAGCCCAAAATCATAACTCAGCAAGATTTGCAGGGAATTGGTACATGGGGAACTGAAGATGCTAAAAGTAATTTGGAGAAGCTAATTCCATCTAATAATTATTTCTTATTTAATGACCTAAGTACTAATTATTCAACAACAGAAAAGTTTACCACACAATTAGCTGATGCTAGTGGTAATTATACACCTAAAGCTTTTGTAGACTACAACTTCATTATCTATGTTAAGGACATTACAGTAGTGATTAACAGTCCACTGTTTAAAGGTCCGAGCAGTTTGTATGATTTAAGTGTATTAGATAAGTCATGGGATGATTATAATGTTAGTAACCCTAGTCCTGGCATAATTACTGAGAAAGTGTTTAACACTTATAAGAGTAATATTAAGGTTATATATATCACTAAATCAAGAGAAGTAACCGAATGGGACACAGAAGGAGAAGGACCACTTGCAGGTACAGTACCTAAAAAATGGGCTAACATAGACACCTTTAATAAGAGAACACAGTTTTTCATAGTTCCTAAGAGTAGAGAAGTGAACTATAAAAAGGATGGTAAAACATCTAGTGATGGTTCAAACATATACAGTGTCTATCCCTATTATAAGTACTTTGGACTACAGAAGCCAGACTCAGGAGTGCCCTCACAGTCGAATATATGGGTAGTAGAATGTAAGAATGAGGACTATCCTTATTTTAAGCCAGGTGATATTGTTAGGTGTCAGAAGTATAATAATGGAAACATTAAATACTATGATGCTATTGTAACATCCCAGGTTGACTCTTATACCTATATAATGCAGAAGGCATTATCAGTATTTGATACCTATACAGAAGTGTCATATGATGATGAAGGTAACTTAATTAAGTTTGAGCAGAGCTTTAATGATACTCAGTACAATAAGACTGAAACACTCTACAATTCAAATACTAATGAGTATGAACCTGCAAGAACTACTGATAATGGTAAAGCTGATGGCGATGCTATCACTAAGGATGAAAGACTTGATGATATAGCTAAGGATGATGATATGGTTCAGATGGGTAATATCTACAACATAGAAAGACAGAATGCTGTTTATATTACTTCTACTGACGATTGTGGTCCTTACATTGATGTATTAGCAGGTCTTAATAGACCAGACTATTCTGTATTATATGTTACTCCAACTTGGGCTACTAAGAAAGCTAATATTAAGAAGAAGGGTGATATATACGTAAGAGAAGATGCTAGTGATTTCTACTATCAAACTACTAATCCTGGCAGTGTAAATCCTGATAACTTTGGAGGTAAGACTGACAAGAAGCATCCACTGATATTCCTAAAGACTAAGGATAAGAATCAAGTCCTTATAAATGATGGTGAGAATACTCAAATCACACAGGAGATACTTAATAATCCAGCTGAATATGGTTACTTCTTAACTGAAGTTCCGACAATGGACTCAGCCCTATTGTTCAAGAATAAGGAATATAGGTGTACATATACTAAGATTACTAAGGTTAGGTTAGGTAACTTATCAGGAATACATAATGAAATCTTTGGGACTAAGCAACCCTATGGTTATGGTCTATATGGTGAGAATGTATTCTTAACTGGAGAGTTCTACCTTAATAATGGTACTTCTATAGTGGACTTCTCGGAAGAAAGCATACTATTGAAGTTTAGGAATGCAGGTTTAGAAATTAGGGATGTAGTTAATTCAGATGGAACTATTGACCAAGTGCCAGCACTTAATCTTGAAGGCGAACCTATCTTAGATGAGGACGGTAATCCTACCTACAGGAATAAGACTGAGATTTACATGAATGCTGACCAGTTTGTATTTAGTATTGCAGGCAATCCAGCTATGAAACTAAGTGGACTATTTAATAGTAATGGACAGATAGCTAATACATATCTTGATGTTCAAGGATGGGTTCAAACAAATGGCTTGTACATATATCCTAAAGGGTTTATAAGTAACCCATTGACTCCAGAGAAAGGAGCATCATGTTACATTACTGATAATGGTAATTTTTACGCAAATAATGCCTTTATATCTGGAACGGTGGCAGCTGGCACTGGATACTTGGGGGGAGAGCCAATACGGGTATATTGTGGCTCCAGTGACCTTAGCTATACTAAATATATGTACTCTCAAGCTGTAACAAGGTCTAACAATAAAATTGTTACCCTATTTAAGTATCCTACAGTAGACAACAATTATGAGCTTAATGTAACTCCAGATGAAGACGGATATGTAGATTGCTATACTGGAGGATTTTTAGTCAAAAATGATTCTCTAACTGCACTTCCAGGAAACTTTGGAGATGATGGCAATACAAGTATGGTTATATATTCTAGTGGAACACCGTGGATGCAGTTCTTATACTCAGACAACCAGACATCAAGCTCAGTTAGGACTGGTATAAATGTCTTCCCATCCTCCACTGGGGTGGTATCAAATTTCTGGATTGATAATAAGAGCACTAGTGATATCACGTGGGCAGCTATAATTAATGTTTCAGGTTATATGGGTACTATAGGACTAATCGTAAATGCTCATGAGTATCGACCTGACGGTAGTTATAAGGTAGGTACTGCTATTAAGGCAACGGGCAGAATTGAATGTAGTGATGCAATGACAGCAAGGAGCTATAGAGTATGGGTTCCAGATAAACCCGACTATTATTACAATGGTATAACCTATGACTTCACAACAATAGATAGACGAGCTAAAGGTTCATATTGGATTAGAGTTGTTAATGGAATAATCGTAGACGGAGGACGAGAATAAAATGAAAGTAAATTTAAATGTAAGGGACAGACTAGCCTTGATTTCTTTATTACCTACTAGTGGTACACTAGTAGAGATGAGCGAGATATTTGATTTAATAAGGTTAATAAAATTCTCAGAGGAGGAAAAGGTCAGTATTGACTATACTGAAGCTGATGGTAGAATATATTGGGACCTTTCTAAGGAAAGTCCAAGAGAGTTTGAGTTAACCTTTGAGCAGATTAAAATTATAAAGAAAAGTGTTACTAAGTTAGATGAGGACGGCAAGATAGATTTCAGCAATTACGACGTTTGTTATAAATTTAGTAAACTATGATAATTCTATTAGATGCAGGTCACGGAGAGTCTACTCCAGGTAAAAGAAGCCCAGACGGAAGACTTAGGGAGTATAAATATTGTAGAGAGATTGCTAACGAGGTAAAGAAACAATTAACTGATAAAGGCTTCAATGTTGAGTTGGTAGTTACAGATGATGTAGATGTACCACTTATGCAAAGATGCTGAATAGTAAACCAATACTGTGATACACATGGAAAAGCTAATACTGTATTGGTGTCGATTCACTGTAATGCTGCTGGTAGCGGGGCAGATTGGATGAATGCTAAAGGTTGGAGTGTATTCATCTCCAACAATAGCTCAAGTAAGAGTAAGAGACTGGCAGAGTGCTTGTTTGAAGCAGCACGTAAAGAGGGTTTAACACTAAGGAAATATTCACAAACACAAGTATATTGGAAGCAGAATCTAGCTATATGCAGGGAGACTAAATGCCCAGCAGTTCTAACAGAGAATCTGTTTCAAGATAATAAGGCAGACGTAGAGTACCTACTATCAGATGAGGGTAGAGCAACTATAGCTCGCCTACACGTACAAGGTATATTGGATTATATCAAGGCAATACAAGGATAATAATTAGGGGTGTTCTCAAATATTAATGAATTTCAGCATTTCATTTTGGACACCCCTAAAATTTCCTTAATTTTGCAAATAACTTTAAAAGGGAATAATATGGATATGAAATTAGAGGATTTAGACATTGACGATGTAGGATTAGACGAAGACGTAACTCCCGAAGCCGAGTTTGATGAGGATACCTATGAGAAGCCGTGGCTTGATGGTTCTGTACCACAAGACGAGGAAGTTCACGAGGATGAGCCAACTAACGAGACAGAAGACGAGGACATTATCGTTGCCCTACTAAAAGATAAAGGAATCAATCCTGAAGCTATCAAATTTGAGAGTGAAACAGGAGAAATCGAAGAGAAGAGTTTTAATGAGCTTTCAAGAGAAGAGCAGCTTCAAATCCTAAATTATGATGAGTCAAACGACGATTATGGTTTAGCAGAAGATGAGGTTAGCCTTATTAACGAGTTAAGAGAGAACAATCTGAGTGCAGAGGAATATAAGAAATATATTGCTCAACAAGCTATTCAAGAGTACTTAGCTAGTAATGATTCAGAAACTCCTACCTATGAGGTTGATTCCATTCCAGATGATGAACTGTATCTTATAGATTTAAAAGCTAAAATCCCAGAGCTTACTGATGAAGATGCTGCTGCTGAATTAGAATTAGCTAAACAGCATGAAGCATTATATCAGAAGAAGGTTCAAGGTATCCGCAACGAGTATAAGAAGAAAGAAGAGTTGCTAGCTCAACAAGAGGAAGAAGAACAAAGATTAGCAGCAGAGAAAGCTGCTCAAGAGTTCGAAGATACTATTGTAGCTGCAATTCAAGAGAATGATACCATTGACTTGGGTGAGTCCTCACTAACCTTGTCTGAGGACGATATGAATGAAATTGCTAGCTTTATCTTAGATTCAGATGTTGCAGGAGTGAGACACATTGCTAAAGCATTGAATGACCCTAAGACCTTGGTGGGTATGGTTTGGTACGCACTTAAAGGACAGGAGGCGTTCAGTCAAATTTCTGATTATTACAAACAGAAGATTACAGAAGCATCTAAATATAATTATAATAAAGGATTTGAGGATGCTAAGGGAGGTAAAGCTCCAAATGCAGCTAAGACAGTGGTCAAAAAACCAGCAGGTAGTAAGGCTGCCCCTGCTAAGAAAGTATTAACAATTGATGATTTAGATTAAATTTAAATTATAAAGTATGATAGTAGCAAATTTCGTAACCAATCGCCCTACAATGAGCGAAACTAGAACTTATGAAGATTTCTATAAGTTCTTAGGCACAAAACCAACTAGACTTGGTATAGTTTCAAGACTCTACCCTAACCTAACTGCTTCTTACTTGACAGAATCTCTAAGAAACATCTTCTACATGGATTCTAAGTCAAATAGCAAATACAGAAGTATTGACAGTATGTACTTCGAATGGGAAGTTGAAACCAACTACATCAAGAGAGTTGAGTTCGCAGATGTTCCAGCAACTAATGGTGAAGGTGGTACAACCATCGTAATGGCTTTCAAAGAGAACTATTACCAGAAGTATGACATTTTTAAGATTGACAAAACAATGCAGCAATGCCAAGTTATCTCCAGACCTACAAGAGTTGCAGATAATTATTGGACTGTTGAAGTAAGACTAATTGATAACGACTATTCTTCAATCCTAGACCTAGACGGATGCCAGATTGGTGACACTACAAGATTCCAATCTAACGCTATGCCTGAGGCACACGAAGAGGGTTATGTTAAGTATCAATCTAACATTGAGAGACATAGAGGTTACATCACTACACACCGTGTTGATGACAGCTATACTTCTCTATTTAAGCCACTAGAGCAAACATTTATCAGCATTGGTAAAGGTGAAGGCAATGGTGCTGTTAAGGAAACAATGTACAAGATGGATACTCTTGAGAAGAATCTATTAAGAAACTTCTTGGAAGTTCGTAACCAAGGTCTATTATTCAATAAGACTAACGTAGATAAGAACGGTAAACCAACAATCTCTGACCCTGACACTGGTCGTCCAATCTACATTGGTGACGGTATCATCCCACAAATCGAGAGATTTGCATCTAAGTATGTTTACAATAAACTTACTCCAGAAGCATTCACTACAGCTATGGCTATGATGAATGAGAAGAGTGAAAACCCAACTGGTAATAAGTATGTATTCATATGCAACGAGAAGATGTGGAATGACATCCAAAGCTGCCTATCAGAGTGGCTTGCAAGATTCAAAACTTGTGGTACTTATCTATGGTCTAAGAAGGCTAACGGATATGTAGACGTTGGTGCTACATTCAATAGCTATGAAATCGGTGGTAACACTATTTCATTCAAGGTGGACAGAACATTCTCTCGTGAATGGGGTTCTGAGAAGGGCTTTGGTCTAATGCTTGACCTTACTGCTGATAAGACTAGCGGTGAACCAGCTATCCAAATGTTTACATTAAAGGGTGGTGACTTCATTACTAACAAGTATCCAGGTGTGGGTGGTTTAGATGGTCTAAGCTCTGGTATTGTTTCAAGTACTACAGCTGCATCTAAGGTAATCAACTGGGGTTATTCTGGTGTTGGAGTATTCTCTCCATACAGAAGCTTCATCATGAAAGAAGCGTAATAAAAAATATATAATCAAGATGTGTTGGGAGGGGCTAATCTATAGTCCCTCTCATACTCATTATAAAGATGATGTATGATATACAATAAAAATACGAATTAATATGGCTGATGTTTTAGACGATATAATTATTTTAAGAAGTGTGTTCGGTAAAGTTGGACAGAAGTACTTCATGAATCCTGTTAGAGACCCAAGAACTGGTAGATTCCCCGATTGCGTGAGACCAGTAGATAGTAAGGGTGATATGATTATCTCTGATAAGGATAGAAATGAAGGTAAACCACTTATTCCTGAGAATAAAGTGTTCATCATTGAAGATGGTACTACATTTAACCTAAATGATGAATGGCAGGCTGCTGAGTGGCACTCAATACAACATTGTCCTCTTATTGCATTATCAAGAGATGCAAGGGACTCTAAAGGAAATTTACTAATTGATGGTGAAATAGCTGAGGGTAAGGCTCGTGCTCGTTATGGTACAGCTGAACTATATGTAGAAAGACCTGGATACGATACTGCTAAGAGAATCTCTAAGAAGAAACTTATCCATGATGCTGACTCTTACATCTATGGTGACCCTAAAGGTGCAGAAGGTAGAGCACTTAAAGCTAGATTGCTTGGTAAGAATATGCGTAACGCACCAGACGCAGACATTACAGACTACTTGCTTGAAATATCACATAAATCTCCAGAGAAGATTATTGACCTATACACTGGTGGAGATATTAATCTGAGATTGATGTTTATTGACGCTAAAGACAAGAATGTCATATACGTTAAGAATAAGGTTTATCTATATGGTGATAGCATTGTACTAGGTGCAACTGACGATGCAGTAATCACTTGGATGAAGAACCCTACTAACAGTAAGGTACTTGAACTTATTAAGAGAGATACTTATCCCGATATGTACTTAGAAGAAAGTGCATCTAAGAAATAACATTACCTAAATGACAGCGAAACAAGTATACAGAGGAGCATTAGTTGAAATGAATAAGACTGCTGCTCCAAGTATTTTACTTGAGGACTTTAACTACTTATTAAATAAGGCGATATACCAATACATTAATAAGAAGTACAACATTTATGATGTAAATCAACAATCAACAGATGACATTAGAGTTTTAAAATCTACTGCCATCCTCCAGCCTACTCTGGCTACAAATACATACGCTGCTGTTAGTTCTCAAACTAACTCACTGTATGGAGCTGTTTATGAAGTAAATCTCCCATTGGATTATTTACATATTTTGAATTGTGTGTGCAATTTCAAAGTAGTAAAGACATACGAGTGCTATGACGCTGGTACTTATGTACAAATTGGTGCTAAGCGTTTAACCTCAGACCTTTGGTCACAGATAATAAGGAACTTCTATATGCAACCCTCTTATAGAAATCCTTATTACTTCATACACAACGTAAATAGTGCTACGACAATGCCTACTAATCCAGTAAGACTTACTGCTGGAGAGGGAAGTATATCACCAAACACAACTATTCAGCAAACTACTGGTACAGATGGTTCACTTCCAACTAAAATTACTATTGGAGGTAAATCAGTAGATTTAGTAGAACAGCCAGGAGTTAATAGGTATGGAAATCCATCTCAAGTTAGACTTGAAATTAGGTATGGCAAGGATTCTTCTGTATTTCAATTAACTGACATATTTGTTGATTACATTAAGACTCCTCAAAAAATTAGACTAACACAAGACCAGATTGAAATGGTTGAAGATACATCACAAGTCATGGAGTTTCCAGATTATGTGTGTCAAGAGATTATAAATGAGCTGGCAAAGCTATTATTGGAGAACGCAGGTGACCCAAGGCTTCAAACTAATTTAGCAGTTAATCAGACTATTGCAAATCCAGCTCAGCAACAGTCACAAACCAAAAAATAATTTAATTTATGTTTCAGTACACTAACACTATTGTATTAAACTCACTGAAAGATGTAACCACTGGTTTAGATAAAATCGTTAAGGGTTCAGACGAGATTGAGGTAAGACGTGTAAACAAATTCCTCAAGAAGAACGTAAGTGCGATGTATAAGAGAGCTGCTTCCGACCCAGTTATTGGTAAGGCAGAGTTCACTATTACTAACCCAGGCGTAGGTATCTATAGGTTGAAGTTATACATCAGATTATCTGGAAGCCAGAACTCATACTACTCTAATGACTTCGTATTCAAAGGTAAGCCTTTTGTTTACGAGTTCAGAATCACTTCTGGTTCTACTGCTGCAACTGATGTTGCTAAGGAAATCAAGAGAGTTATTGATAAGATTCAAGCCTTCTATGGTGACAAGTATATCAAGACTGAGGTTAATAGCGATAAGCTAATAATCCACGGAGTAGACGAATATCAATTATTCACTGAGGCTAAGATTCAAAAACTTAACGTAGCTGCTAACAACCCACTTACTAATGAAGTATTTGAGGATGTTATCGAAGGTACAATCACTAAGAGTGTTGAAGGATTCGGTACTTATACTCATATCCTAAAAGACCTTAGATTACCTACTATCGAGGCTAGGAAGTTTGAAGCTGTTAACCAAGAAGAGCTTCCTGTTCCAGGTGCTAAGTATAACCAATACATCATTGAGTACAAGGTAGATAGAGGTCTATTCGGAGGTGCTGCTGTTGGTCAGCAAGTTACATCTAAGACTACTCATGTATTCTATGTACTAGATTCATTAGCAACTGAATTTGAGACTGCTCTAAAGGTTCTTGGTACAATCCATGAAATCAAGAAACCAGGTGCAGATAACGAAGACGTAGCTTAAAATAACCTACTAATACTAAGGCGATGACCATTTAAGTCGTCGCCTTTTTTATTTTGTACTTATGGGATATTATTTTAAATTAGCATCTGCAATCTATAATGATATAGTGTCTGGACTTAGAGGTTATACCACTACAAACACATTATCAATAGAACAATTAGAAGACGATATTGTAGATGAAAGGCTACAAATCATTAAGGAATATTCCATGAAGGGACTTATTCCTAAGAGGGACTTATTAATGTCTATTAACTGCATTAACGTAGACTGTAAGGATATAGAGAGCTGTACTTGTGGGAATAAGGCAGACGGTACACCTACATTCCATTTTGAAATACCACAACTCATAACTGAGTTCGGAGGAGGAATTGAATACATAGGCTCTGTAGACAAGGGACAGCCATTTATATGGTATATAAGTCCAACAGTAATGCAGTATCATAAATACAGAAAGAGGGCTAAGAACAGACCTTATGTATACATTGATGTTACCCCTAATGCCAACAATATGTATGACTGCTGGATATTCAATCTGCCAGTTATAAAACAAGTATCTGTGGTAGGTATATTCAAAGACCCACGTCAGCTACAAACTTACGGATGTTGTTCTGCATTAGACATTAATAATATGACTTTCATCGACGCAGAAATAAAGAAGAGATTAACAGAGAAGAAGCTACGTTATTACAGACAGTTAGCTGCTCCGATATTACCTAATGACCAAACTCCTAAATAATGGAAAACTTTCAATCAGCATATGCTCAAGCTAATCTATTATATGGTATAGAATTAGCACCAGAAGAGTTCGAGGAAATAGGTCTGATTGCCTGGAATAAGATAGGTAATAGACAAACTAAACTATATAGATATAGGTGTAAGATAGATTGTGAAACCTTAACAGTTACACTACCATGTAATTGTGACTTTATTGAGGCTGTAACATACGACTTTGAGGACTGGAGGTACACTACTAATGATACAGTTAATGGAGATTACCAATCACAATTCATTGAGAACTACATTGAAGGACGTAAGGTATATAAGGACCCATTCTACATTAGTGGTAAGCTGGCTAAGTATGAGAGAGTAAATGACACTCTTTACTTTGACAAGGATTATGGTTCAGTCAACATACTATATAAGGGAATCCTATTAGACGATGATGGATTGCCATTTATTAATGAGAAAGAGAAGGATGCAATAGCCTGTTATTGTGCGTACACAGATAGGTTTAAAGAAGGTTGGAGTAAGCATAATCAGAATATGTTGCAAGAGGCACAACTTCTTGAGCAAAGATGGTATAGACTATGTGATGCTGCCAGAGTTCCAATGTATATCAATCAGAATGATATGAATGAAATCCTTGATGCTAAGACAAGCTGGAATAGGAAGATATTTAATAAGACTTGGAAATTTGTAAAATAATGAATTACGCTACAGGATATGCCATGAATATAGATGAGTTATTCATCTCCTTTCCTACTAAGAAGATGAAGATGACTTCAAAGGCATGTGAGGAATTAATAGGTAATAGGCACAAGGAAGTTATCGCTAAGAAGATATTTAAGAGTGCCTTGAATATGGTTTTGGAAGATATAATTGAGAATAATGCTACATTTACCCTCCCGACTAGGTCTAGGAGAGCTGAGTTGAAGATGAAGAGATTCGAAAGAGACGAGTTCTCTAAGGCAAGAAGAAATGGTAAGTGGGCTAAGGTAGACTTTCTAGCATCCAACTTCTGTGCATATCAAATGGTATTTCACTTCCAATCTAAGGGAGTTATGAGGGAGAAGCTAATATATCTTGACCCTGAGCATAGAGATAGGATATTAGAACACACAAATCAAGGTAAACAATATTATTAATGCTAAAAAGTGTCAATGATTATTTACCAGACCTAATAGCCCAATTCCCGACTGTACCTCCAGAGGATGTTAAACGAGCTGTTGAATACGGCTGGAGAATGCTATATTATTATAATCTTAGAGGATGTGATACTCTTATTAGTAGTACTAAGTACAGATACTGGTTCTACTGCGGACAACTTACACGTGATTCTATTAAACATTACAACTATTATAGAAGAATGTTAAGAAGGAAGCTAAGAGTATTATACTCTAAGAAAGTTAAGGAGTGGGATGGGTACTATTATATAGGACTGACTGAAGATGAATATGAATCTATAGTTAAGTCCACCACTGGAAGAGGAAGAAAGAAGAAGAATTTCATATTCCATAATAAGTTCGGAATGAAGGTCTTCGATGAGGCTAAGGTATTTTACAGTTGGTCTAAATACATTGTAAGATACAGATACATCACAGACATGGGATATACATTCTTCAAAGATACAATGAAGTGCAATGATTTAGAAGTTGCATTAGTAAGAGATAATCCAAGTACGTTCAAGGACATACTTATTAGTAGTAACAACTATGAACTTATAAAATATGAGAAAAGAAGCAATTAATACCTTTGGTGAGGGTTTAATAATGGACTTACACCCATTGACCACTCCCAGTAATGTATTAACAAACTGCTTAAATGGTACTATAATAACATACAATGGTAATGAGTTTGTATTACAGAATGATATGGGAAATGGAGAAGTTCATACAGCCTATCTCGATAAGGGATATGTACCTGTAGGAATGAAGGAACATGGAGGTATTATTTACGTTGCAGCTCATAACCCAATCACTGGTAAGAGTCAGATAGGTTCATTTCCATCTCCTCAACAGTTGTATGAGGGAGAAGACCTAAATGTTACTCCGATTGAATTTGAGTTCTCTAAATTCATAACTATGAAGGGAAGTGTTCCTTACATAGAACTGGAATATTACAAGGAGAAGCTATTCCAAGTTAAAAATTCAGATGAAGTTAAGATATTTCATCCTGGAGATAGATTTGTAATAGTTGCCAATACTATTGATGCTGCTATTAAAGAGGCAATTAATAGAGGAGCTATCAAGTTGAGATTGGGAGTTATAAATAGTAGTGGTAGCATTGATTATATAGATGAAAAGAACCTAAAGATATATAACAATGGACTGTGGATTTACGAGAATAGTAACACACCTATGTTGGATGTTATTAAGTCTAAGGAACTGGTCCAAGTATTTAGTGCTAAATCATCTGGAGCATTAATCTTAGTAATTGAGTTAAAGACCTTTGATACATTCAACCTGATAAGGAAGTACTCATGTAATGATGATACTAAAGTTATTAGTGTAGAGTTCTCTGGAGAAACTACTGGAGTATTTAAAGGTACAACTAAGAACAATCCAGATGATGTTGGATTGATTGAAGCCGATTCATCATCAGTTAAATCTACCATTGTAAAGAGTGGTAAGACTGGTAAGACTCAGTACAAAATCATGCCTGCTTGTCCTTATGGAGTGTTAGAGAGAATGGCTAAGAGTGGAACTATAGACTTTGATGCTATTAGAACTAATTCAGAAGTATTAGGTGAGTGGAGGTTCTTTGTTACTGATACATATCTGAAGATTGGCTGGGGATATGATTATTACAACCTTAATGAGGATTCTGATATTGAGAAGATAGAATTTACCTTCATAAGCCTTACTGATTCTGCGGAAGCCAATAATGCTGAGAATCTAAATGGTGCTTACAAGTATGCAATCTCTAAGGAGTATTATAATGGTAGCTTTGAAGAGATTATCCCATTTGATGATAGTACAATCCAGAAGAACTGGGTTTATATAGTTAGAATTGACAGATATGTAGCTGGAGTTAAGAAGACAGTAGGTTATAAACTAATCTACACTGGTGGATACTTTAATGACTTCTATGAGGAAATTCCAGACTTTAATACTGGACTTCCTAATGGTAATGCAAGAAAGAGAATCCTATTAGATGTGAAGAGTGAGGTTAATACTTCTGTTAAGAAAGTAGGAACACCAACACTGACATTGAAAGCTGGTGCAGCAACATCACCTTCTCCTATCACAAGAGTTAGTATATCTCAATTCATTACAGAAGTACCTTCCTTAGATACTGATGTATCTGGATATAAGTACGAAGTAGGTAAGACTGGTACTTACGAGGTTAAAGTAACACCTGCTGCTGGATATGATTACGATAAGAAGATGTATGCTGGTAAACCAGATGAAAAGATAGTTAATAACTATTTTGGAACTACTCCAAGTGTATCTTCTTGTGACTTCGACCATTCAGATGTAGTACCTAACAATAACTCTACGTTAACAGCTAGTATAACTAACCCATCCTCAAAGATTGCAAAGAACTTCTCATGGGCTAACAATCAGTTGGTAGGTCAATTAGCTACTACAAGATATATCTACTCAAATGCAGGAGGTGTGGCTTCTAAGACAATCAGCCAAGAGCAACTAAGACCAGCTTACGAGCAATCTATGGACTTAACTCAGAAGGAGAAATTATTCTCATTCGGAGAAGAGAATGGTAATCTAAGATGTGTGCTTGCTAGTGATAAGAATATGGAGTATAATTGCTCTGTAACAGCTAGTGGGGCTGCTGTAGGTAGTGGTCAGAATAGTGGCGCAGGTTTGGACGATACAGGTCTACAGACTAGTTTATCTAATATGGGTAATGGTACTGTAGGTATATTCGGAGGTAAAGACGGAGATAGTGCTTCACTGTGGTACAACGCTTCAAGAAGAACTATTGATGGATGGAGTTGTAGTAAGAATGAGGTAGATGGGGGAGATAACTTCTTATTTGCAACATGGAAAGACATTAATGGAGTCCATCACCCAGTTAATCTAGCATCAAGACGTACTGCACCTACTACTCCTTCTAGTGGTTCTAATAGAACAGACAACCTTATTAGAGTAGATAAGATGGTTAGATGCTTGTTAAGCCAGTTATTAATATTACAGAAAGGAAGTAGAACAGTTAACTTTGTTGGACCTAACAATCTAGACTATGTATATCATGTAGCTTCTGACACATTATGTACTATTAATATTGGAGTTCCAAATGGTGGTACTAATGTAAATGTAGACTTCTTCTTAGGAAGTGATACTACGTCTATAGAAACCCACATGAGTAGATGGACTGCGGCTATTAAAGGATTAAATAACTATCTTCCTATATTTAGCATCCATAAGAACCAATCTATGTCTACTACAGTTACTATAGGAGACGATTTGGACTTCTCTAAAGATGCTGATATTCTTAACTGCTATACTAATGCATATTCAGCTTATACAGTTACTTCTGACCCATTAACTGGAATAGAAAGAGGTAAGATTTATATAGCTGATTCTAGTGTTGGATATACTGTTAATAATGATGGTAGTTTGACATTCAACTCGTACAAGCCTAAAGCTATATCAGCTAGAACATTAGTTGACTGGAAGGGCTACACATGGACATTTGATGAACCATTCAACAATGTGTTTGTTACATCATATGCTTATGAGAATCTATCTGGAGAGATACCTGATGGTTATTATAACGAAATCTTAGCTAAATCACCAAGTACTCGTATAGGAACTTGGAAGAAAGGTAAAGATAGTGATGCTCCAGACTTGGCAATCAATATCCTAAAGAGTAATAAATCTATTTACACATAATATATGAATTTCAAATCACTAAGTGGTAAGGTATTAGACCTTGACTTAGGATTAAATCAACTTCAACAGAAGGGAGCATTAGTTTACGAATACAATCCTTTAAGGGTTCTAAGAACTAATGAAGATATAAGGGAGAATGGAGTAATTGTGTATCCTAAAGGTAGTTTAATAAACCTGGATACAGAATTACTCAGTTTTGACCTGAACCATCCTATTGATATTGTTCCACAACAATCTTATGATGGTTCAGTCAACCTTATCCTTAATGATGGAAGTACATATCCTAAGTTGATTAACACAAGATTCTCATCTACTGGTATGAATACGTATCAGATTGTAGATAGAGAAGGAGATAACGACACTAATATATACGATATAGATTCCTTTGAATCTGACATATCTCTTTACAAGAAGACTAACAATATTGCTAACCTTACATTCATGGGACTAAGCACCAGTGGTAATTTAAGAGTCGGTAATTATGTGTTCTACTTTAAGTTATCAGATTCAGATGGGAATGAGACAGATTTTATAGCTGAGTCAGGCATAGTAACTTGCCATATTGGTAATTTGAATGACCCATCCTCTATACAAGGTGGAATTAGAGATGAAAACAGTTATAAGTCAGCTTCATTCTTACTAACTAACATAGATTCATCTTATAACAATGTAGTAGTTTATTACACAAGAAGTACATCTGACATAGATGGAAATGAAATGACTACATCGTTTAAGATTATGAAGCAATTTGCTGTGTATAATAATGTAGCTAAGATTAGTATTACTGGATTTGAAACTGTGCAGGCTGTTAGTATCAATGATATTAACGTAGCATACAATGTAGTTAATAGTGCAGCAGCTCAGACTACTTGCCAGAATATGTTATTCTTAGGTAACGTAGCTAATCCAGATATTGAATATAAGGAGCTTACAGACTTATCTCTACACTTCTTACCAGAGTTGAATGTGGAGAACAATATAGGTAGAGTTGATAAGGATTATAAGGATGAATCAGGACAGTATGAGTATTATAATGTGATGAACATCTATAATAGACTTGGATACTGGAATGATGAGATTTACCGACTAGGAGTAGTATACATCCTTAATGATTATACCTTATCTCCAGTATTTAATATTAGAGGTATTAGTAGATTAGCTGTACCTGGTGATGCTGATAGAATAGATTGGGAAGATTATCCTCTATTTAAGAAGGATTTCGACCCAACTAGTACAAACAATATAGCTGTTATCCAAGCCAATAGAGAGTATATCCCTATTAACAAGGAAACATACAAGCTGGATAGTCAGAATGAAAACTCTAAGGGTGTAATTAAAATTAAGTATAATGGCAATCAATTAGCTGATAGTGGTACAGTTCCAATTGGATTTGATATTAAAATTAGCAAGGATGCCGTTAGAGAGCTAAAGAGGTATACTAAAGGATTCTTCTTTGTAAGGCAGAAGAGAATACCTACTACATTAGCTCAAGCAGTTACAATCGGATTAGAGAATACAAGTCACTTACCTGTACTTCCTTCTGGTGCTGAGACATATAGGGTAGAAAGATTCCTAGACAATGATGGAGTTCTAACACATGACTTTGACAGAAGATGTGAGGACATTAATAAGGATAAAGTATTGGAAGGATATGCTGCTCTATGTCCAGAGTTCGAATTAAGACAAGCATACTTCAATCAACTATTCACTGGTACTCAGTTTGAAGTCAAGATGGCTAAGTCCCAGTTTGGTAAGAAATACTTTGACAGAAGTGGTACTCATTTCTACAACCTATCTTACGTTACTAATAATTCTACTCAAGACGAGACATATAACATTATGGCTATTGGTGATAATGTTAAGGCATTAAAGGGTAAGAAACAGTTATTTAGTGCAAGGGCTGGAGAGGCTGAAGAAGCGTGGAGAGTATCTTACTATAACTATACAAATAAGTCTTCTAATGCTCGTAATCTATTAAGAGGAAGTTGGGGACCTTACATAGGACTAGAGGGATATAATACTAATAAGATGAGTCTTATTGATATTAAGATTCCTAACTATGAAGAGAACCTATTAGATACTTACTTTGAAATTAGGTATGAGGATTCATCTGCATTCTACGCTATGTGTAATAGAATGTTATGGGATGATTTAGATGAGGATGGAAATACTATGATAGCTAAGAACCTGTTTAGAGGGGATTGCTACATAGGTAACTATACACATAGAATGTGTAGAAACTTCCAAGACTCAGCAGCTCCTATAAATGATGATATTGTAGACCAAATGTCATGGAAGGATAACTATACAATAGGTGATAGTGAGAAGAATGGCAAAATCAATAGAGGTGACGTAAATGCCATTAAGATGGGACACTGGGTTACTATTAAGGTATGTAGCAATGTCAATCTATCTATGAGAAGTGTTGATATGTCATATACTTCAGAGTTAGGATTAACTGGTAAAGCTAGAGGATTCTATCCATTACAAGCTATGTCAGTTACTGGTGAATCTAAAATATCAGAATCATTTGTTATAAATGGTGGTATTAACTCTACTACACCTGATAAGTATTACTATGAACTGCCAAATGTTCCAGCTATTAAGAATAAGTTCCATATTAGAGTAATGTACTCTGACATTAATGTCAATGACTCATTTAAGAATGGTTACAGAGTATTCAAATTAACGAACTATAGGGACTATCCATTGACTTATGGTAGTATAGTTAAGCTGGTTGAATGGTTTGGTAGCATCATCTGCGTATTTGAACATGGTGTTGCTTTGATACCAGTCAATGAAAGAGCCGTTGCAGGTGAAGGTGTAGGTGGAAATATCTTCATAAACACCTCTAACGTACTCCCAGAGAATCCAAAAATGCTGTCTGATACATTCGGTACTCAGTGGTCGGAGAGTGTCATCAAGACCCCCTATTACGTCTATGGAGTGGATACAGTCGGGAAGAAGATTTGGAGAACTAATGGACAACTGTTCGAGGTTATCTCAGACTTTAAAGTACAGAAGTTCTTGAATGATAATATCTCACTTACTGAGAAAGAGAAGACTCCAATTATTGGTATTAGGAACGTTAAAACTCACTATAATAGATTTAAGCAAGATGTGATGTTTACATTCTATGATGATGTTAATACATTGGAAGAGAATGTATGGAATTTATGCTACAATGAAGTTATGCAGAAGTTTGTAACATTCTACTCATGGGTTCCATCATATTCTGAGAATATTGACAACATCTTCTTTAGTTTTGATAGAAACACATCTAAGACAATTACTAAGATAACTTCTAACTATCCTCTTATTAGTATGCAGGGTGGTGCAGCAGTTGATAACGTACTAACTGTAGTAGATGGTAAAGCTAAGTTAGGTAACTTGCAACTAAATCTTGATATTAGCGGTTCTAACATTGAGTATAGTATTGCTGACGATAGGGTTAGAAATAAGTTCTTCATTACTAATGGTAATCAGGTATCAGTCAATGCCAATTCAGTCGGAGATAGTAGGTGGACAATACCTATTAAAGCTGTAGTATATAATCAAGGAACTGATTTAGTTGAAGGTGAAGTTAGAAATGTAGTAAAGACATTATACTCTAATGTAACTGTAGTTACTAAGATGAGGTATGACTTACTAACTACTTCATTCTGGAAACATGGTCAAGCTGGATTAATGCCTACTAGAAAGCCAATTAGTCCTTGCTATTGGTATGGTAAGCAACATCCATTTGAGCTGGAATTTATTGTAGTTGATAATCCATCAGTACATAAAATCTTTAATAACTTACAGATTATAAGTAATAAGACCCAACCTGAATCATTCCATTTTGAAGTTGTTGGAGAAGTATATAACTTTGCCAAAGACAAAAAGAATATGTATTTTAGGCAAGAGGCTACTAAGCATCTATACCAATATAATGGTGCAGATATAGTTTATAATCATGATTACTTGGATGTTATACCAGAACAAAGAGACATATTGTACAGTACTACTAAGTACAAGGATATGTCAGTTATGTTCCCACTATTATATTCAAGGGTAGATAGTCTGAACGATATTGAAGACCATTACCAATCAATGACATCAGCTGGTAGAGACTACCAATCAATATCTGGTTCAGAGATTGTGCATGATAGTCAACTAAATGAATTTAAGATAGCTACTCATGTCAAGGCATGTCCTTTTAAGAAGAGATATTTACAAGAGATAACTCAAGATAGATATAGCTCACTTATAGCAGCTGGGTATACAAATGTACTAGTTCAAAATGGTAAATGGTATGAAGTTATGGAGTATGGTAGAATAAATGGTAACATGGACTACTTGGAAGACAAGTGGGATATTCAAATACCTTCTATAACTTATTGGGCTAAGAATGAATTAGCTTGGACTGTTAAGGATAAGGATGGTAATACATATCCACCTCTTAACCTAGTTAACAATCCATTACCAGAGAGTATGACTGCTCTAAATATTACTAGTAATTCTGACATCCCATCTGAATTAAGAGACCGAGGTTATAGTGCGGATTTCTTGTCATTAGATGTTAATAAATGGTCTAATGAAAGAAAGGAGACTAGAATTAGGGATAAATACATAAAGATTAAAGTGAGATATACTGGTGACGAGTTAGCTATAATAACAGCTTTAAAAACATTATATATCGTAAGTTATGCGTAAACTAGTTAAAAGATACCAGTGGGGAGGGACTTCAACATGGGGTCCCTACACCATTCCACAAAACAATGGGACACCAGTCTATCAGAATTTAATGGGAAAGGACTGGGCTGCTGACTTTGGTAAATCAGCTGAGCAAATAATGGCTCCGACTAACAGCTTAATTGATTTTAACGCTAAGATGGGAGACCCATTAAGTATGTCCTTGAAATTCAACAGAGATTCTAATAAGGCTATACAGGACATAAAGAGGTTTGGCGGAAACTCCTCTACTGTTACTCCTAATAGTGGAATATTTAGCAAAGCTAAGATTGGTAATACCATGAATGTGGCTGGAGGTATAGCTGATGTAGTTGGGAGTCTAATTCCCCAGAAAGAACAATCAGCACTAACTACTGGACTAAATCAAGGCTATGATGCTGCTGCCAATGCTGTGTCCGCTATACCTGGAGTTGGTACTATTATCGGTGGTGCTATGAAAGTAGGTGGAATGTTATCAGATGGCTTAACAGCTATGGGAGTTGGAACCGACCAAATGACTACAGCGGACAAGATATTAGATAGTAAGTTCCTTAAACTAACTCCAATTGGATTAGTCAATGCTATTGGAGCTAAGAAAGCCGATACTATTACTAAGGATAATGAAGCATTTGAACAAGTAGGTTCTGCCTATGGTGGAACTCAGTCTACTGTAGATGATGCTCTTACTAAGAGTGGTAAGAAGTATGGATTACTTAGTGGTGGAGCAAGGAACAAAGCTAATAGACAAATACACAATGCTCAGATGCAACAAGTTAAAATGGGTAATATAGCCGATGAAGCCCAAATGGCATTCGCAGCTTCTAACAATCCTTTACTTGGACTTGGAACTCAATTACAACTAAATGGGGGTTATCAGCAAAATACAGTAAGAGCTGGTAAGTCTGGCTTGAAGATGGACAAAGACTTTGCTAAGAGAGTAGTTAAGCTATCTAAAGGACAGAAAGAGAAGAGAAAGAAGATTCAAGAAGAGGTTAGAATGGAAGAGGTAGCTGGATTTAAAAATGGAGGAGCAGTTAATGTGATTCCAGATGGTGCTCTACACGCTCATAAACATCACTTAGAGAATGTGGATGAGAAGTTTGAAGAGGTAACTACTAAAGGTATTCCAGTTATTACAGAAGAGAAAGGTGGAGACATCAAGCAACACGCAGAGGTAGAGAGAGAAGAGATAATCTTCAACCTTGAGGTTACTAAGCAATTAGAGAAACTAATGCAGGATGGCTCTGATGAAGCTGCTATTGAAGCTGGCAAACTGCTTGTACATGAGATTCTTGAGAATACAGTTGATAACACAGGACTATTAAATACAGTTGAATAATGAAGATTGAAATAGGAGACAGAGAGTATAATGTAACTTGTGCTAGGACTGAAGAGGAAAGAATGAAAGGTCTACAAGGAGTTACAGAAATGAAAGACGATGAAGGAATGTTGTTCTTCTTCGAGGAGCCTCAGACTGTAGGGTTCTGGATGAAGGATACTAAAATTCCACTAGACATCATTTTCATTAATGAAGATATGGAAGTAATATCAGTATATCAGGGAGAACCTGAGAATGAGAATATAGCTGAGGAAGATGACGTACAATTTGTATTAGAAGTTAATCAAGGCTCTGGTATTAAAGAGGGAGATGAACTTGATATTGAAGAGGATGAAGAGTTACCCAAAATGAAGGTAATTGCCCCTGATGGTTCCACTCAAATGGAATTAGAAGGAGGAGAGAGAATCTTTAGTAGAAAGAATACAAGAACTCTAATCAGAATGGCTAAGAGGGCTTCTAAATCAAAGAGTGAGAAGGACTATAAGGCGTTGGGTAAGAGAATGTTCACTTATCTAAAGCAGCAGGACGAAAGAGAACCTGAATATGTAGAGAAGAAAGACTAAGTAAAAAATAAGGGAGGCTCACGCCTCCCTTTGTTGTTTTACCCATATATATCCCCCAGCACTTTTATACTTACCATTTATACATGATGATATACTTGAAATTCTGACTCCAGTAGCTCTAAAAGCATCACTGATTGAATCATAACTACCAATTAGATTTCCACTTTTAGTAAATTGTTGTATTTTAGATGGAAGTGTAAGTTCAGCTTTACTTATCTTATCTTTAAGTTCTTCTGCGTTTAATTCATTAAAACTCCATATAAAGTTTCCAGCCCTACTGGAATTACCAGTACATGCTCTTTGAATACAACTACGACTAATTCCAGTTAAAGTGGCAGCGTTGGAAGTACTCTTATAAACATTTATGAAGTTTCCAAGCATATCGTATTGATAGGTTGGCTTGCTTTGATTTATACTAGTCTCATTAATTTCGTCTATTTCCCATAAAGTATTATCCTTTATTACGTTGTGTTTGTAGTCCCTAAATATAGATACTACGTTATCATCTTTCATAAATAGTTCTCTTGTTATTAGATATTTACTACATAATTCCTGGATATCTCTTTCTATTCTAATATCTTCCTTACTATCTAATGTCTTTTCAGGATTTACTATTAAATCTATAACTTTAACATTTTCTCTTGCGTTTTTAAAGGACTTGATTCTCTTATTAATATCAGAACAACTCCCGATTTTATAACACGTTTGTAAGTCTATTAGGTATATCATATTTTAAAACTTTAATGCAAAGATAATGAATTAAATTCAATAAAAAAATAAGGGCGACCTAGTTTAACTTTCGTTAACTAGTATCGCCCTTATTGCTTTATATAAGGTTTAGTTGAGACATTATCTCTTTTACCTTATCTATTAAATGTTCTATATCGTTATTGTTATCTATTCTGTAATCAAAACCTTCATAATTATCTAATGCCACTTCAGAAGGATGAGTATCACTAGAGAAGGTTTCCCTATCCACTCTAATAATTATACCACCCCTTTCCTTAATAGCTTCAGCTTCAGATGGGAATCTAACATCTGGAATAATCCAGTGGTCGTCCTCACTATAGCCCATGAATAAAGCATCTACCCACAATGTTGGAGATATACTTCTACCTACTTCAGTTCCAAATCTCTGTAGAAGTTCTCTATTAGTATAATATCCTCCCTCTGGTTTAGCTATCTCACTGTTAGACATCTTAAATATATTATCCTCGAATGCCTCAACATTTACGTTAAGTATAATAGCTAAGACCTGTTTAAGTTTATCAGCATATGCGTGCTTGTACCATATACTGCCTAAGGGACTTGGACTCTTAAGTAACATCTTTACAAATGTATGCATATCCCCATCTCCGTACCTATTCCATATATCTAATGCCTTAATAATTTTACATACGGTATCCTTACCACATTGTTTCTTTCCAGAAATTCCTATTAACATTATCCTACTCTTCCTTAGTTGGGTCTACGTAATCCCAGAATGGCTTAGTTGCTCTAGTAGCTGCCACAGTATTAATTAGACCTTGATATAAAGATTTATCTCCTGATATTACACTTGAGAATGTATCTACAGTTCTGTTGAGAGTTTCAAATGAGAATGGGGTCCATTGTGTTCCACGACCAGCAATTGCATCAAGGAAATTAAAATCATAAGCGGAATTAGTAAGTATCTTGCTGCCCAGAGACAATGTCGTGTTTATTACCGCATCGTTCATTGTATCATTACCCCGCTCCTTGATATCATCCTTGACAAATTCAGCTAGTGAGCCACTAACTACTGCTCCCACAAACAATAGCATGAATAAATCGTAGAATAATTGTCGTAGATTAGATCTATATGCTCTTCTAAGATTTTCATCCTCGTTATTCCAAATATCGTTGGTCATTAGTTTCCATCCTTCTCTTACACTACCCTTCTTGTAAGACCCAACCACTAAGTCGTTTAGAACCTTAGTGAAAGTCAATAGAATACCTTCCTCAAATCGTCCTTCCCACTTATAGAACGGGAATCCTGTATCTTCTGTAGTTGCCTCATCTGTAAGTTGCCCCTTATCATCTAGTTTATGGTAATACTTTTGTCCATTCTCCTCATAGTGGACTAATCGACCTTGTAGCTTTATACCCTCCGGAGCTAAGTATTGATTCTTTTTAGAAGACCAGTACGTACACATTTGGAAGAACAATCCACCAATTAGGGTACTTTGGAACATGGACTTCTTCTCATGGGAGTAGTATCCATATATTGAGTCAGCTAGAGCCTTATGGCTTTCTGATTGTTGTACAGTGTAAGCCTTTGGCAAAGCATCTCCAACTCTGAACAGGGAACCATCTTCATTTCTAGTGTGTTCCTTAACTAACTGATGAGCCATAGTATAATATAGTGCTTCCTGTCTCTTATAGTCTGGACTAGCTGTATTACCATTGGCATAAGCATTAAATCTCTTATCCTTCTTCCAATCGTAAACTAACTTTCCATTATGGACCGAGTGTGCTTCCCAACATCCGTCACCTCTCATTTGTGCCCCAAATATAGTCATTCTATTATAGAAATCAGGTCTAGATGTGAACCTAAATGCAGCTGACCAGAAGTTCCATATTCCAGCCTGGTCAGACTTGACCTTGTCTGCATAAGTATTCATGTCCATGTCATTAAGTCCATACTGCTCGTTTAACAACTCTGACATAGATTTGTTATTACCATAATGAACGGCATCCGCTATAGCATGTTTGTAAGCCTTAACCATATTCTCTTTAGTAAAAGCTAATCCACCATCTGGCTTTCGTATTACTAATGATATATCCTTCCAAATACCATCTAAATGTTGATACATTTGCACTGGAGAAAACGCTAATGCAATTTTGGAGGCAAATCCCATCAATCCTCCAGTGATAGCTGCAAGTGGTTTACGGTCGTCAGAGATTAATGACTGATTAAATATCTTATTTCTAACATAGTCACTTAGATACTTTAGGTCATCCTCAAACTTGTCATTTAAGATAGTACCCATATCACTTAGATGGATAGCTAAAGCTTGTAATGATGGGAATATTTCGTCTAAGTGTTCCTTAGCAGAGTATGCAGTAATGTGTTTAAGCAGTAAAGTCTCAAGATTTGTCTCAAAGAACTCTGGCTTTCTATCCTCTATTAGACTCAACCTTATATCAGACCCCTTCTCCCCAATATCGAATGAGTTAGTCATTTCCCATAATTCTCCCTTACGAACCTTCTCAACCTTGACATCAGTTGGGTCTAAGAAGCCCTCTACTTTCGTTTTAGCTCTCTCTACAGCCTTCTTTAGATTCCAGTCCTGAAGTTTATCTTTTATAGCTGACAGTAATCCCTTGCTTGAAGCAATGGATGTGGCATTACCAGCAGATAGGGGTAGTCTATAATATCTAACATCTCCTGATAGCCTCATTTCTTCTAGCTCTTCCCCAGTCATGTTCTTAAACCTGTTTGAGTTAACTGTTTTAAGAAAGTATCTTAGGAACTTTCTTTGAGCCTCTGATAAACCAGTTGTTGGGTCGTCTGGATTCTTTAATAATATATCCCCATCATCAGTATATACTATCATATCTCTATATAAAGTAGCTTGATTACCTATTGTCCTTTCTTTTAAATAAGTAAAGCCCTGGTCATTCTTTAGTTCATTTACCAAAGTTCTTATCTCACCCTGTGACCTATTTACAGTATCTCGTATATTTTGGTAAGCTATAGTCACTAAGGAGGTTAACTTATTTAGAATAGGACTCTTCATATTACCAGGGTTGTCCAGGTAAGTACCCTCCATGCCAGCTTTCCATACATAGATGGATTCTAGCCACTTATCATGGTCACTAAGCTGTTGTCTAAAATCTAGACCATCTATCTCACCGATAGCCATTTCCAACATTCTATATACTTGAACGTGGGGCATACCTATCACATCATCATTAGGTCTAGTATCGTTAACGTTAGGGAATGCTTCCAAGAACTCTTTTCTAAGATTGAGAAGCTCTAACCTAAGTTGGGTTGGGTCACCAATGCAGGCATCCAAAACACTAGTAGACTCTGCAAACTTTCTCCATTTCTTATTTACCTTAGTATCATCCTTAACACTAGATATGATTTCTCTAAACCTATTATAGAATATGTCATACCTATTTGCCATTTTGACAGCAGCATCTCTTCCCTTCATATTATTAACTCCAATGGGAGCTAATTTGTCTAGTTCATTAAAGCAATATAACAGTTGTCTATTGTCTGCAGAGATACCTTCCTCTCTAAATGGGTTATATACACTAACCTCCCCCACTATAGCATTTTCTTCAAATAGGCTAGGTAAGTTGTTTAATACTAACATAGCTTCCATTAGTTCTATGTTGCCGTTAACACTTTCCATCATCAAAGAATTGGGTTTGTTCTGTGATATAATATCACTCTCAAATGCCCCAGTAAGTCCATGTCTCCCTTTTATCAATTCCCTTGACCTCTTTAGCATTGATGTACTAATCTTTACTACGTCTATTTGATTAGTGAATTTATTTCTAAGTAGGATGCATCCAAGGTACTCGGCAGGCTCACAATCCACTACTTCCCAATTAGAGTTGCAATATCTAGCCATTCTTCTCTGGAACCATCCATTAACACCTCTGGGATTGTCTGGAATTTGTGCTCTAGTAAATTCATAATAAGGATTCTCATCCTCTATAGCCTTTATTAGACCCTCCTTAATAACTTGAGTAGAGTTTATCTTATTATTAGCTATACTGTTCATTCTTCTCTTTACCATTACAAACAGCTCTTCATATGTATCAGCTTTAATAGGATAGCCACTACCTTTAGGGGAATATACATATTTACCTGTCTCCGGATTTGGCTTATCTCCCTTACCCTCCTTTATGGTCTCAGTTACCATATCATCCGTAATCTCCCCTGGGACACTATCATATCTAGGGAACCACTTAGACATTGCACTAGTCACAGTTTGTAATAAATTCTCAGTTGTAGCCTTAGTAATAAATGGTGCTGGAAGAAACTCGTCAATATTCTCCTGAATATTGATGTTAGTTTTAATGTCCTGCGTTAAATCCTCAACATGTCCGGAGTACTCACTTATCCCACTATATACCCAATCATCCCCTTCTCTCCTGAAGTCTGATAACTGGATAGGTGCTATAAACAGCTTTGAACCACTAGTATTTATTCCGTATTTCCTTAGTAGACGCTCATATACACCTAATTGATATTTAAAGGTTAGAATTTTAGCTGAATCATATCCTGCCTCAGAAGCTGTCCCTATGTAAGGTCTGGGTGATGTTTTGTAATCAATAATGTGGGCATTCCCCCTTTTATCAATTACTAGTAAGTCAATAACTCCTAGTAGCTTACTAGGATTACCAGATTCGTTTATCTGAGAAGTACCCCCAGAGACAGCTACCTCAGGTAGGTATATTAAATCTTCTCCCAATTCCCTTTGCAATGACTTCTCTAAGTCCCTACAATATTTAACAGCTTCAGTGATAACTTTACTCGGAACTAGACTAGTATCTAAGACAGACGGGAAATACGTATTAATTAAAAAGTTATCATCTGACTCTCTTATGTTTCTCCCACTCTTTGATTCACTAAAGTACTTCTGCATTACTTTGTGAAGTTCAGTACCTATCTTACCCTGAACTTTCCACTTATTCTCAATAACTTCCCTAGCCCTAGCAAACTCTTCATCACTTACTATAGGTCTAGTTTCCATATTCTCACCAAATATAGCAGCAGCTTCCTCTTTATCAAAGTTACCCCCTGCCCATCTTGGTTTAATCTCCTTCCAATAGTTCTCAGGCTTAAACTCAGGGAATAGCAAATTCCCATCTAAATTCCTAAGACCTTGCAGGAATTTATTTACACCAATATATCCATTACCGGACACATTAATGTTCTCAATATCATTCTTACCGTCCTCAGCCTCAGAGATAGTTCTACTTGCCTTAAGAGCTTCTGTATCCATCTTTAAACCCATTATAGAATCATAGGTTTGGATAGCCCTATTGCTTTTGCTGAACACTATGTCTCCATATTTAGATATAAGGTGTCTTCTTTCAAGTAAGAAGTCATCTAACTCCAGCTCAGATTGGAAGATATGCCCTTTGTAATCGTATATACATCCCATTATCCACAAAATTCTTTTAGGTCTTTATTTTTTATCAAATCTGATTTGACATTAGCTAATATTCTATGAACCTCAGCTGACTTAACATTAAGGGTTCCAGAATATTGATTGTTTGTTAGTGCAGAGCCTAGATGTTCAGATAGTTTTATCAAGGAAGAATTAAACAAGTCTCTGGGGTTCATAGTAGTTACACTCTGTTCTCCAAATAAAATAGAGTCTAATACCCTATTCATGTTGTATAACACCTTGTATAATGTTTTACTTGGTAATTTATTAATAACACTTCTCTGCCCCGTCATATATTTTGAAAACTCTGATACCAGTAATTCTTCATTTATATCAGAGTCAGTCCTATTCTTGTAATCTCTAGCCAACATTGACCTGTTAGGTAGCTCGTTCATAGTCTCCACCATTGAAAAGTACAATTGGGGGTCACTATATCTAATTGAACCCAAGAATAGATGTAGCATTTCATGTATAGGAGCGTCAATACTAGAGTTATCCATATTAATGTATATATCTCCGTTGTAAATGAAAGCATTAGTTGTTTTAGCATCATCTACTATTCCATTCCATTGCTCTGAGGACAGCTCTCCATTAGTAATCCCAATGAAGTTGATGCCGTACAGATTTGCTAACTTTTCCAGTATATTGTTAAACACACCAATATTCCTAGAAGGTAGTATAGAATCATCTATGATTATTCCTCCTTCATATACATTATCCCATCTATTGGGGCGTTTCTTAACTTGTATCGTAGAGACTTCACTAGAAGGAGTTAGCTTTACCTCTAGGTCTCTATACGTGTTGTTTATTCTAATATTAGCCTCTTTGACGTCTGTTGTTCCCGTCTGAGAGAATATCTTATCGTTCTTTACAAAGCTTGTACTATCTATTGTTTTGACTGACAAAGAACTATTTAAATAAGGTCTTGAGTCAGCTCCAGGTATCTCATCAAGTTCTGGATACCTATCGAATTTATCTACAAATGTAGACACGAAAGCATTAAATTTAAATTCAGAGAGACCAGACATCTTTAACAACGTCTGGTACTCTACTGAATTTCTGTTAAGACATACTGCCATAAATTAACAAGGATTGTCTAATAATTGAGTTATGATTGCAGAATATTGTAAACCATCAACGGTTCTAACATTCATGCCATCAACAACTCTAGTTACATAAGGTATATCTAAGTCTGATTCAGAACCACCTAAGGATTTAGCTAAACCTATCAAAGTTTCTTTACTATAGGTTTTACCCTTATAGTTTATGGATTTTAGCTTCTTATCAGAATCAAGATTAACTACAGAATTTGAATCAATTCTTATGTTATAGTCATTATATATGTCCGCAGTGTCCCAAGGATTTGTATAATTAGAGTTTTCAATAACTCTTGTATAATCCTCTAGATTTGGACCATATTGACGTCCACCAATATCACTATTATCAAAATCATCTTCAACCCAATCAGTATACTCTGCATCATATTCAAAGTCCCCATCTGTCTCAACAGCATCCATTGAGCTAGATTTCCTTACAAATAAGTGATACTTCATATCTGCATTATTATAGTCTCTGACATAATAACCAGAAGAGTAATTGGTATCTTCAATAGGTGCACACCATTTTTGAACCTCTTCATAGGAGAAGTCTACACCTTCAACTAACTTAGAGTTAGAATCTAATATAGAAGTAAACTTATGAAATTCCTCAATTAGTGGTGAGGATTTTGTTCTAATGATGTCCTCGAAGATAGTAGTTAAAGAGCTTTGAGAGACAGTGTTATTAAAGTTTATTAGGTTGTAATAGAAGAAGAGGTCAGTTAGCGGATAGCCTTGATATGCAGGAGCACCTTGTAATTGATTAAAGGCTCTCTTATACCTATTCAAGCGTTCTATCTCTGATGTAGACTTAGGTAACATGTTTGTTAACAAAGAATACACAAAAGCTGCATTTCCACTAAGGGTTCTATCTAACCTAATAGGGCTTAAAGACTGTATAAACTCGTTAGGTTCTATATCCTTTAATTCAGGAATTACCACAGAGTCCATCCACATCTTAAATGACTCATTACCCCACCTTGTTCCCAACATGATAGGAGTATCACCTTGCGTAGTAAATGTGTTACCAATACTGTTCATAATAGTAACACCTGCTGGAATTGTAATTACTTTCTCAGAAGTTTTCATCCAAGTGTTTCTAAGAGTCATATCGCAGAACGATTGTAGCTTCTTATAAACATTAGACCTTTCTTTACTACTATAGAAACTACCATCCTTGATAATTCTAGGACCTAAATCCCTCATCATTCTGTACTTCGACATAATCATGTAGTTACCTTCCATATCCATATGGAAAGCCTCTAAGTAGCCTCTATAGTGAGGTACTGACCAAGCTGCGTCTAATACATTAAATGAGTGTTTTAGTCCTCCATATAGGGCGATTAAAGCATTTCTATACTCTTCGTCAGACATGAACTTACTAAAAGAGATTCTGTACGGGTTGTCCTCATTGTTGGTGAGATTTCTCAACTTTGATATAACGTCAGAAACCTTCATAACCATTCCTTCAACCATTACAGTTGACTCCCTCTCTTCACTTGTAATCTCCCTAATTCTATCCTCAAAGATTCCCTCAAATTTATCAATAAACTTGAACTTATCTTCTACTTTATTAGGAAGACCTTGATTAAGAGCATATATACTTCTCAATCTGCCCATTTCAGATGCACCTTGAACTAACTGTTTTATTGAGTCAATAGCCCTGTATTGTATTCCCTCAGAATTGACAATTATATCATTATTTATAATATGAACAAACCTGATATAATCAGACAACTCTTCCAGAAACTTGTACATTGAAACTTTATTCATAGAGGCATCCATAGATTTTACTGCCTTTCTTAGGCTATCAATCAATTCGTGACCTTTTGACAAGTCTGAGAGTCTATACTGTAACATCTTACCTATTACGAAGTCAGATGCATCTGTACCAGACCCAAACACTTTCTTTAACGTAGACACAAATTCAGGGTCTAACTCTCCAATACTTGGACCATCTTCAATATACCTAATAGCACTAGTGATGGACATGCCATCCCTTCTGTTAAATACATTAGGGTCCATAAGCTTAGAGAGGATGCGGGCAGTTTTAGACATCATAGTGCCAGCCAAATCACCTAGAGGGATACCAATGGCTGTACCATAGGTATATAACCCCATCATGTTAGGACCAGCATTAATCTTAGCCAATATTGGGTCTTTAGCATTATCAGTTGCAGCTGACATTAACGCTGAGAATACTAACTTAGCATCAGTGTCATTATCTACGTTTTGTAATGCATCCAGTACTTCTAGATTCTGCACAGATTCTAGGTTACTAGTGTATGAATTAGCTAATAGTCTAAATCTCTTACCACAAACAACTCTATTGAACAGTAGTTCAGATTGTTTCATTGCATCTCCACTATTTAATGTAGTATTATAATAGTGAGTTAAACCATCATATACCTTAATAGCTGATGCAACTATACCTACATTCTTCTTACCAGACTGGAAATCATACATGGACTCATACTTGTTTACTACATTACCAGGAGTAAACTGCAAAGTTCTCTGACCCTCCGTAGACCCTTTAGCTATCTCCTTCAACAGGGCTACAGCATCATCAATAGATGATTGCGATTGCATCAAGTTAATAGGATTATCACTAATCTTGAACATGTAAGAAGATATAAAGTTCTTAATCATGTCTTCTGGGTTGCTAGAGTTTCTCACATATAGATTATGTCTATCAACTAGCTCTTTTATCTTATTAAACGGAAGACTAGAACCTTTAGGAATGTATAACTTACCACCATTCTTCTTAATCATCCTCAAGAAGTTCGACAGAGATTGTATTGAATTTAGAGAATTATCCAAGTCATACTCCGGCAAGAATAACACTTCTGAACCACTAAAGTTAATCAATTTACCTGAACCTACAAAATCATATGCCCAGTTAGTTAACGCTGCGTCACTAGTCTCAACTAACTCTAGCTCTTCATTTGTAGGGAATGGTAACTTCTCAGATTCAACTAGAGCATTCTGTGAACTCAAGTTAAAGTATGGACTCCATCCAACATACTTACCTGTCCTATCGAATGAGTATCCTAGTAAGGAAACTTTATCAATATCCAAGTCAGAACCTTGCAACCAGAACTGGAAATAGTTAACGTAAGCAGAGTTCGTGTCAGTTTCATCAAACCCAACTACCCGCATAGGCATAAATGACTGCATAGATTGAGCAGGAATACGAGCTGCCAGAACATCTAGTGATTTAATAAAAGATGTATACAGCTCTGCAGCTGCATCTCTTATAGCATCAATGCTCGGGTCTTCTATTTTAGCTCTGGGGTTAGTTTTCAGTTTTTCAATACTCTCTGAATATAGCTTATTTATATAAGTTATGATGTCAGTGGAGTCATTTTTACCCATGTACTTAGCAAACCTACTAGCCACCTTAGACTTAGAGCTTAATATAGGCTGGATAATCGTGTTAACATCCTTACTCACGGCAGCACTGTTAGATACCCTTATAGTATGGTAATTAAAGGAGTCAATATAGAACTGAGTGTTACTAGTAACAATTATCTCATTACCATTAACGTCAGTGTATATTCTATCAGACTCGTCAGATAGTCTATGCAACTTCTCTCCAGAACTATTAACTCTATAAAGTTTATTCCCATCCCATCTAGTCTCAATCTCTGTAGGACTTAACCCAGAATCCCTATAGACTCTTTTGTCTACTAGGTACACGTGCTTACCGTTTAACCTTTTTAGCTCAATGTCAAAATCTGCATCATCAACCTTACTTTCCCAGTTTGACAACATCCTCTTTAAGAAGAACGTGTCATCATTTTTGATAGTAGCAAGACTATCACCCCTCTTTAGTCCAAACCTACTTGCGTAAATTTTAGGCATTATTAACTCAAATGGCTGAGTTTGTAGGGAGGATTTGTCCACTTGTACGTTCAACCCATTAATGGATACATAGTCGAGCTTACCATTACTAACTGCACTCAAAGCATCCTGAAGTCCTCTTCTTAAGAGTATTCTTTCCTTTGGGTCAGTAGAGGAATAGAGATTCTTAACCACATCCAAATCCCACATGTTGTAGAGATGTCCTTCTACATCTCTAAATGTGAAATTATAAGATGCCAAGTCTCGACCAGCAGTAACATTCTCTACAATGTTGAACTCTTTATTAGCTAGCCTGTCTCTTAAATTCCAGTACTGCTGAGGGGTTTCTATAAACTCTGTAGAAGTGATACCATCTACGGTAATTGTATAGTACCTACCAAGCCTCAATTCTGACAAATTTGTTATAGGTTTTGAATTGTACAATTCCTGTAGCTTCTGAATTTCTTCATCGTTATTGAATGAATCATACATCCTATCCCCATATAATTTCCAAATCTTATGAGAGGGATTTAGTACTGCCAAGCTACCATTAAATTGCAGTCTAATGGCTGCCTTAGTAATAGTAGATGATATAGCAGAACAAAGTCCATTAAAGATACTTGGGTCACTACATGGGATTACACCTTCAACATCCTTGTACTTTATCAGCTTACCTGCCTTAGTATCAGTTATTAATGTGTCCATGATAGCCTGCATAAGATTTCCATCTCTACTAGTACTATTCTGGATAGACTTAACTATTGTGGAGATTATAGCATCTTTGAACTTAGTAGAATCACTATTATCCATATACTGCTTAAACCCCTCAACGTAGTCATTAATACCTGCTTCAGTTAAAGCAAACATAGCCTCATAAACCTCTCCAGCTTGTTCTGAAGTATATCCCCTTGATGATAAAGCGTTAACTACCTGAGTCATAATAGACAGTGTTGATTCATCAGCGTTATGCTCTGCATCTAACTGAATACCAATGTCAGTAGTTTTGAACTTCATGGTCAAGTATGGGTTATCGTCAAAATAGGCATGCTTTAGGTTCACATTGGCTGCACCTTGCTTAATAGCTCCTGCTGTTACTACATACTGGATAGAGGACCATTTCAGCGGTTGGAATACATCTGACTGAGAAACGACAGAGTCGGATAGCTTAACTCCCACATTATTAACAGCTTTAACAACATTCCTCACTGAAACTTCAGATGGTATTAATCCATCCTCTGATTTAGAATAGGAGTTCCATCCTCCAAACATTTGATATAGACCAAAGTTTGTTGTTACTGGATAGAGAGTTGTTCCACTAGCTGTAACTCTTGGACCTTCTCCAGGTTTTGGAGTAATCTCAGCTGGAAGTTGTCTTACAATAGTACCATCAGGTTCAACCTCAGACTTAATAATTATATATGTACCATCCTCAGGTACATAAGTAATACTATTAATCATATAGAATTTACCATCGGTACCCTTATAATAAACATCCTCGTAAGGTATAGGATTACCTTGGAAATCTACCAACACACTCCCATCAAATAGTGCACCTTCAAACTCCCATGTCTTACCCCACATCTTTCTAACCATTCTCTGATAGAACTTGCTATTCTTCATAGTAAAGTTAGTAAGAGCAAATCCTGCGGTCTTAATAATACCTCCAGTAGCACTACCTTCCTTATAGAAGTGAATAAATGGTTTCTTATCCACGCCCGCCTTAGCACCACCAAGAGAATTATTCTCCAGATACATTGTCTCAGGGGATACAAATGTACTACCATCATACTGCTTAGTTCCATGCTCATCATAATCACCCATAAGGTTATATGTTGGAGCAGTGTCATCCTCGATAACAGCAATTGTATACTCAGGTAATATACCATTTATTAAACCTTGAAGCATGACCTGCTTAGCAGCTGTATATGATACATTCCTCTTGTGCTGAGCAATATACCTTGCAGCTTCTTCCACTAAATCATTAGGATTTGATGTAGCTTTCTTTGCAGGATGATTAGCATGAGTACCAACTGTAGAGAGTACGTACTCTTGGCTAAGAAGATAGTCTATTACATTAAACCTGGCTAGGTCAGGATGTAGTTGTAACTCTCCACCTCTTACCTCTAAGAATTTGGAAAAACTAAATCCAGGTGTGCCCCAGTTATAAGTTATTCCGTTTTCAGTATAACCCCCAATAGAGTATAAGTCAGACCATTTAGTAATATCAAAAGTTTTACCAAAGTTGGTATATTTAGCCAATATCACTCTTTTGGTAGAGAATCTCACCCAGTCCTTATTCTTGGCTAGATATACTACCTCTGGAGTGGTAAGAGCGTTACCTCTCTCGTCAGTGGTTTCAATCATGAAATCGTTGTCGAGCAAGTCAGTTAACAATTCCACCTCTTTAATCCTCCAGAAATCCTTACTGTTAGTAAGCTTACCGAATACTTCCTCTACATTGAGACCAGCCTTAGTAAAATACTCTGGATTGAATCTGTTAGTGAGGGATACTAAGGTTCTGTTGAATGACAAGGTCTTACTCCCTTGGAATGATACTTCATCCTTAATTTCAAGGTTCCTACCCTTAATGATGTCCTGATATACCCTCAATACCTCCTCAAGAACCTTCCTCGAATCCCCCCCGTAGACACTATTTACTTCTGCAAAATTAGTCATTGGGTTGAACATGGGGATTATCCTCTTACTAGCTAATAGAGGGTATTGAGTTGGATTATCAAATACCAATGAGGTGTCAATACTTCTCAGTGCAGCGTTTAACTGCTCCCATTCAGAAGTTATGGAGTTTATTATCTTAGCATAACAATCCCCAAGCTCCTTGTTAATAATGGCTATGGTTTCGTCTTTTGTTAGGTTCGCGTAGGGCTTACCAAGCTCACTGGTAGACTTTAAATTCTCAACCATGTGAATCAGAGAAGACTTGTCTGAGATAACAGAAGGAAGGAATGCAGCATCTGTGTTACCAACTATATTACATAGATAATTGCTTACAAATGCAGTATAGAAAGACTCTGACATATTGAAGTCAATGTGCTTCTTGCTGCCTACCTTACCTTTGTATTCTCTCGATATTGCCATCCCTCTGTGAAGGAAGGAGTTATTCAGGAGGGAGAATGCATTAGTAGCAGAACTTGGATTCATACACTGGTCTACCCATTGGCTTCTATAATTAGTACCTAACATAGACATAGCAACTCCAGACAGAGCACGACCCTCCCCATCCCTAGCTATACCACTTACATAAGCATCTGTAGTCATAGCATAAGCTGCAGCAACATCTTCCATTACTGGAACGTAACTAGGTAGAAGAATACCAATATCTTTAGAACCTCTCTTTATGGAAGTCAAGTTCTCAGTACCGAATACTTCCTCTTGCCTTCTCCTAAATTCCTGAGTACTAGTTTCTTTAGGGACTAGATTGTGAGAGAAGTAAGAGTTAAAGAAGATACTTGTGCTAAGTTGGAGTAAATCACTAATAGCCGATTCATACTGAATATTTCCATTCTTTGTCTTTAATGCAAGATAGCTTTCAACTAGAGGTCCATCAGAGACGAAATCTAGATACAAGAACTCCTTAAAGAAAGGAAGTGCCTTATCCCAATCTTCTTTACCATTGAATGTTGTTAGAGGCTTATCATCCCTTGATATGGAGAAAGCATTAGACCTCTTTGCCTTAGGATTAAATTGAATGGATACATTTAACTCTGGAATCTGAAATCTAAACACTGAAACAGTCTTCATTCCCTCCTTAGGGTCTGTAACCTTATCTTCCTCATATCTAGGATTGTATTTAGCAACCTTAGGTTCATACTGCGTAGGGGCTGTAATACTCAGAGCTGAAGAAATACTCCTCTCAAGTTGATTTCTCAACTGCCTATTAAGGTTATCTCTTAGAGTTGCTCTAACTATATTACCATCTTCATCAACTCTGTATTGCACAAAGTCAAGAGGACTGGCTGTAGCTACTAACTGGCAGATGAATGAATAATAGTTGGTATCAAGAACATTGTTCTTGTAAATCCCAAATAGAGAGTGATTACCATCCCCGAAAATTCCTTGTTTTAATGAGTATACCAAGTTCTTCTCTATACTCCTAAACCCCTTAAGCAGTTCATAGTTACTATTAAAGAATGATTCATCACACAATAGTTCAAACAGAGCATGATAGTTCCTTAATACATCACCAGCACTAGCTGAGGATAATAGTGTATAGAAGGACTTACCCTCTATTAAAGGACGTATATGCTCAAACTGTGGGTACTTTAGGAAGAACATTCCATCGAATGTGAGGGCAGGGTTATGGATGTCAGGAGAATTAGTTAAACTCTTAACTTTAGATATGATATAATTAAATGCATCTAGTTTAACCTTCTTGTCAGCTATAGGTGTACTATTTCCCCAAGAATATGTGGGAGTAGTCTCAACTAACAACTTGGTTATATCAGACACATGGTCATTCATATTTACATCTTTCTCCTTATCACCCCAGTTCCTGCTATTGTTAGCTCCAGTACTCGCAAGGGAATATCTATCTTCTGGACTGTACTTAGGAAAATTCTCATTAATTTTTAAGACTCTTCCTAATTTAGAACTAAGTAAATCATCAAAGTGGTTTAATACAACTAGACTGTTATATGCCTTAATAAACTTCTTATCAGTAATCCTATTTCTAGAATATATTCTTCTGAGGTCGTCAGCCGTAAAATGAGAGTGGTGGAGAAAACTCTCCCCAATAGCATTAAGCTTACTGACTGCATCTAAGTATACCCCATCCTTCCACATAGTAAGACTTGATAACTTCTCCAAAGTGTCTTGTGCATCACCAGATGGAAGTTTAGAATATACATCCTTTAAGTAGGCAACTACATCCTGCAAAAGAGTTTCCTGATAGTCTCTTAGTGCCTCATTAATCTCGTGTTCTGTTCTTATAACTTTACCAGATTCCCTGTCTACAAGGAAACACTTAACAATATTATCGGTAACACTAGCCTCCATTGCTGAAGCGATTTCAGTTGCAGTACCATAGTTAGTTACTATGAATCCTCTAATTCTCTGTTTTGCGTCAGCGTTGCCCTGAGGGTCATCTAAAGCATCCAGCTTTGTTGGATTCTCCTCAGCAGTGTCATCAATATTACTACTATTTCCAGAGAGATAAGTAGTCATATTAGATGGAACAATGTCATGTAATGCTGGAGCAATCTCCATAACGAATGCATCAATAAAGTCTGCAAGGTCGGAGAGGGATGTAATATCATACCCCTCTCCTATCTCTTTCAGACCATTAATAAACATCGCCTTTCTACTAAATTCGTCTTTCTCCTCCCAGATTTCCTCCAACATGTCTTGTAACATGTCTTGTAAATCTAAGTTAGAGTCATTCTTGTTAAAATTACATTTACTCATGGTTATAATTTAATTTTTATAGTTATTGGACATGAATTGTCAGTAGTGTTTAGACGAGCCTTCTCATCTTGCTTAGACTGTAAGAAACTAACCAAATTCTGAAGCATGTCTCTCTGAGAACCCCCAAATTGGTCAATCTCCTCACTCATCCTTTTTATCATTTTAGAAGTCGCCCTCATAGCATTAACTTCCTTATTAAATGCTTCCACACCTCTTGCAGATTGTACCTTACCTAACGTAGCGAAGTTAAATACACTAAGAATTTTCTTATATTCAGCTACCTCTTGCAATGAGTTTACAGCAAAGGCAGTAAGTGGAGTTCCTTCTCCCATTCCTACCTGTTTTATTAAAGTAACCTCGTTATTGTTTAAGTTAAGCTCTGCACTAAAAATTTCATTCCCCAAAGTTAAGGTAAATTTGTGAATATTTAAACCTAATTGGGAAATATCTGAAATGGTGGAGTTAGACACATCGAGGTTAGATGGTTTAGTACTTATATAAATATCAGAACCTATAGGTATTACTAAATGGTTAGTTCTTCTATATACGTCCAAAACTTGCTCCTTGGATAGCGTCTGCAATGTATCTATATCTATTTCTGCCATAGTAGAGGTAGATGCCTTAATGTTCATTGACTTGAAGACAGTATCAACTGTAGGTTTAGAGACTTCCCCAATGCGGGAATGACCTGCTAAGTACTTACCGTTATCTCTACTACCTTTGAAGTTGCCATTATCAGTCATCTTACTAACTATAACCTCTAATAGAGGATTCACGTTACCGTAAAATGAAGGGCTGTCTATCTTACCATTTATCATAAATGGATTGTTATTAATAGAATAGCTACCTACATCATAAACTGCATCCAGCACAGTGGCATCTGTAGAGGATTTGTCATACTGTATATTATAGAATATTCCAGGGATTCTGTTCTGACCTAAAATATATTCTACAGAGCGCAAATTAGCTTCCTTGAATATTCTGCTAGTACTATCGGCGTTTGGAGGATATACTGAACCTAGTAAATAGTTTTGAAGAGCCTGTCTAGCTGTAATATTAGCGTTCAAACCTTTAATATCTACGGGGTCATTGAGGATTGCCATCTGGGCTTTAGTATCCCCTTCCGCGTTATTAAGCTTTCCAATTAACTGCATTATACCATCATATGCAGTGGTGTTATAATTCAAGTCACTCTTTTCGAATCCTGGCTGAGCTGATAATATCTTAACAATTCTGTAAGCAGTAAAATCATTACCTATTCTCTTAATAGAGCTTTTATCTCCAGAAACTATACTTAGTAAGTTGTCAAAATATTCTTTAACAGATGCCTTAGGAGGAACTACATAGACTAGCTTCACCTTCTTCTCTATAGAATTATCCTCAAGTTGCTTGTAGTAATAAGTTTCAAGGTCTGAACCCCTCAGCATTATATCATTACTAACAAAGACAAAGGGATGTCCTGGTTTAGCAAAATTGATAGTCTTTCCTCCGAACGTATAAACACCTTTAGGTGATAACTTAACCTTAGAAATAGTTGTTCCTGGAACCTTTGACAGTTCGTCAAGTGTTATCCACTTGCCCTCATACTTTAGATTACCATTATACTCATAGTCCATGCCCTTAACAATGTTCGTCACAGTCGGACCTTGCGATTTAAGTCCTCCCGCTAACGTCCAGTTAGCATCTTCAACATAGAATACACCATTTGAGTTAAAAGTATATACTTTTAGGAAGTTTATTAAAGCACTTCCCCCTTCAATAGATGGGTTAGCCTGAATAAACTTAATAAGTTCGTTGAATCTATCATACATAGTAATGCTAGGATTTCTCCTTAAAATCTCGTCATACTCATCCTTAATTACCTTAAACTTATCATTCTTAAACACAGTTACTGGGTTGGGAAGAATGGCTAAGGGTAATTCTAGCACATCGTTAGTACCTTCTCCTATAATGATAGACAGAGTCTTTAGTTTAACGTTCTTGCTTTCTTCATCCTCAGAGAATATATAATTCAAAGATTCAGAACCAACATCCTTCCTAAACCGACCCCAGTCTGCATTGTTAAATGTGCTAGCAGAACTCTTGAATGCAAATGTACAATAAGCATCATTACCTAAACCAAGTAAAGTTTTAATCTTCTTAGTAAGGTCACCTTTATCAGAAGTGTTAAATACAACACTTCTCAAGTTACCTATTATTTGGTCAAAAGCCTCCTTATTCTTTACTGGAATTCCAGACAACTTATTCAGTCCAAAATAACTGTCCAGTCTCCTACTGTTCTCTTGAGTTACTATTAGATTACCTTTCTCATCAAATGCTGTTCCAGATTCAAATGTCGGGAACGTATACATCAATAAATCAAGGATAGTTTCAGCCTTAGTACCTGAAGTATGACTAACTCCAGTTGTAGGTGCAGGAGGTGGAGTAGTATCCTCACTTGAGGCAAGTGTCTTATTCCTCATGTCTTCCTCAGTAGGAAGACCATTATTTGTAATAATTACTGCCTCCTTAGTACCATCGTCAGTTACAGTTGTAGCTACCTCTGAAGTTAATCCAACTTCTGGAGTTACAGTAACAGAAGGTATAGTAGCATCCTTCTCCCTACTAATTAGTTTAGTAGGTTTACTATCTAAGGTAAGTCTATTTAACATATCCCGTCTTTCAGAAGAGAATACCTTAATTCCCTCCTTAGATAATTCACTAACACTAGTAGAAGGGTCTTGGATGGAAATTAACTGGTTAGAATTACTAGTTCTATAGTCATCTTTGGTATGTAGAACAATACTTCCCTGTATAGCTCTAGAGATGCCAGTATAGAGGTCGTCCCAATATTCCTCATTCTCTAAGCCAGCAGAGTCATCAATTATGTAATACTTACCTTCTAGACCTTGTGAAGAGTTACCTTGTTTAAAGTCTATTTTATCCTTATAAGTAGCACTAGAGAGGAGATTGTATATCTCAGTATCAGTGTCATAGTAAATAAATCCTATTTTTTCATCTGGATTCATACTACTAACCATAAGGTCAATATCCTTTTTGACTAGTTCTATACTGTATGGTGTTGAGCTACTTGCATCCTTACTGTTATAAACCTTAGTTCCAAATAGTCCGGAATCATCTTGGTAGTAGTGCATTAATATATCAGAGCCATAGTTGTTGTTCCTCAAGTCAGGTAGAATGCTCTTAAGATTATTAAGATTAACTGTTACCTGCTGGTTGTTAGACCTCATTGATACACCTAGCTTTGTACATCTTATAAAGTTGCGACGCGCTAGTTGTATTGTATTCCTAACATTTACACCTTTAAAGTTGATTAAGTGTCTTCCAATAGCCTTACTCTGGTCGAAGTCCCCAGCTACAATAACCGGAACACCATACTTCTGAGCAAATCTATTAATTAAATCCATATCAACAACGGTATATCTTGATACCTCATCAATGAGGATTAGTGATGGTGCTTCTGAAATTTCATTCACTTTAAAATTAGACCTAGTAATGTTATTGTCGTCGAAGTATATATCACCATCATCGACTATTGATACCATAACATCATCCTTAGAGGATGGGTCTACTTCTTTAGATGATTTCTGAGGGTAATCTTTAAAGTCTCTCCACTCTTGTGACACTCTCTTCATAAGATGCTCTCTGTCTAGAGCTGTGGCTGAGTCAAGACTCAAATTGGTTTTCAAGGCACTAGCACTATCTTCAGTAGCATGACCAATCCAAATACTCTTTAGAACTTCTGGATGATATTTCTTTAATAGTACAATAAGGTTATTAAATACTCCAGTAGTCTTGCCACTTCCAGGAATACCCTCAATAAACGTTACTCTGGCAAATCTTGGAGCAACTAAGGAATCAAGTACTCCTTCTCTAAGAATACCATCCCCATATTTAGACTTCCACTCAGTATCTGTCATGGAGTTAGCGTAATTCTTTAAAGAGGTATTTACAGCATTACAGAAATCCTCTATTACACCCCCATTAAGTATTGAAGCATATCCCAAATAGGTAGCCAATTCCTGAGTTGGGATAGGAGCAATTTTATCACTAATAATGGACCTATACTCCTCATAGAAGTCGGAAGCTCTAACAGCAGCTCTGGAAGCAATATACCAGACTATAGCATTATCATCTATATTAGTAGACTTAGAGTTTAATGACTCTACGTTGTCATTCAGGGTTATAAGCCCAAAATCATCAACACTAATAAGTTTAGACAAAGCCTCTGGGTCTTTTACCTTATCGTTATTAGCTTCAAAGAAATCATATATAGCATCATCTAGCTTCACCATTTCAGATTCGACTTGAAATCTCTCCTCCTTACTAAGGTTAACCTTTTTTGTTGCAGATATTTCTTCAAGTTTACTTAGGCTACTTATTACACCCTCGAACTCAACCTTCCCTGCCCAATCATTAGGAATATTAAGAGCAAATCTCTTTATTCTATCATAAACAAGTATATTCTTGTTGTTAGCAGTTCTTGTCTGCTCTCCTAACTTTTGAGCATTATTAGCTGCAATGACCTTTTGGAAAGTCTTAAAGCGCAACTCAATCCCTTCTAAGTCTTGCATCATTGCATCGGCTACACTAGATTGTAGCTCTGCAAGATTTGCTTCTGAGTCTAATTCATTTATGGTAGTATTCATACCGTAAAGGTTCGACAAGTCAGCGTTATCTACTCTAGCACTAAGCAATTGAGCTTTAAATACGTTAATTACCGAAAGTGCCTCAGTAATTTGGTCAAGTCTCTCATTATTTAGGTTAAAATTAGATAAGTCTTCCATATGCTCTCTTAGAGAGGCATCAGTTTCCTCAAGGATTTTTGATACCTTAATATCAGAGTCAGTAGTACTTAGAGAGAATTGGTCTAGCAGTTCAATGATATTTGAATGCTTTAGCTTGCTAATTTGAGATTTGGCTGCTTCCATCTTAGTTGCATTTATATATCCAATCTCATCCCCATAATATTCAGCTTGATTAATAAAATACCAATATGCTGAATCCAAAGTACTACTTAGTACCCTCTTTAGTTCTGGATTGATATATCCCTGATTTATAATAGGCTTGGTAATAGCTTCCATATGTGATGCCAGGAACTTACTTACTAATCCATTATATTGTTCAGTTTGCATCTCTACTGTGTAGTCTTCCGTTATCGGAGTATTTATAATATCAGCAAAAGCAGCTCTTTCAGACTCAGTTCCAAAAGTAGCTAACAGAGGTTCAATAATACCCACGGATGAGTATGCATTAAATTCTGACATCTGCTCCGAGAAGGATTCGGAGTCTTTTATTTCATTGAGCTTATCAACATACTTGTTTAATCCCGACTGTAATGTTCCCAATACAGAGTGTAGATTCTCATCAAAGCTCTCGTAATACTTTAAGCTATGATTTTGGAATAATGGAGCAACTACTTTGGCTACAGATTTATGAATTGAAGCAGCAGTACGTACTGCATCTTTAAATCCTGAGTTCTTCCATCCATCATATTCTTTTGATATTTCCTCCAATTCATTCTTAGGAATATCAGTTACCTTTTTACCAGTTTTATTCTCAGCATACTGTATAAGAGTTGGAGATAAGTAAGCACTACTAACAGCAGTAGACATCTCGAACAGAGACTCATATATGAGCTGAGGTGCTAACTCTCCCTTCATGTATGCTTCCTTCCTTTCGATTGCAGCCTTAAGCTCACCCTCTATTCTACTTCTCTCAGCCTTAGTAGCCTCGTCTCCGTTCTCTTTAACCTGAGCATCTGTAGGACCACCGTTCTCCATACGCTCCTGGGTTCCACCTAACGTATTAAGTTGATTAGTCAGAGTTACAATCTTTTCACAAACACTGTTATAGTCCTGTAAGTAACTAGCTGCTACACTACTATTCCTTAGTGCAGAGAATCTTAAATCATTAAGGGTTTGTGTGTCAAAGAAAGCATCATCACTAATAGTAGCACCCTGTGCAGCTAATGTGTCTGTAATAAATTTTGCTATTCTTCTAACCTCTGACTTAGCAGCAAGGTCTTGGTTATCAGAGTCAGTACCCTGTGCCCATACCTTCTTACCATCTACGCCATCTACAAGTTTAGTAGCTGAGAGGTATTTATTCCCAAGTTCCATTTTATTTACTAGCTTTAGGAAGTCATTCATCTTACCGTTTCTAGCCATGTAGACAAGTTGTTGTATAGCCTGTCTATTGTCTATATTCTTAAGTTGCCTTGCTTCTCTAAGGTTAGGTAAAGCATCAAACATACCACCACCTAGCATGCCGCCAACAAATGACATACCATATCTGTCAAACATATTATCCCATGCTTGTAACGGAGGTGTATCACTACCGGCTAACCACATTCCAAGATTGGTAACAGACTTAGCAAAGTCATATAATAGTTCCTCTGATACCTCTTCTATACCTTCCCCTAGGGCATTAGCAGCAGTAGCTTTAAGTCCACTTTTTCCTACAGAATAATTAGATTGTGCTATATCCTTACCCAGATTGAATATCTTCTTCATCCACTCAGTCTTCTGAACTTTAGAAGCATTATCAATAGTCTTTCTTGAACCTTCTGTTAGGGTTCTAACCACTTGCCTCATTTGTTCCTTATCCATTCTAAGCTCTGGAAGTATCCATTCTCCTAACCTACTGTTGATGATTGCATATTCACCAGCAGCATATCCTAGAGTGAGTAGTGCAGCTTCTAAATCACTAGCACCTTGCTCTTTAGCCTCTCCATAGGCGCCTTGAACTGTAATACCAGTCATATATGCTTTAGATAGAATCTCCCCTATCTTATTATAGCCTTTCATATAATTCTCTAAATCGTTCTGAGCTTTCAATGCTGTAACAGCTTTTAACTCTCCCAGTTGCTTACCCAATTTAGATATGTCTTTTTGGGACAATTTAGTATAGTCTTGTAGTGTAGCCCACTTCTTTTGAAACTCTAGCTCCTTTTTAGCTATTCCAGCTTCATCCATTAGACTGCCCTTTACTATGGCTGGTGCATATTTAAATATCCACCTTTGTTCGTATAACTGCTTAAATACATCACCAGCCAAGTTGATGAAGTTCTCCATAGACCAGGCATTGTTCTGACCATACTCTGAAGTCGTAGGTTCCAAGGATTTAGCAAAGCCCTCTACAGATGAAAGAAACTTATTGTCACTTCCTGAGAATACCTTACCCAGAGTAGCTAGAACCTTAGTTGTTTCTAAAGCAATTCCGGCACCTATATACCAGGGGCTAACTCCAGGGATAAACATAGGAAGGATTGATACTGCGTTGCGAACCAAGGAACCAGTGATGCTCTTATCAACTCCATCTGAATCAAAGAAGTCATATTTATTAATTGCAGAGCCGTCGGTAGTTAGGGTGTTCAGTTTTGATAAAACCTTTCTTCCGTACACGTCCCTACCGTCTAGGTTCTCATAATAGTAAGTCCCATTCTCATTTAATTTCAACTCTCCCTTCTTATGCTTAACCACCTCTTTAGAGATTGGGTCTACATGTTCACCATCCTCATCCCACTGTGCCATAACTCTAGTGTCCCAGAAGTCTGTCCAGAATGAATCATTTGGAGCATCGTGCCATACTGGGCTAGCCCCATTAGATGCACCTATAGGATTAGCTAATACTTTCTGTGCTTGGGCTATTTCATCAGCAGACATAGTAGGAGCATCAAGTAAGTTCAATCTTCTTACTCCTCTCTTCTGCCTTAGAGGATTTGCTTCCCTAGACAAGTAAATATCCGGACCCTTCCTCCTTTGTTCTGGCTCAGCAAAGATATTGTCTCTGTGGAACGTGGCTTGACTTACCACATCTTCTTGATATGATTCATCAGCCAACTGATTATAGGTCTCAGCCATGTATTTATATATATTATCAAACTTGGCTTCATCAAATTTACCATCAGTTTGAAATGCAGGATTATCTTGAATTTGTGGAATGTTCTTATAAACACTTGCATCTGCTAATGAAGTGTTAGTGGCATCTAACCCTATTGCCTTAAAATCAGAGATAGAAAAGGTAGGATTAGATACTCTATTTAACAGCCAATCATTTTCCTTTGAATTTGTCATATTACTAGATTTTTACAGTGTAGATAGTGAAGGACTTGGCACATATGTTTGTAGCTTTTGTTTCTGTTGCTCCTTAGCTTCTATAGTCATGGCATCATTACCTTGCATTGTAGGATAATGTCCTGAACCGAGGGAAGCATTAATAAGGTTCTGCCTTACTGGAATGTAAACAGAGCCCGAGTATACATTGTTACCACTAGAGAATATACCAGGTTGGCTCATCTTAAACGATGAGTCTGCAGCTTTTAATATTCTCTCTATACTCTCCCTTTCGTTAATGTCAGTAACCTCACTAAGGGTATCATCCATTGTCGGGTCTTCTACAAATGCAGATTCATCTGCTGAAGCATCCAACACAGCAAATCTACCATAAGCACTGGCATTTATTTGCCCATTTATATACTTATATGGTAGTTTATACTTAGCATAGATTTCATTTTTCTGAGCTTCGTCCTTTATATCTCCTTCTCTAATCTCATTCTCAGCTAACTCTAATCTCTTTAGTGAATCAATGTCAGGTTTAAGTATCCCTGACTGTATCGCCTGGACATCAATAGGGAGGTCAACTGCAACTACATTAGAGCCATCTATAGCAACCCTGCTCCTTTGAGAGGAGTTTAGTAACTGTCCGCCCATTGTAGCATTCTTGAAATCTAAAACTCCAGAGAACGTACTTCTTGCAGCATCTTCCAATGTGGCACTTCCTATTGTTTTGCCAGAAGTATCAACTAGTGGTGCGCTATTACCTGGAAGATTTAAGCTATATGAATTTCCATTATTAATTTTATGGTTTTTAACCTCTCCTAGTCCAAGTAGGAATGCTTTAGCAGGGTCCGTGATATTATTGTCTTTACCGCCTGAGGTTTTAGAGTTCCCGCTAGCGTCCATCTTCTCCTGCAAGTCAAGTTTTAATGTATGCTCCCCACTTAACGCTGATTGAGTTAGAGACATTAATAACTTTTTAACTCCTTCTCCAGAGTTGTCCCCTAGATACATAGCTGCTTTAGCTTGTAGAACAGTTCTCATGTTCTTCGGCAGGGAAGCTAACAGATAGCCCAATGCTTGGTTAGCTTGAGCTTGTTGTGATTTATCCAAACTAGACATTTTATAGAGTCCATCTACAGACATTCCAGACAAATCTTCTTTACTAGGCTGTAAAGCAGTAAGGTACTCTATACCCTTCAATATTTTACCAGATTGCTGACCTACATACCCTTCTCTGGACATAGATGTAGTTCCTAACTTGTTGATTACTGACTGTATGTATTCGGTAATCTTAGGCACACCCACAGCGTTACCTATAATACCTGTTAAGTCAGTATTGAAAGCAGCACTAACACTATTAGCACGATAATTAGCCAATTCTGAGTTCGTCAGTATCTGTTCAGAATTAAGGTCAACATCATTTAATGACTTCTTTCGTAATTTACCCTCAGCATCTACTGTGATTACATGACCTCCGTCAGTTACTGCAATCTCACCAAGTCCACCATTCTTATCCGCTTGAGCCATAGCATTCTTGAACCTCTCATTCTCTGCCTTTATTCGTGGGAGCATTTTTAGTATAGTCTTATATTGGACAGTAGCATCTTCCTTTCTAAATGGATTTTTATATATACTGTTTGAGAATATACCAGAGTTCTCTATAAATGCTTCCACGTCACTAGGTATACCATTCTCGTACAAAAACTTTACCATATTCTTATCTAGCAATCCAACAGAACCATCCGATTCTTCCTGATTAGCTGTTGCAGGTGAATAAGGGGCAGTTATCTGTGGTTGAGGTACATCGGTGTAGCTAACGAAGGCGGGCATTCCCCCGCCTTGTTGTAGCTTATCAATTAATTTCATAGTTGCATTCCTTTCTTTATAAGTGCGGCAGTAAGAGAAGACATATTTGCAATCATTTTGTTATGCTCCCTCTTAGACTCCATTATATCTTTATGAAATTGCTTATTATCATCTGATAATCTTCTGTTGAAGTCTTTAGCTCTTTGAAGCATTGCTTTCTCCTTGTAGGAGAGCTTACTCCCCTTTGAAGAATAAGGTATCATGTTATTAGTAGTAGGGGTTCTGCTAAATAGCCACGGGCTACCAAAGATTTGCTTCTTATAGGTTAACATATCTTGACCCATCTTGTTTCTTAACTTACCCAACTCCTGGTTGAACATAGCTGGATTATCCTTATATTTAGCTGCTAGAGCTGCATAGGCAGTATCATATTCAGTTGCCATATTATTTTGAGCCTGCTCCATGTCGAACTGCTTTCTCATAGCAGTGTTCTGTCTGAATCGGTTCTCAACTCCAGCTAGATAAGGAGCAATGACTTGCTGATAATTGGCAGTAACTCTTCCAGCATCAACTTGCTTCTTAGCAGCATTTATAGCATTCATTGAAGCTCTATTTCTATTAGCCACATCAACTCTTCTTGCCTTAGCTGCATCAGATTCTTGCTGTCCTAACATTCTGGTCTTATAGAACATTTCTGCGTCTTGTAGACCACCTTGGAATCTAGCCTGACCTGCTCTACCACTAGCCTCTAGTTCTCCTGCTAGTTGCAATGAAGCATCAGAGGTTCTAGGTCTTGCAGCTACAGATTCTAAATTACCTGCTTGTTGTTCAGCATTAGTTACTGCTTGGAAGTTACCTTGTAATGGAACAGTATTCTCGAATGTGTCTAATAAAGTTGGCTTTAGACCTTCCTTATATAGCTTAGCTGCCTTGTTGTTAGCTGCTAATCCACCTACCATTCTACCTAATGCAATAACATCTTCTGGCATTACACCAAGATTGAAGCCTTTACCTTTCTTAGATGCTGCTGGATTAATAGCTGAAGGGTTGGTTGCTGTTTTAGGTTTAGGTGCATCAGCGGTTACAACAACCTCTGGTAATTCAGTAGGTTTTTGTTGTAATCTTCTTAACCTATAAGCACCATTACCCTTATCATAGAGTTCCATTCCCCTCGTTGCTAACTGCTTATTAAAGCGAGCTACATCCTCTGCGGATAGTCCTCTTGCAAGTGTTCTATTACCAGTTCTATCACCAGCATATATATCAAATCCAGAACTACCTTCTGTAGTACCATAACCTACAATACCCTTTCTGATTAAATCATCAAAGCCTTGGTTAGTACCTCTAAAAGTAATCTGTCTATGCTTAGCTAATGGGTCTTGTACTGAGTAGTTATATTTACCTCTGAAGTAATCTCCAGTCTTAGATGTTAATTGGTCATATATGTCTTCTCCACCATTGAATGATGTTATATATGAATCTTGCCAATCGTCTGGACTTTCGTGTTGTGACGACCACCTATCAATATCAGCAATCCAATCATAGTTGGCTAAAGCCTGTGCTCTGTCCCAACCAGACATATCTTTAGCTTTGATTCTACCTACAGTCTTACCGTCTTGTAGGAATTGAACTACTCCTCCCTCAGCCTTCTTAGTTACTTTATCATCTCTAGGAGTTTTAGGTTTACCTGAACCCATAACAAATACTCTATTGGATGGAGTTGTCTGTCCTGGTGCTGGTAGAGCTAACGGAGCTGGCTTGAACTTTGACGCTGTATGTAGTGTTCTAACCATAGAAGATACTGCATCAACAGCCTCATTCACAGCCCTGGGGTCTGCCTCCTTTTTAACTGGAGCATAACCCCAATCCTTTAACCACTTTGGACCTTTCCAGTCCTTCCAGTTATGTCCCCAATTATTATTAACAGCACCCCTCCAGATACCTTTATTAGACCATTTAGTTGGCTCAAGAATGGTACCATCGGGAGCAGTTCTCCTCATAGCGTCTGTATTGATTACAGTATTCTTACCAACATCGGGAGTTCCTTGATATATCCTCTTAGGATTATACCAACTCTTGAATGTTGTTGGAAGTTGTTCCCCTTTTGCACCTTCTACGGCTTGCAAGGCTTCATTCTGCCCTTCAATACCAGAAGCTCTCTTTATTCTTTGGAACTCTTCTTCTGACATTTGAACTTGCTTACCAGACTTAGTAGTAACTGTTCTAGTAGTAGTTCCATATTTATGTGCATTGATTTTGTTCTTTGCAGCAGCAGCACCCCAACGAGTAAGACCAGCAGTAGCCGTTAAACCATTAGCTAATGCCTTCCAATCATCTACAGTCATTTCTTTAGCACCCTTGTCTTTTAACTTAGTAAAGGCTTGCATTGCAGGTGCAAATGACTCCTTAGCACTCCATATTGTTATTAGCTTTGGTGCAAGTTTTAGCAGGTTCTTTGCAATTTTACTACCCTTTCCAGCTGCACCTAAACCTGGAACTAAACCAACTAAGTCCATTCCCAGTCCTAATCCAGCATTTAAGAATGCAGAACCTACTCCTACACTATCATCAGCTAGGTCAGCTGTGAAGTTTCCTATTGTGCTACCTACTCCAAGTGCGGCGGATGCAGCTGTACCATATCCTGGTACAAATGAAGCAATTATTGAACCAACGTCAGCACCAGCGGATGCAAGTCTAGCATAATCTTCATATTCCCAGTCCTGACTCTCAGACATGGGCTTTCTTTCACCAGCCTCTACTTGTTCTGGAGTTCTATCAGTAGCCTTAGCCTTAGCTTGTATCTGTTGCTTCTTCTCCTCTTTCTTCTTAGCAAACTGTTGCCTATATTTTAGGTAGGCAGCTTCTTTGGTGTCTCCCCCGCTTTGGAATTTGACTACACCCCCATTCTCTTTCTTGGTAGTGCGCCTTTTATCATATTCTGGATGAGCTAATAACTTCTTGTAAGAATCATTAGCCAACATTGAAGTTTCTTTATATTGCTTAGTGCTAGGATTATAGGATACAAATGACCAATTATCGTAGTTGTAAGTCCCTGGAATACCGTAATTTCCATCTCCTAAATCATCTAAATATCCTGACTGAATAGCCATGTCTAGATTATTGGCTAGGTGCTGTGATGTAACGTCATTTCCTCCTTGGATTTGCTTTAATTCACCTCTAAAGTATTTAGGGTTTAAAGCAGTCTGCATATACTTAACGAATCCACCATAGTTATCGCCATATTTGGAGCTAATGAATTCGTTTTGCTTCTCTGGGTTGTAGGCAGTGTTACTTGCCACATAGCCACTTACAGTTCCCTTAAAAGGATTCTTGGTAGCATAGTCATTAAAGAAGGCATCTCTTTCTCTATTATATATATCCTCTTCGTTTGCTTTAATGAAGGCTGCATTTCTGTCAGCCTCTTCTCTCTGCTTACGTTGGATATATGCTGACTTAGCTTCTGGAGTAGTTGCCCCAGCTGCTTCTGCCTCAGCTTCCCATGCTTTCATTCTACTTTGTTCTGGAGTAGGCTCAGTCTCTACTGGAGCTTCTTTCAAGAACTTATCCAAACCACTACCACCTAATGTAGCAAATGTATTATAGTCATCATTATCTAATGTATTATTAGAAATGGCTGTACTGAATGCTCTTCCACGATTAGCTAAATCTTCTGCACTGTTAATTCCAGTGTCAGTCCAATCATAATCTTGGTATAGTTGATTATAGTCTGCATTATTGAAGATTTCTCCAAGTAGTGCATTACGGTCTTGCTCACCTCTGTTCTTGAACCAGTTACCGAAATCTATATCGTTACCACCATACCATCTTTTAGAAATCTCTTTAGTTAAGAAGTTGTTGGTATTGAACTTCTCTTTAGGTTTAGCTGCTGGCTCAGTGTATTGTTGCATCTGATTGATGTAGTCTAGTGCATAGTCACCAACTAAATTAAAGGCATTATTTGTAGTGTCCTTCTTACGTCCTATCCAGTTCTTATCAAACTTTCCTGAACTAGCCATACTACCTGTTGCATCAGAGAATGTACCATCACCATTCATACTAATAGTTCCACTCTCAATACCTTTAATAAACTGGTTAGCAGAGTTCCTAAATGAAACTGCTTTGTCTCCGCTAAGATTATTATTCTTTATATAGGTATCTATGTTCCTATATAGTCCAGCAACTAAATCAGCCTTATTGTACTTACCAACGCCACTTCTCTCGAATAGTTCTGGCTTAGATTGTTCTATCTTACCAGAGTTCTCAAATTTTCTTATTACTTGTGACATATACTATGTATAACAAAAAAGGAGCATATAATTAATATACGCCCCTTCTTACCTTGTTGACTAATTATCTTACTCTTACTAGTCTAGCACCTTTCCTTGCAAAAGTTGGTTCCTCTTGAGGAGCTTGTTCCTGAGCAGCACCACCTTGAGCGATTTGCATTAGGGCTTGACACACAGCCATCGCAGCTTCACAATTCTGTGTCTGAACTGCCTGAGCAGCTACTTGTAGAATCTGTTGCATTGGGTCTTGTCCACCCTCAGCAGGTGCACCACCTTCTGCTGGTGCTCCCTCGGCTGGTGCTCCTCCTGCTTGTTCAGCTCCTGGCTGAGGTGCAGCACCACCTTGTTGGAATTTTTTAAATTTCTCTTCGATTTTCATAAATTAATACGTTTAAACAGTTTAACCACTTAATTTCTGCAAATATAAGCATTATAAGCAGTATTACCAAATTAAACCAAGTATTTTATGAAATTCGAGTAGAGTAAGACATATTAGTTAATTATTACACAGTACAATTACTTCAACTTAGACTTATCAATTGTAATCAAAGTTTCGTTCTCCATAGCCTTTCTTATATACCTCATCAGTGTGATAGGCTTATAAGAAGCTACAAATGTAGTTGTACCTACATCATCCTTATCATTCATATCAATAGGAAACTCTACTACTATATTGTCAGTTGTGATTCTATAGTAAAGAGTTCCAGCTATTGCATGAGTAAACTTTGCTTCAGCAGGAAGAGTTACTATTTCCTTCAGTGTCATACAAGATAAGTCTTAATTGTATCAGCTAACAGTTTACCATCTACATTAGCAAGCTTTGCCTTGACCAACTTAATAGCCTCTCCCATGCACTTCTTCGGGATTTGGGGACCTGTTTCTCCGTCACCCCAACCCTTCTCTGAGATAACCTCATAGATTGCTTTAGTAATTTCCTCAGGTGAGGCTTCACTCGGAAGGAAAGACTCAAGCACAAGAATCTCTTTGGATTCGTTATCGGCTAAGTCTTTCCTTCCAGCTGCAATGTATTGGTCTCTACTGTCCAATCTCTGTTTTACCATCTTACGAAGAATAGTAAACTCGGCTGCATCATCTAAAGGTTTAGCACCCTTAGCAGTTTGGTATACCAAGAACTCATTCTTGATAGCTCTCAATACTTCTGTTCTCTTTACATTCTTATCAAGCATTGATTGCTTAATAAGTGCACCCATTTGCTCTCTGAGCATTTTCGTTCTCCTTTCTTATTAAATGTTTTAAATACTCATACTCTTCAATACTAATCATACTCTTTAGTCTGAGAGATGCTAGCTTCCTTAATAGAAGTGCTCTATCCAATGAAGGGTCATTATAGATGTGTCTCAGCGGTTGTATCGGTATCATTTAGAATATGTATTGCTTGTTCAACATCTTCATCACTTAGACCCCATTTCAACCAATCAGATTGAATGAAATAAGGTAATTGAGAGTCCAACATATCAGTATCATCGTCTAAGATTATATACCGATAAGGTTCAGTTTGCTTATCTAACCATTCCTGGATTTCAGAACCCCTATGTCTACTCCTCATAAAGGGAGTTATGTCATGTATTGGTTCTTTAATTCCAACAAGGTTAAATACTTCTTGCAAATTACTATCACTCCTCCAAGTAGAAGATACAACAATCTTAGCCCCAGTAGCATCAGTAATTCTATTTAGCCTTTCTACTGCTCTTGGGTCAATATTGCAAGCACCCCAAGCTATGTGCTGAGGATGCTCTTTAATCCACTCATTATATCTCTTATCTTGAGTTCTTTCTGAATAGAAGAGATTACTATTCATAACCCCATCTATGTCTAGGAATATAAACTTATTCATGTTTTAGATATTCTTTAGTAAACTCTTTAGCTTTCAGTACTATATCCTTATAAGACAGAACTTCAAGCATCTTAGGATGTTGTAGGAATAGACTAGTAAAATGTAACCTCAAGACTTCAAATCTTTCCTTATCAGTCAGATTCTTATTATTGAAGTATTCTTCTACTTTGTCCATCTCCTTAGAATGTTTTGAGCAGTTCCAGACGACTCCTTACCCTTACGAATAAAGGCAATATCACAATCTGAGTGCTCAGTCATAGCCGTATCCCTCTCCACATCAGATGTAAAACCTCCTTGTGTAGGGACACAGCTTCTAGTCATATATCTAGGAGCTTTAAACATGTGATATACAGTAACATTCTTAAAGAAAACTCCACAGGATGATAGATAGTCTTGTGCCATTCTATCTGCACCTTCACAGTCTCCTACAACAAATTTAGCTTCACTGTCTGTACAAATGGCTTTACTAATGGCAGGAGCATACCATCTGGCAAACTCCTCCCATGTTAGGTCTCTATGTCCACTTATAAAGTATGTCATACGGGGTCTATGTCTTGCATATCCAAATCTCCATCTTCTAGGTGCATCCATTCAGTAAACTCCTTAATGATTTCATCGTGACCAAATGCCCACTGATATTTATCAATAGAGTCTACTGGAATCCATCCAATAGCTTCTACTTCGTCCTCTTCGCCACCTCTGTCATTACCAGTACCTACACTGATATTACCTGGTTGTGCATCAACTAGAGCATAGTACCTGAACGATACATTCTGCCTATTCTGAGTTGGAGAGTCATTGAACTTCCAGAAGTGTAAATACTCTGGATTCACCTTGACACCAGTCTCTTCATAGACCTCTCTGACCACAGCTTGTGCTGTAGTTTCATCAAAGTCTAAGTAACCACATGGCATATTCCACATTCCCTGGAAGTCGGGAGTGCCTTCACCTCTCTTATTGGCTAATACACACCACTTACCATTTAGGAATGTAAATATACATCCTGTTACAGCAATAGAACGGCTAATCCACCATTCCTTACCATTCTCGTCTAATAAAGGAAAGTTCTTCATATTAATAAAAGTAACTCTTTGGTTGTTCAACATTAAGGAAATCTAATGGGTCTGCTAACTTTAGCTCACCTCTTAGATAAACTGAGTCAAGCTCGGAATTTGAAAAGACAAAGCCTTTAGGTGAGTATTTCATACTGCACGACTCTTGTATATTGGGCATTCCTGATAGAACCGTAAACATATTGTCAGCAGTACCAGCAATTCCCTTAAAGTTTAAATTATCATCTATTTCAGTTGTATATATGCCTAACCCATTGGCTGATTTGTAAGCTAAGAACATTGGAACTCTATGATTAATACACCATATAAGTTCTGAGAGCATTCCCTTAGAAATACTTTCTAACCTCTGTTGCCATGCAAATCCATCCAACACGAATACGACATAGTCGGATTGTTCTAGTTTAGAGAATTGATATTCAGTTCCTTTCTCACTATAAACTACCTTATCTCCCTTAGATTTAGCCTTTATACTCTTAACTACTTGCTGTACCCCAGAAGCAAAAGACCAAGGACCTGAAACATAGATTTGACTCATTTGTATAACCCAAGCTTTCTAATTATTGAATTTACTTCATCTGTTACAAATGGTAATATAATTCTACCATCATCAACCCACTTTCTGATAGCTGTAGAGCATATCGTAATGTCAGGAGCATAGATAACTTTCACTTCATCATGTGGAATATCCTCACTGTTAAAGTGTGCTACATCTACTACTAAGAACTTATTGTCCTTTAGTATCTCCTCACCATGCTGCCATCTTGAAATCTCCTTATAAGTCTCAGCAGATGTTATGATGATAAACTCACCATAAATCTCTTTTAATGCTTCAATAGTCTTATAAGTAGGCAATGGTTCTCCATTAGCGATACGATACTCAATACCATCTACAACTACTCCAGGAATGTTATCAAAGGTTTCCTTAGCCATAGTGAGTCTATACTCCCACCTAGTTTCGGTGTTCTTCCATACACTCTTATATGCTGGAACTACTATAACCTTATCAACAACACCAGAGTTAAGTGCAGCTGTAACTATATTAACATGACCAATATGGGGTGGGTCAAAAGACCCAAAGAATACTCCTACCATTGTGAACGTTCCTCCTTAACTATTTTACGGATAGTACTCTCCAATTCCTTCTTGCACTTCTTACAAGTGCCAGAGTGTGCAAAGCCATTACCCATTTTTATATACTCATGCTCATCAATGGTGTACCTATACACATCCCCATGCATTTTAGATGTCCCTACAACATCTGGACCACTAATGTTAGATGAATTAGTACAACCCATTAAGAAGAACATTACCAATAAGAATAAATAATATAATTTCATACAAGAAACAAATAATAGATAACGGCTAGTACTCCGCCCATAACAAGCAGAGCCACTAGCTCATTACGTGATTTAACATTTACTAATTCTAGGATTAGCTCTAAGAAGTCAATCATACAGTTCTCTAGGTACTATGATAGGACTAAGTAACCTCTTGAACTTGGAGTTAGTGTGACGTTGTATGACTTTACCCACAACATCTGGACCAAGCTCAGCTGTTAGCTCATCCTGCAATTTATCATTCTCAGGAGAAGCTTTACAAGTAAGAGTTTGTAGTACCCTATCCACATCATAATAACTCCTAGCTCCTATTTGTTCTAAGTCACTATTACTAATACCAAGACCGTCAGTAGGAGTAAGGGCTATAGATTTAATCAAAGCATCTTCCATGTCCCACCTTTTGTCACGTTCTGCTGTACTGTCAGAAGGTACATAGGTTCCCTTGTTACTTCTATAATAACTAACTAACCAATTAGCTAACCCATAGACTTCGGTCTTCCACAATCCCTGAATTGGGTCGAAATCGCCCACATCACCATGAATAGTCCAGAATCCAAGCTGATATTCAGTTTGATTATCTGTACTCATTACTAATCCTTTATGGATTGAAGCAAGGTTATACAGATATATCATTCTAAGGCGAGCCTGGATATTACCATTAGCTATTGGGGTCTGTGTATCACTAACGTTGTCTTCAGCGTCAGTTATATCCATGATATGACATACAGTATTAGCCCTTTCAAAAACTAGATTGTTTAGAAGTCCTATGTATGAAATATATAATGGGATACACTTAAAGTCATCACAGAATGCCTCTCCAACTAGCTTAGATACATCGAACTCATCACTTTTATTCTTAATAGGAAGACTTCTACCTATTAATGGAATGCCAGTTTGCTTACTTACTTCATGGCAAATAGCTGCAACAACGGTGGAATCAATACCGCCACTAATCCCAAGAACCATAGCATTAAGATGATTCTTGGTCATATAATTCGATGTCTCTTTAACGAGAACATTGAATACTCTTTCATAATTTAACTCTCTCATTCTGTTGGTCTTTTAAAGTAATAAACCATTGATGTAGTATTAATACGCACTTCAGCAATATACCTAACTGAACTAGTTTGTACTACTGACACAAGTTCCCACCTATCCAAACCTAGCCTATTCAGTTCAAATGAGGTTAACTCACGTGGTGTGTCAACCTTCTTATACTCCCACCTCATAGTCCCAGTTCACTCATACAATGTTCTACTTCTTGTTCCTGACCAGTGTGCTTACCTAAATCATCGGATAGTTTAACACAGTTAAATACAGGTTGATTCTTATTCATCTGGCAGGAAGTTAACTTCATAACAATATTGGAAGGTTTATGTCCAGTATCATTAGTGAGATTAGTTCCAATACCAAATGCACAACGGATACGTCCCCTACAATATTCTCGGATTTCAAGAGCCTTCTCAAATGTAAGGGCATTACTAAAGATGATTGTCTTAGTAGTAGGGTCAATTCCAAGTTCCTTATAACGTGCAATAGCACTTGTTACAAACTTAAACTCATCACCACTGTCTTGACGTACACCATCAAACAGCTTAGCTTGCTTACGAGACAGATTCTTGAAGAATACAGCAGAAGTGTAGGTGTCACTCAATGCAATACCTAAGTCACCATCATACACACTTACCCAATCTTCCAGTGCCATATAATTAGCTTGCTTATAGCCATACATAGCACCGTGGAACATGAACCATTCATGGGGATGTGTTCCCATCATAGGCATATCATACTTCATTGCCAAGTAACAGTTAGAAGTACCAGTGCAATATGTTGCACTATCTTTCAAACTCTTTACTATAGCCTCTTGAACATTGTATGAATAGCGTCTACGAGTACCAAACTCAGAGAAGAACATTTGATTCTGATTAGAAAGAACTATCTTAGGTTCTAGTCTAATAAGAACATCTGTCATATTAATAGTATGATTGAGCATTCTATTACGAAGCTCAGATACCATTGCTAAGATTGGCACTTCATACAGAGTAACTCTGTAAAGGTAGTCAGTAGCTTTAATATGGAGATGCTTATCTTCATCTAACCATATCTGCACTTTACCAGCACTGAGTCTAATTCCACTCAACCATTCCCAATACATGGGAGGAATGAAACGACAATGGGTCGTCATATAGTCTTGTTCATCGTGAGTTAACTTTAGAGAACAGAAGTTGGATATTTCCATTCGTAGTTGTTGTACAAACTCTTCTGTGTACTCTGTGTTGTCCCTATCAAAGAACTCAAACGTCCCTATTGCATGAGGGAACAGCTTCATGTAAGCATACGAAGTTGTAAACTTATACAAGTCCGTATCAAGGATTGATTTTACAATCATAGTTCAAATAATCTTGTGTTATTACTTTCAATATAATCAGTTAATTTTATGCCACCATCCAGAGATGCTACACCATCCAGGTATAACATAGGCTTAATTGGTTCTAAGTTCTTTAAGGTTTCAAGAACACAATAATCACCCGCCAATCCACATACTACCACCTGCTCGTCTGGGTTAACATCAATACCCATAGAACGGCTATAGATAGTATGATAGTTAACCTTTATAGTAGCAGGAGCTACCTTAACTCCATATTCTTCAGAACTAGGTAAAGCACCTTTAGTAAGTACTTCATAAGGTATACCAGCACCTATACAACCATACAATAATAAATCATGTATAGCTGCCCCTTTAGAGAACTGCATACAATGGTCATTCCATTTACCGCCATTCCTTTTAAACGAACAGTGGTTAGCTGGATGCCAATCAGCAGTGAATATCACTCTATCAACTTTCTTGTTCTCAATTAAATGAGAAATGTTCCACAGAGCCTTATCAGACCCAGGAACGTAGAGTGGTGCTCCCAGTAGACAGAAGTCATACTGGAAGTCCACAACTACTAAAGTAGTTTTCTTTTCCATGCTACAAGTATTGCAATTAGAATTGATACAATAAAGAATCCAGCTATTAATGCAAGCGGAATCCATAATGGAGCAAATACCCAGAACCATGTTATGTTAGCACCAAATAGTTTACAAACTAACAGTACTATAAACAACAATCCAGGGAATCCAACTCCTCCTTGTACTACAACTTTATTATTCGACATCGAGGTATAAAGGTTTAAAAGTTTCAGTGTAAGTTTCATCTACTAAAGATACATTAGCCATCTTCATATCGTCAAAGGTTTGCAGTTCATGCTCACCACTATGAATATGTCCACAGAATGTATATCTAGGATGTTTACGAAGCATTTCATCAGCTAACCAAGGATTACCAGCATCTTCTCTGTCAAATCTCTGGTGAATAACACCTAAACCACACAGCTTAGGTGCATCGTGAGATATAACAATATCGCAATGCTGAGGCATAGATTCATATGCTTTAATCAAGGTCTCTGGTTCATACATATATGCCCAGTTACCAAAGATTTTACAATAGGGAGTTCCCCATATATCATATACCTTACCATCCTTACTAATAACAGATGTTGCTTCATTATCTAATAATTCCAGTTTACCATTGGTAGGATTTGTCAAGATTGAGCTAATCTTTAGAGGTTGCCTATACATATTAGCTAAGGCAAAGTCATGATTACCTCCTACCATGATTACTGATTCGCATGGGAGATTATTAACCCAATCAGCGAATGTGGTCTTTAACCACTTTTCACTCTGAGGGATGTTCCTCTGCATACGCAGTGGCATAATATCTCCACATATCAATACTACCTCACAAGGCTCTTCTATTTTAGGAAGAATGCCGTGTAAGTCAGACGTTACACATATTCTCATCTCTAGCTCCTAATTCTATGTCCTCCTTATAATCTTGGGCAGCTTCTCTTAGAGAATCCTTAATAGTACAGATAAGGAATGTCTGACCATGCATCAGTGTACAAAAGCCCTTAATAAGTTCTTCCGCTGTTGCATCATTATAAGGTAACTCCATAGATAGTACCCTACCGTCGATTTCTAAAGATATTTTAGTCATTTAGTTTATACACTTCGTCAGGAATTGTGTGTTCCTTGACAGATTTCTCTACTCCTTCATCTATTTGGTGCTGAATCTTTGTCTTTACTTCTTCCCAAGAGATTGGAGTATAGTTGTTGTTATCTACACCTACATCATACTGATATGGGAATAGATGAACTAACCTATCACAATCCAATCCAGAACTAGTAGGACCAGAATGAACGTGACCGAATAACTGCCATACAGCATCAGCATCGTTACGATATGAACCTCCATAACATAGGAATGGATAATGATTCAAGTAGATACTTCTCTTCTCTATTTGAATCTGCATCTGTGGTAATACAGCTGTAAACTTATCCATATAACCTTGTCTTAGATTCTTTCTATCATGATTACCTATAATCAAGTAGATTTGTCCATTCAGACGAGGGATAACACTGTTCCATAGTCCACTACCACCGAAGGCAAAATCTCCCAAGTGGAAGACTGTACCGTCCTCTGGGACTACTTTATTCCAGTTCTCAATCAACTTTTCATTCATCTCCTCAACATCCTTAAATGGTCTATTGCATAACTTTATAATGTTAGCATGACCAAAGTGAGTGTCAGAGGTGAAGAAGGTGTTCTTAGCACTAAATTCAAACTTCTGTTCTTTCATCTTTTCAATTATTATTTAGTATCGTAATCTAAACCTTTAGTCAGATAGTCAATGGCATCTAATTCGCCACGAGTTAGTGGGATTACCCTATCATTTATAGTAACATCCCAACCTTCACCATTAGCCCATTCTGTAACCTCAATGAAGTCATCTTCCTTAGCTAAATGGTCATACTTACGTAGCTTATCATTCACCGACTTTCTATTAACATGTTCCATATTCTGTCTCCTTGTAAAATTCTATTTGATAGTTATATTGCTGCTTCAATGCTTGATTAATATCAGTGAATACACTACTGGGCATCTTCTTACCAGTCCTAGCATAATATGCTGGATGGTATACCTCAATAGTCTTTAGGCTACTCACTATATCATTCTTGAATAACTCAGCTTGACTACCAAATAGAACATAAATTATGCCTCCATCTTTATAGCTCATGTTGTGAATCAACTTAGACATAAAGGGTTTCCATATGTCAAAGTGCGCTCCAACTTTACCTACTTCACAAGTAAGAGCAGTATTAATCATTAAGATTCCTTGTTTAGCCCAAGACTCTAACGTATTGTCAAACTCTATAAGGTTATGAGGAATTTCATAATTAATAGCTGCTTCCTTAACTACTTTAAGTGAAGGAGATAGATACTCCTCAGAAGTATCTTCTGAATTACCAAACAGTATTCCAGTAGCTACCCCTCTTTGAGGATAAGGGTCTTGCCCAAGAAATACTACCTTGCAGTCCTTAAATGAGCAAGCCCTAAATGCCTTAAAGATGTTCTTAGGAGAAGGACATAGATTGGCTGAATTAATCTTATTGACCCAAGTCACTACTCTACGTAATTCCTCTTTATCAATAACATCAATCCAGTCACCAAAGTACTCCTCAGCCTTCATATCAAATTTCAAGAGTATAAGAAGTTATCCAATCTCCACATTGCTCACAATGTCCTAAGTCTTCAAACTCCCCTTCGCTTTCAGCAATGCTTATAAGTATATCCTGTAGAGTAGCCTCGTTTGTAATTTTAGAGATAGCATTTAGAACGTTACCTCTAAGTTCTTCTACAGACATATCAATAGTCCTCTTGCCATCAATATTTAAGGCATCACAAGTACAACCTGTTACATACTCGATTTTCATTTATCAATCCTCTCTTAATAAATTCCTCATGTAAAGGTGCTGCTAATTCCCTTGCTTGAGGGTGTGCATCCTTAGCATCTCTAAGTTTAAAGAATCCTTCCCATTGCTCAACAGTACCAGTCATAATTAACTCGGTCTTTAGAGAATTGGGAAGAACTGCTCTAGCTTGTTGTGCAATCCAGCCTTCCTTCAACAACTCCATGTATGCTTCCTCTGCTTGTAGTAAGCTCTGTAAGTATACACTCAAAGGAGCATTGTTAGGGTCTCCAGTAATTCTCTCTACCTCATAAGTCAGGTTTTCACCCCAACGTAGAGTTCTAGAAATTTCAAAGTCATTACTATCAATCCAAGATGGAATAATGAATGTACAATCTCCGCCAAACTTATCCTTAGAGTAGTTGCAATAGCGGGTACTCTCTTGAGCAAAGCTAAACACACGATGTCTTACGAACTCATGACTAACTCCTCTATCACATATGAATTTAACAGTAACACGTTTAACGTGATGCTCTGAAGGTTCACATTGATATTTAAGGTCGTCCAGCCAGTCATTCTGAAGCAGTACTCTATAGTTAGTAGTTATATAAGCATATGTGTGTCCATTGAACTTCTCTTTATATTCTGGAATTTCATATCCATGAAGAGGTTCATTATTAATAGTTACCACAGAATACTTATTGAAGCGATACTTATTTGGGAGGTTCATAGAACCATGTTCAATAATATCGTACTTCAAATATACAGTACCATGCTCTACCATTGCAGTATGACCACGTTTAACTAACATCTCTACAAACTTAGGAGCACTCTCTTCTGTTATTTTATCTTCCGACTTATAACAAGTTCTACCACATCTTTCTATATGTTGTAACAGCCCATCCAATCCAGGCTTTTGTTCTAGTATTTCAAATGACGGTTTAATCAGCTTCATTCAGTAACTTCCTCATAAGTTTTCTCAAATATATCTGGCTTACAAGGATAAAACTCTCCGTTCACACCTTTGATGATATAATCTCCGACTGAGGCTTTCATAGTACCTTCAAGAGTTTCAATCTTTATATAAGGATTGTCTTTATCCTCGTAGTTGACCCTTGTAGTTTCCTGCCCCATAAACTCATGAATAGCTAATATACAATCTGCATTGTCTTCAAACTGTATAGCTTCAATGATAACTGGTTTCTTCCTATACTTCATTTCTTTACTAATGAATCTCTCCAATCATCCCAGGCTTTAGCTTCAGCACGTGATTTCTGAATAGCTTTCCAAGGCGTCTTAGAGAGTGTAGAGTTATAATAAGTACTATCTTGTGTTACTTCTTTACCAAGCCATTGAGGTTTATCAAACTGTGTACCCTCTGATGGTAACTCTATCTCGGCAATAATTAGTCCTTCGTCCTCTTCGTGGAACTCATCTACTTCCCACTTCAACATACCAGATGTTGCTGGAATAATATAACGAGTCTTATGAATAACTCTACCACAGGTTCTTGCAAGTAATTCCTCCGCATCCTTCTTAGGAATAGGAATTTCATACTCCAATCTTGATAGTCTTTCATTGGACTTGACTATAATCCATGCCTTCTCATCCCTTATAGATACTCTAGCTTCTCCCTTATCGGTAATCCCTATGTATCCTTGACGTATGTCCATAACCCTAACAGCCTGCTCTTTGAACAAGCTGCTAGTAGTTAGGAACTTTCTTTCAATCTCAGTCTGCATCAATAGATGATTGATATGCCTCTTCGATTACCTCTCTCATTATCTCGATGTCCTGCTGTTTACAGTAATCTTCAACAAAGTCTTTGAAGAACTCTCCATCAAGTCTTTGCCAAAACTCTTCTTGAAGGTCTTCATCCTCAATGAGAGGTAACACTTGTGATACAAGTGGTTCAACATCAATTACTGAGGTTAAGTCTAAATATTTACCCATATTAATGAATCCAATGGTCGCCAATCTCTACATCAGCACCTAAATGTGCTCTTGTACAGAATGGTTTACCTGCACTTACCATGCACTTAACTAATATATCTGCAACTTCTTGTGAAATCTCTTCTGGAGCTTCAAGATTAATTTCATCATGTACTGGAATACAATATTTAACCTTGAATAACAAGCCATTCTTCAATAGCCAGTTGAACAGCTTTATAGATGCTAACTTAAAACACAATGCACCAGCAGCCTGAATCGGATAATTAATAGATTGCTTCTCGGACTCTGCTTTACGTCTGGCTAAACGTCTAACACCTTGTACAGTGTCACAATCAGGGTCTTCCTGCTTCATTTCTCTATAATAAGCCCAGAACTCGGGGTCTTCTTGCTTATCCATTTGCCTTTTAAGTTCATCATAATCATAGATATATGCCTTATGACCAGTTATCTTACTTAATAAGATATAACCTTTACGCATAACATCTACTCTTCTGAAATCCTGATACCTCTTTAAGCCAGCAAAACCTGACATATAGTTCTCATAGATTTCTTTAGCTCTCTTGGCATCAAGACCATAATTCCTTATTAAGGTACTGTCTTGACCACCATAATTAAAACAGAACTCATAACCTTTGGCTTCTTGCCTTAGGTCTTTGAAGTTCTTCTTAATATCCTTTAGGGGCATATCCCTTGGGATTTGTTGGAACACCATCTTAGCAGTTAGACTATGCAAGTCACCACTACCATTAGTAAGTTCTTCCAACATAGCCTCATCATTAGCCATAGATGCCATTAGATATGACTCTTGACCACTATAATCGGCTGAAATCCATTTGTTACCTGTATCGGAAACAAAGCACGCTCTAGTCTGAGCATCATGTGGTAGATTCTGTAGATTAGGTTCTGTTGAACTTAACCTGCCAGTATCCGTTCCTAACTGGTTGAAATTGGCATGTATTCTACCAGTAACGGGGTTTATCAAGTTCAAGAACTTCTGACCAAAGGTATTAACAATGATAGCAGCTTTCTTGTACTTTATATAGATTGGAATTAGAGGACTCTTAGATGCCTGTGGTTCTACCACTTTAATATCCACGGACTTCTTATAGTGTTTAGTCTTCTTATCCAATACTCTTAGATTCAATCCCAATTCTTCAAACAATGGGATTACTTGTTGGGAACTAGTCCAGTTTATATGACATCTTGGCTTAGTATCAAATCCACTAAACAAATCACCTTGCATATTTACAGAACAATAGTTACCAGTTTGCTTAATGACATAAGCTTCACTGTCATGACTCGCTCCAGTAGAATCAAACTCTGGTGCTCTAACAGCATTAAGAGGTAATTTAGCTCTCTCTTCTTTGAGTGCATCCTCTGTCTTATACCATTTATCAATATGGATAACTTGATTGATAGTATAACCCTTATCACCATATTCATGACAATAACGTTCTACCCAATCATTTAGCTCTGCTTCATATCTCTCAAGGTTATTAAGGTCAGTAGTCATTTTAATTCTCCACTTACCTACGTCTAACTTAGCCCCACAATATTCTATATATGCTAGACACTTAACAAACTCATTTTCAAAGTCAATAGCCTTTAATAAGCCTTTAGCTTCGAGTTGTTCAAGTTGCTTATCTCTAATCTTACCCAGATAAGAGACATCACCAGCAGCATACACAATAACATCTTCTGTTAATCCAGTCTGTATAATCTTACCTCGTACAGACTTATCCATATCTACTCCTAGATAATTGATACTAGCAGCCTTCAAGCTCATCTCATGCATACCTGCTGGATAACCTAGCCAAAGTAATTTCTCGGCTAGATAACCATCATAAACCCTCATAGGGATGATTCTTTGGTGATATAGGAATTTCAAGTCAAACTTAATATTCCAACCTAAGAACATCCTTTGTGGATTTTCAATATACTCCTTAAATAGGTGTATATCAACAGATGTACAATCAATAACTACTTGGAAGTCTGCACAACCAAGTTGAACAGTTAATAGTTCCTTAGTATACGGGTCTAAACCCATAGTTTCAGTATCCAGCTCTACTACACTGAGAGGTGCTAATAGTTCTAAAGCCTCTTCAGCACTAATGACTTTATATCTGTCAGAAGTCCAAAGAGACTGTTGCTTGGTTACTAAATATATCATTAATATATAGCTATGTCTACATCATTAATATCAATATCTCCAAGCTGTGATAAAGCTGCTGTAAGACGTTGTTTAATAGTCTCCTTAGCTTCATCAATGTCTAAATAGCCATAGTATTCATACCATGCTATACCTTTAACACCTAAGTCAAATTTGAACGTCTCTTCTTGAACGTTGTACGGAGCAAAAGGGTCATTCTCTGCTCCTAATGGTAAATTACTCATTGTGTTTTGCTTTTATAAATCCTAACGAGTAATCTAATACAGCACTTATTTCTAAGCCTTAAACAGTTGCATAATACAACAAAGTAGGATTATCCTTCTGAATATCAATCGGGTCCATGTTCTTAATAGCCAGCTTTTGGCTGAACTGTTGAACATCGAATCCAATAGTTATTAGATGATAACCATGTAGTGTAGGAATTTGATACCTTACCTTATTCTCCTCAGCACCTCTACATTCATTGACTAGTTCAATAACTGTCTTTAAATATTCTGGGTCTTTGGAGTCTACATCAACCACCCACAATGGTTTATAGCCTCTAGCCCTATTTCCACCACATGCACTATCCCATACTCTATAACCCTGGTAAGAGTTACCTTCTGAAACCAATTTGGCATATTGTTGGATTGAAGCCAATGCTACTTCTTGAGCATTCCTTCTATTAAGATGGATATATGCTCTGGCATTATTCTTGAGGCATAATTCTTTAATCTTCTCTTTCTTGGTTAAGAACTGGTCTTTACTAAAGATATAGTAAGTCTTGATAGTTCTATAACCATTGTTTCCAATTTGAGTTACATTGCCATCTTTCTTACGTTGGATAATCTGCAGAAAGTAGAACTCATCTTGGTTATTAAATTCCAAGATATTCTCAATCATATCAAAGTTATCCACTATAGTAAGATTACTTAGGCATTGTTCGCAGAAGTCATAACCACTATGCTCCTTACGATACTTATCAAATGGAATATTCTGTTCCATAATGACACTACATCCATCACAGACTACAGCGCCATTCCCTCCATTAAACTTATACATTATTAATCTGCATTTGAATACAACAATTTATCATCTTTAGCCGAATAGATTTCTTGTGTAGCACGACCTTCATTATTCTCAGGAGTTAGGAAGTAGTCAGCATCATAGAACTCCTCCATGTCAGTACTATCTACCTCTCCATCTCTAACCAGCTCAACAGCTTCCTCTAATGTTTCAGCTTCTACTTCGTAAGAGTATCTACGCCAAGTACATACCTTTACGTCTTCGTACAAATTGAATTTCATATTAGAATCCTGTTTGTGTAGTGAAGAAGTTAACACTACCTACTCCGATGATGTGAGCATCATCTTCATTATCAACGTAGTAGTTTACTTCACCATCAAAGTCTTTGATTAGTGCAGTAGTCCATTCTCTGTTAATATGATAATCGAAGTCAGGATTATATTTCAATACTTCGTCCAATAGGAACACAGCTACCATACCAGCATCAGCACAGAAGTACCCAATCTTCTCGACGTTTAAAGATGCATCAGCTATCTTATTATCATAGATTTTAGCTTGAACTGAGTCTTCTCCATACTGCTTCATAAGTTCCCATCTTGCTCTTCCTAGAGTATTAAACTCCTCTAACTGTGCTTCTACATCCTTACGAGGTGTAGACCAGGTAGAGCAACTCCAATCACCATAAAGAGTAGATTCAGAGATATAGGTTGTAAAACCTAATACCCCCATACTCTCACCCCAACCACATTTATCCCAATCATCAGAGTCTTTTTTAATTATATAACATGGGTCTGTTATAATAATATCACCCTTGAATTTCATTTGATTTGTTCATTAGTTTCTCATATTCCAAATCTCTTTGATATACTACACTAAGTGGACTCATACCAGCTTCAAGAGTTTCAATAAGTTTGAAACCATTCTCAGGAGTTATTAATGATTCCTTCTCAGATACACAGCCAGTATATTTCTGACCATAATCTCCCTCTACCTTCTTAGTAGCAGGGTTAATATCACCCCAATCAGCAGGGTGTCCGTTGCCTATTGGTTCAACATAATACTTCTTGCCAGTAACTAGAGATTTAACAATAAACCTACCAGTTTCATCAGTATTAGTTAAGAACCTCTTATCCAAATCAGTCACGTGGAATTACGTCTAAGTCTGTTAAGTAAAAATTGGTATCATTTATATCTTTCTGCACAAAGTACCCATTAACGTCAACATTCTCCCCTTTAAGAGTGTGTATTACCACTTCTCTATCAGGGTCGAATTGTTTCAGTATTTCAATTAGCTGTCCTACTAATATTGCCATTAGAACTTTCCTTCATTGGGCTGCAAGCATACTAAGCCTTGTTCTCTCCACATCTTGACACACTTATAGTTATCCTCAAGAACGAATTGAACGTTATACTTACCTTTGATATTATCCTCATAGATTTTCTTCTTACAATCAGCCCCAGGACTATAATCCTTAACTGGTCTAAAGAATAACTCATCGACAACAACATCATGCTTAGCTAACCACTTTTTAGTGGCAGCTATGATTTCTGGAGTACCTTCCCTACCAGTAACAATGAATACCTTACACTTCTCATACATACGTCTAACAAGCATACAAGTACCTTCGATAGCTATATCATCCAGCATACCCTCAGCTGCGCCTTCTCCGAAGTAAGGTCTACCAGTGGTATTTAGACATAATGTAGCGTCCATGTCTACTAATATAACAGGACGTCCGCCATCTACATGCTTAGGTGCTCTCTTTAACATACCTTTAATATCTTCTTGGATAATAAAATCACGATACCTTCTCCAGGTTGCTTTAATAACCTTCTCTCCTATTGGATTAGGTCTCATAGCATCACGACGAATACACTCTTCAACTGGGATGAAGAAGTCTTTGTATTCGACTTCATACTTCCAATCATAGGTATAATTCTCGTTAAAGTCCTTAACCATCTTCTCTAACTCAGCACAAGTCTTAGGGTTAAGGTTCATGTTATCAACTACAATATTATAACCTTTCTCCATACTATAAGCTAGCACAGTGTTATAAGTTGCAGTAACAACCTTCTCTCTGTTAGGAACCCAATAGTCACCTAACATATTACGAACATCATCGTTATTGAATCTAACTCTGTGCTCTGGGTCTTCATGACACCATTGCTTAGCCCAAGTAGATTTACCTGAGCCTTGAATACCTCTACAGATTACTAACTGTCTTGTTTCAGCCATTATTGTTCAGTTGTGGGTTTTAGCCACAATTTAGTCTTAGTAAAGATGTAATCTCTAAGCCTACTAAACTGCTCAAGTATCTTAATAGACTGCAGCGTATTGCACTTGAACATTTTATTAAGCTCTTCTCGTATCCTCTCTTCAGATACTACTTCCATTTTACCTTCATAATCATAGCCATGTATTTTACCACAGCACTGAATATCAAGTCTAAACCCCTTGGTTATACTGAATCGTAATCCTCTAAGAATACGTAAAGGGTCGTCGTTGAATGTAGTTTCTGGGTCCAAAGGAGTTCTTAGAATCCTGTTCTTTAAATCCTCCATACCTCCGAAGTAGTCTATAATCCTCCCAGTATCAGGGTCTTTAGCCATTGCATTAACAGTGAAATCTCTACGTGATAAATCATCATAAAGATTACCTGGCTCTACAATAGGAATCCTAGTACCTGGGACATATCCTACTTCCTTCCTCGCCATCACAAAGTCTGCCACACCTTGATACTTATATCCTTCTGGGAATTTAGCACGTATAGTATAACACTCTGGAGTTACTAAGAAGATTTCAAACTTCTGCTCTTCTAAGTAGCTCTTTAATGCTTTGAACATTAGTTGAGCTGGACTAAGTTGAGCTTCACACGGGTGAATTTTACTATAGACTGCCTCTGTAGGCACAGCTACGTAATCAACGTCTTTATTGGTAAGACCTAATAGTTCATCACGTATCTTACCACCAACTTCATAGAATTTAAAATCTTCCATTTTAGTAAAAATATGAATGTGATTCTTCTGCTTTATCTACGACTGTGCTAGTCTTCCCTATTAACCCATATCCTCTATGCTCACGTACTTCTTCTAAATGTTCAACACATTTGAGAAACCTAATGATAGCATCTTCAATAGTAGTAGACTCGATGTGGATATTACCACACTGGATACTCCATCCATAGCCATCTAACCATCTATAGATATGGACATGCTCACCGTTAATGTGGTTGGGAAGGACTTCTAGGTTAACAGTCTTTCCCATAAATCTCTCCTCCGTACTCTTCCCACTCTTCATCAGTTCCTTCGAACTCTTCAATAGTAAAGCCGTAGTACTGAGATTCATCAACTGTCTCCCACAGCTTGTCCCAGTCTGAATCTTCCATTTCGTCTGGGTCATAGCCCTCTTCTTCGGCTATATCACTATCACAACCGTAGGACTGAAAATTATCATAGGCTAGATATTCAGCTGTATCATATAAATCCAACTCACTCTCAGCCACTGCCCTAAATGTGCTGTCCATTCCACACCAGTTAGTGCTAACGTGTATTAGAAACCGTTTCATTATTTAACAAGTTTAGTAATTGAGATGTCTTCTACCATCATATAATCATTAATCTCGTCTTCTATGTAATTAGCTTCATCTAAGGCTTCTATCATTAAAGCCTCTGGAATGTCGTCTAATGTATTGAAAGTGGGTTCATCAGAACGCTCTTGATAGTCATTGACTAACTCAAGCAATTCCAAATCATCCACTTCCATTACATATTCAAGCTTAAATTTCACTTTATGATCCAGTTTCAATGTCCACTTCACCCTTATCCAGTGATTTAGATTCTCCTTCCAAGAATTTAATACACTTCAGCTTATAGGCTTCGGATAGAGAGTTTTCAATCTTAATAACAATACCTTCATGAGGTACTTTATTGTTACAAGTTGGAGATTCACACTCCATGAAGAAATTCTTATCACTAGCTAACCTTTGCAGGAAGTTCTCATTCCAGTGCTCAGCAATATCTAAGTCTGGATATAAGTCTTTAGCATAGCCATAGTAATATTTCTCTACAGGCTTTAAGCCTTCTTTGGCGCACCATTGCTGCACCTGTCTTGCACTAAACTCGTATACACGTCCGTCAGGGTTAGTATAGGTCAAACGATAGATTTGTATTCCAAAGTTCTCACCATACTTATACCTATCTGCACTTCTCGGAGGTTCAAATCCATAATCAAATGCTTTACCACCTAACTTCTGAATTGCACCACCATTTGGCAGATAACCTACTATCTCATAATAGGCAGTCATTCCTTTCTGCAGGTGAGGTCTAACAACATCGTCTGCATACTTCCATACATCCACCCCGTAGAAACCACCACCAGTAGTTTCATTGTAATATGGGTTCTTAACTACAGACCTTGAAGACCACAGATAATCATATCGAGTATCATCTATCTCTTTACGAGTTAGAAACTCAAATACTTTCTCATACCACTTCTTAGGTCTTTCACACAACACATAAGCAGATATACCAGAGGTTCCATGAACCTTAGCAGTGATGCTTATAATGTCATTAGGATGAATGACTGACGGACACTTCTTAATAAGAGTAGTGTCATAATGAAACCTAAATTGAGTATCAATTACTTTCTTTACTCTATTAAGTTTCTTCCTAACCTTGCCACCTTCTCTTGGTTGACCAGGAGTATAAGTAGTCTTAGGAACATACTTCCTGCATAGGATTTCTCCATCCACAGAGTCAAACTCAGTGCCAGGAGCAACCTTATGTACCACCTCATTCTTCTTACCAATTAAAGTAAGCCAGTTATATAGGTAGGTAATCGGAGCAATGAACCCTTCTGAAGGATAGCCTTGTAGTTTGATTATCTTCACCCTACAGTTATCTTCAAAGAATCCAGCCTGTTCTTTGTCGAAGTTCTTAATCTTATCTCTAAAGAGATTGTTAGCAGATAGGAACCTATCATCAATAGCACATTCTATAGGGAAGTAAACATACGTACCAGGATTGGTATCAATACTTACAGCAATAGAATAGCCGTCGATTGTACAACATTTTAATCTCTCACACTTTGGATTAGGATGTTTAATAAACTCCTTAATCTCTACAATCTTTGCAGCATAATTTCTGTTAAATTTTGGTGATTGAGTTAATTGCATTTAAAGCAAATTTAGAAAACCCATACTTAATAATCTTTGTATTAGGTAATCTATAAGATGAAGTGACTATTCCTCGAATAGACTCCAATCTTCACGGAGGATAGCATCCCAGTAGAGTTTCACTTCTTCTCTTCTACCTTTGGGGTATTGAGCTTTAGGAATACAATACACTTTACCATTCTCCATAAAGAGGACGTTGCCTCTTGGATTAGTCACTTTGAGACCACTCTTTAGAAAGGACAATGCCTCTCCAAAATCAAACTGTTTTACTTCCATTGTTACCTTTAATATTTATAAAGTGAAACTTAGATTCTACTAAGCAACAGTCTCAGCTATGATGTTCTTCAAGATATTCATACAGTTCATCGACACTACGAATTATTTCAACATCGTTGCCATGCTCATCAGTTTCAAACGCTTTAAGCTCTGGGTTACGTGATTTCTCATATACCCACCATTGAACCCATTCGAGTCCTTCTTGACCATAAGCATCTTCCATGACAGCATCGAATAACTCGCACATACCATTAACTAATGTACTTTCACATACATCAATACCAAGCTCTTCTAACTTCTCTGTATCCTTACCTACATTTGATATAAGGTCTAACAATTTAAGGAACGTTACTTTCTTCAATGTAAGAACTTTCTTAAATGTTCAGTGATAGCTTGATTATCCTCCCTAAATGCGGATGAATCTAAGAAGGTTTCCCTTATTACATATTCACCATCATCAGGAGAGAAATATTCATCCATCGCTTTAATAACGTCATCTACGTTACGAATCAATGTATCATCCTTATAGACAATATCAGATTCGTCTCTATAAGCAAAGAAGAGGGACATTAAAATCCCTCTCCTCCTAAAAACTACAATATAATTCATTCTCGTGTAAGTTCAAATTCACGCATAAAGTTGGCGAATGTTTGTGCTAACGACTCATCTTGCTTATTGTTATAGTAATAGTTAAATGCATGGAATACCTCATGCCAGAAAGAGTTCTTAATCTGCTCTTCAGTCAGATTAACAGTCTCCCCATCATCAGTTTTCATACATTCTGCCACTTTGATTTCAAGCTTTAAATTGCAATGAGAACCAAATGTATCACCATTATCTATAAAATCGCATAGTATAACTTTATACCAGTGATTAGCTATTCTAACCTTACTAGGAATATCATATTTCATAGCCTTTAAGTCTCTTCCACTCATCAATAAATTCCTTAGGCAGACTAAAGTCCATTTCTGCCTGGTCTATATCTAAGTCTCCGACACTAAAACTATCCCATATTGCATCGTAAACTGCATCGTTCAGGTCACATTCATCATCATAATCAAGATAGTCCTCTGGATTAAGCTCAATCTGATTATCAATGAAACCCCAGTGTACATCATAACGATAGGGTATTTTGTAATTACTCATAGTCCCTAATACATTTTAGAACTGGCTGTAGAGGACAACCTTCATCACTAAGATAGAAATACTTTACAGTAGCCATCTTACCAATGATTTCATCCATTCTGTCAAGGTATTCCCATTTTAATTCGCGAGGACCCATAGGTTTAGCTTCAAACTTAATACCTAATTCAGTCTCACATACGAATACCATGTCTTCTGGACGTAAGCCATCTTCATAACCAACAATTTTAAATTCAGCATCTTTATACATTTTGACTTTAATCATAGCATTGGTTCTTCCTCCAAAGTTATACACCTTAGAAGGGTCACGAATAACTATTCCTTCAAAGCCTTCACCCACATACTTATCATGTAGCTTTTGTATATTTGCCCAACCAACAACCTTCTCTTGTGGAACCATTTGGAACTTTAAGTCCCCTTCAGCCCATTGCCTTTCTGGGTCAAAGCCTAAGCCTAACTCATTAGCAATATCATGGAGAATGTCTAACCGCTCTTCAAATGTCTTGGTACTGTCCATTACATCATAGATATAATATTCAAGCCAATCCATTCCAGCTGTATCTTTCTCCAATCTAGCTGCACCACTGATTTGCTGTAGAGATTTGCCATGTTCATATAGCTCACCATCCAATACAACATCAGGATGTCCCTCAAAGAATTGAATAAGTTTTGGATTGTGGCGCATAAAGGAAGTAGAAGCATCATAATCACCACCTCCTCTAGAGGCAGTTCTTACTTCTCCGTCTTTCCAGTAGAAGGAGCATCTAACTCCATCTATCTTCCTACTTCCCCACCAGTATTTAATCTTGTCGAATACACTGGTTGCAACTTTGTCAGCTTGTTTAGCTAACATATGCTTCTTAAACCCATTAGAGTCAGAAACACCTTCGCCCATCTGTTCTTGGACGAACTCAGCTACTGCCTTACTATCATCAATACTGATGTTAGATGGTAATAGCTTATACCCTTTATCTTGATACTTCTTCAGATGGGAAGCATACTCCAATTTAACTTGCTCAGTAACAGTTCGCTTAGCCTTACCTGTAAATATCCAGATTTCTGGCTGAACTGACACCTTACCAGCATATTGATAAGTACGTCTTCTTATTACGAAGCCTCTCCTCGAATCATCCCATTCATAGTCAATCTCAACAACTCTGATTTTACCCTTATTGTCTTTACTAACTAAGATTTCCATTTAATATGTATAAGATTGTGTACTTGCAGTATCTTTACCAACAGGAGTTCCGTTGTGTAATAAATCAATTGTATCTGTATCACAGTACGCATCCATGAGTATGTCTTTCGACACCGCCTCGACCAAAATAATCCTAGCATTGTCGAAATCACCCTCCTTGATTGACTGCGTAAAGTCCTCAGTATCCCTGCGTGTAATAAGAATATCACTAATAGGAATATCTAAGGTCACCCTAAGAGTTATATCTTCGATATTCATTAATAAACTACTTTCGTATTAGATTGTAGATTACATTCTCTCATTCTCGCTAGTTCATCCTTACACGGGAACAAGTTAGGAGCAATCTCGTTCATGATATCCCACAATCCAACCTTACTCCACTCGTTCATACCATCAAGTACATCCTCTACACTCATCCCTCCCTGCAATGCAGCACAAGCTAAGCGCAACTGGATTTCCTGCCTTTCAGTCATTACATATCATCGTCTAACTCAGCCATAGATATTGGTTGAGATAAGAACTCTTTAAGAACAGTAATAATAGTATCTCTTTCCTTGATTAAGTCAGCTTTATGCTGCTTTAGATTCTCTATTACAGCATAGGCATCCTCTACGTCATCATCACATTGCTTAATCTTAGATGTAAGCTCTGTAATCTTCTGACTGTAACCTATGATAGGGTCTATTGCTCCCATTTACTTACCAGTATGACCAAATCCACCTTCACCTCTATCTGTCTCTGGAAGTACTTCTACTTCTTCCCATTCAGCTACTTCATGTTTAGCAAGAACTAATTGCATTAGTCTTTCACCATCATGAATGTGAACAGAAGTATTAGATGTATTAGTTAAGATAATACCTATCTCACCTCTGTAATCAGCATCAATAGTACCAATCCCATTAGTAAGAGTAAGTCCCATCTTTAATGCTAATCCACTTCTCATTCTACATTGCAACTCATATCCTTGTGGAATGGCTACAAATAGACCAGTAGGGATTAGACACCTACCTCCAGGCTTAATTTCAATAGTCTTAACCTTGCCTTCTAATATACCAACAGCATCAGCATCAAAGAAGAACTTCTCTGGTTTATTATCTACTAGTTTAATTCTACTGAAATCTCCTCTGGCATCCATGCCAGCAGAGAATAAGGTTTCATACTTTGGGAGTTCCCATTGAGATTTATTTATTACTTGTACTTTCATTCTTCATTTCTTCAAGAATAGGACGATAATCAATCTCTTCAAATTCGAACTTGTATCTTGAATTTAGCGTGGTAAACTCACCCTTATCCCAGTAAATCTTCTGGATTACAGATGTTCTAAACCACTGTTCTACGTCAGCTATGTAAAGACTAAGACCTTCTCCAAATGCAGCGGTAATGCCCTCCTCAGATTCACCTGTGGATAAGTACCCTCCATTACTGGAGACTTTAGTAATCTTAATATAGCCAACTTTAGAGTCTTTCAAAGCTCTGTGGAGTTCAGGGTTTCCCCCTACTCTCACAAAGTCTTTAAGGCTTGCTTCTCTGTGTTTAAGAGTAGCTTGTATAAAGCTATCTCCCCACATTATTGCTTCACTGAACCCCATTCAAATATTTAATAATGTTATCCACTGTACAATCCCCCACTTCGGAATAAAAAGCTTTAATTAGTTCTTTGTTGTTATCATAGACAGCAACGAAAGGAACTAACCTAGTGCCACATGATGCTTTAATCATAATAGCTTTCTTCTTATCCTTATAGTGTAGTTCATCGTAAGTTTCAACTTCTATCTTGGGGAATTTCTCCCAGATGTATGCCACCACCTTATTCTTAAGAGGTAGACAAGTTTCACTATAAACTATCTTTACAGTCATGTTTAGTCGGATTATACCAATATATAAGCATCTGTTTTAGTTCTTGACAACGATACGTATTGCATCTGCCTAATCTCGTCAACATTCTTACAAACAAGAACGTTTGCCATATCAATGAACACTGTTCCAAGAGAGCTTCCTTGAATCTTATGAATAGTTGATGCATACCCATAGTCGAATGTCTTCTTTTTAATAACCCTATTATCCCACATTATATCTCTAGGAGTAGCGAAACTCTTTATCATTTCAAAGTACTTCTTCCATAAGAATGTAGACCTAGTACGGTTACCATTTCTCTTAGCCTCAATAGCAGATATTCTAAAATTCTCTATTGTAGCAGCAAGGCTATCTATATAGTCTTTGTTGATGTCTCTTTCTAATATAAATACAGTTAATAATTTCTTATACACTGTATCATATAGTTCAAGCTCATATCCAGGCATCTTCATGAAATGTGGAATATGTCTTTCTACTCTCTTAGGAGTATCTACTATTATATAGTCCAAGGAATTGTAAAACTGAGTACCATTATACTCAAAGTTCTCATAACCAGTCAAGAACTCGAACTGATTATACTCATTGGCTACATTGTCCTCCCAAAGCAGCTTTCTCATACATTGATTGAATCCTTGTACTCTAGCATTAGTATATGCTATAAGCTTCACTTCGTTAACGTCCTGCTTCTTAATAGCTTGCTTAAAGAAGCCAGCACTTCTGACCATAAAGTCTTTGGCTTGGTCACATATAATTAAAGACCCTTCGGGGGCTTTGATAGGTTCAAATCTCCGCATGGGTCTTTCTCTTAGTCTGGATAATAACGGCAATAATCCATTAGTATCAGCTTGTCTATGAATTTGAGTTAGTGTAATAATGTTTGGACAATTAAATACTAAACTTGTACTCTTACTACACACAGGCTGTATTTGAGCCTTATCTCCAATAAATAGCAACTTAGTTCCATATTGATTACACATATCAAGTAGTAACTTGTATATTTCATCATTAATCATAGATGCTTCATCTATAATCACAATACCATTATCAGGTATTTCACCAAAGCCATTACATTGGAATTTTAAATCTTTGTAGTCCAATTCAAATATCTCTATGTTAGGAGCAAGGGATAACAGCTTATGAACAGTCATTGCCTCCTCACCAGTAACCTCCTCCACTACTAACTTAGCTTTATGTGTAGGAGCACATAATATGAAGTCTTCTCTATTAGACTTTAAGAACTGAATATACTCATTAAGGATAGAGGTTTTACCAGTACCAGCATAACCTTGTAATACTAGTACTGGCTCCTCTGTATTTAGAAAGTCTTTCATTCTCTCTAAAGCCTTTATCTGCTCCTCCGCCAGAGTAATGCGAGGTCTTTTAGGTTCTCCTATCCTCCTTGACGAATACCCATTAAAGGGCAGTTTAATGTTCATTTCCAGAATAAGTTTGTAATATCTTCCAGACCATAAACAGGATTACCATCTTCATCTAACTCTCTACTCATTTTAACCTCGTACATTCTTTGGTTAGTTGTAGGACTCTTTAAGCCACCTAATTCTTCAATATAAGGACCTAACTTTATAAAGTTAAAGTTCTTAATATCAATATCCTTAGATAACTCTTGTCTACCACTATACCAAGCTGTTAGTAGTCCTTTAGTTTGGACAATACCAGCCAGCATACTAACAGATTGTGGGTCTGAATCCCCACCCATAAAGGCAACACAAGTGATACCTTCATTCTTGTCTATTAGACGCATTAATGCTCCGAGGTCAAGAAAGTTTCCAATATCCTCTGCCAAGTAAGAACTATGACAGCCCTTACAATGACAAGGACAGTTTGAGATGTTAATAGCAAGTGTAGTTTCATTTGGTATCTCCTGGAAGACTATATCATAATTAACATACTTTAGCATATCAATCAGATTCATGTAAGACAAATACAGTAGGCTTCCCATCTACTTCGTATACAGATAAAACCTCTTCATTAGGGTCACATCCATCCATTTCTTTCAGCCATGTGTCTAATGTACAAATGATAAAGCCAGACCAACCATCTGGACCACCTAAGAACCAGCCACCTTCTCTCATAATTGAGAAGTCTCCGTCAAAGTCCTGTAGGTTATTCTCAACTTTATCTAGCCAATCATCCATGGATTTATCTCCGTAGACTGGGCTAAGGTAGTATCTTGATGTACTGAAATGAGCTAATATAATATTCTTAGCTAACTCTACATCACATACCCATCCATCCTCTATACCTGTCATATACACAATAGGAATAAGATTAGTAAGAATACCATCTGCAATACCCACTTATCTGGGAACTGATACCTAATGTAATGTTCAATGTCCATACGCATGAACATAGATACTAACTTATCTTGGAGACCATTGTAGTTGTACTTTACTGCCAATCCTACCCCTATTTCTAGGAGCAGGATAGCAATAAATATGATTTGAAATAGAACCATGATTCTTATTGTTTATAGTAATAACGTTTACTAGCTTCTTTCTGTCTAGCTTCACTAAAGTTACTAATTCTCTTTAGATACCCAATAATCCTAGTAGCATAGTCTATATTCTTGCTTCCACACTTAGGACACTCATGCAAGTATCTCTTATCTATGTGTCCACAATCATTACAGATAGTGTTCGGAATATTAAAGGTAAAGTAATTAGTACCATTGACAGCTGCAACCTTTAATAGGTTTCTATATTGGTCTTTAGTAAGGTGTTCTTCAAGATTCATGTGCAACGCACTTCCTCCATCCAAATACTTTACATACTCTTTACCATGAAGTTTGAACTTATCAAAGATAGTTAATGATGTATCTTCTACTGCATAGAAATAGCTATTATAGCAATCCCTAGGTACAAAGTAGCCATCTTTCCTATCCCAGTTAGCGTGCTTAACTCCTAGATTCTCAGCAGGAACGAACTCAGTATTAAACATAAGTTCTTTAGTCTTAGCCTTTCTATTCTCATCACTGATGGTCTTTAGAATAGATTGCATAAACTCTCTATAGGTATCATTATCACTTACCTCAATTCCTAAGAACTCAGCAGCTTCGATAACACCATTGACACCTACAGTTAGGTATTGCTTCTTCAGATTAATAAATCCAGCAGTATAAACTGTTAGTAGACCATCCTTTAGATAATCCTTTAGCAATTCATTATATGCTGTTTGGAATTTATGAACCTTCTGAACCTGAGAGCGTAGATAATCAATCATATCATATCCCTTATTAACTGCATCTTGTACTAGCCTATTGATATTTAAAGTCATTACTGACTTACTACCAGTAGCAATACCTCCTGCACCTAATGAATAGGAGAATTGATTATCACTAACTTCATTGCGCAATCTACAACAAGATGATAATGAGTCTGCACTATCAGAAGTATAGGTGAAGAATGAATGACCTTTACTATACATTTCTGCTGTAAAGTCAGCCCATTCCCTATCACGAATATCCTCACCATCAGTTAATAGAGCTACAGTCTCAACTGGGAATGTTAAGATACACTTAGTACGTTCCTCATTAAACCAACTCATGAATTTCTTCTGCAACCAGTTTAATGAATCCCATATTGGCTTAGTTCCATCGGGGAATACAAATTCTCCGAATAAGCCTTCAAAGTAGTACTTATCAAAGTAGCTGATATTCCAGAATACTGATTGGAAGTTACGAGCGGCAGCAGGCTGATTGATTGAATATACAATCTGCTGGAACTTCTGCTCTAACGTCTTATCAATGTTTCTATGTTTATCAACCATCTCCTCTGGGCGTTTCCAATAATCATCACCCCACTCTTTACGAGCAAAGTAATCAAAATACATTAGGAACTCACCAGTAGCTACTGCACCTGCAAACTGTGAACTAATTGCAAACACTAGATTTACAAACATTCCACAGAATGAGTCTAAGTTCTTAGGTTTAGCAGATAAACCCCCAATAGGCTGCAAACCTTCCAACAGAAATGGATACATAGTAATAGCCACACAATATGGCATAATACTAGTCTCATCATGTTTATATAATACGTGTGATTCTAGCATCTGGATATACTCCTTAGCTAAATCCTCGCCATACATTTCTCTAATCTTATCGGTAAGTATGGTACGATTAACCTTAATAATATCACCCTTGAAGAGTTCACCATTAAGAGTTACAATGTTCTTTTCAGTAACATTAGCATTAGCATCATACTTACTACCTGTGGCGGCATTACTAGCCTTAGCATAGTCTTTAATGAATTGTTTCTTATTCGTTAAAGTTCTAAGTTCAGCTTGTTTCTGCCTATACAAGATAAATGCTTTAGCAACATTATAATAATCACAAGCCATAAGAGCCTTCTCTATTTGGTCTTGAATCTCTTCTACAGAGATAATGTTGTTAAAGTATAATTCATCTTTTACATCACTAAGAATATCCATGTCAATAGGTTCATTAACAGCATGGAATGCTTTAGTGATTGCTAAGTCAATCTTACCCCAGTCGAAGGGCTGTACTGTCTTGTTTCGTTTTACTACTAGCATTAATTAATTTAAAAGTCTAAGATTGTACGTAGTAATAAGGTCTTCTCTGCCTTATTGATGATATCTTTACCACCATCATTGCTGATTAATTCAGTAAATGCATTATAAACCTTAAACATATTGACATCCTCATCTTCCTTAACATAATACTTGGACTTAGTGTCCACGAACAACGATTTATAAGCGTCAATGACTTCTTTAGTTCCTAACTTAACCTTACCATAACCTAAGTCACAAGATTGTGAAATTGCATTACGCATCCACTTACCCAAGTTAGATTCAATGGTAGGAACAGTTCTCTCCCACTCTGTATCGTGGAGAGTCTTCAACCATAGTTTCAAATCAGATGTTTGTTCCATCAGATTCTTAACTGGTTTATAGTTTATAGCCTTCTCTGGCTCTAATTCCTGAATATTAATGAACGAAGGGTCAAATACACATAGATTGGTACAAGCCCTATTAAGTCCACCTCTATACATCTTACATATTGGCTTACGGACATCCAGCCCATATAAGAAGCCAATTACCTCATCATGGTTATCCCACGCATATTCATCTGGCAATACTGCCTCAATGAGAACCCTATTATAGGTTACATCATCTGTGTTATACTCACCAGTAATAGTCCTGGTGATTTGGTCAGGGAGTTTAACTTGCACCCTGAAATCAGAAGTAAATTTGGACATAGTTTCCAAGAATGGCTCTACATAAGCCTCAGTTGGGAAATATGCTCTCTCTTTAATTCTTGTTGCCTTTCCTTGCAGTAATTCGTCTAATGTTATTTCCATTACTCTTCAATACTAACTTCAACACCAGTCTTATCTTCAAACTCCTTTAGGGCAGTTCTAATTTCATCTGCTTCATCGTCATCATAGTTAGCAATGTCGAAATGAACTCCATCAGTGAAGTCAAAGTCGTCAGCATCCATGAAGTATGGGAATATACCAGCATCTTGAGCTGCAAATATTAGATTGCCAAGAATGAATACCCTTACGCAATCTAAATCCTGCATAGAGTCTAGGTCAGTCATTTCCCAATCATAATCATCTAAGTCGACGTTCAATGCTTCAAACATTGGTTCGAAGATTTCAACATAATCTTTTACTTCTTGTAATTCAAGAGTCTGGTTTAATATTAAATCAAATAGTGCCATTTTACAGTTTTACTTATTGGTTAGTAGTATAGAACTCTATACCGTCAATCATATCTGCATGATTAGTCCATCTTAGGATGTATACTAGACCTCTGATTTTGTTACCAGTACTTCCCTTTACGTTTACTACACTTGGGTCGTCTTTAATAAAGTTAACTTTCTTTCTCTCCATAGCAGCTACAGTCTTATTAAGAATACCTGCACC